GGATGTTTGTGGACGAGTCGGACAATTATAAAAATCTTTTCCTCTATACAAAGATGCGCAACGTGGCAGGGCTTTCCACCACCGATGCGCAGAAATCCTCGGATATGTTCTCCAAGTGCCGCTACATGGATGAGCTGACCGGCGGGCGCGGCGTGGTGTTTGCCACCGGCACCCCGGTTTCCAACTCCATGACAGAGCTTTATACCATCCAGCGCTATTTGCAGCATGACCGGCTGCAAGAGATGGGTATGGGCCACTTCGATTGCTGGGCAAGCCGCTTTGGTGAAACCACCACCGCGCTGGAGCTTGCCCCGGAGGGAACCGGCTACCGGGCAAGGACGCGCTTTGCAAAGTTTTTCAACTTACCCGAATTGATGAATCTGTTCAAAGAGGTTGCCGACATCAAAACGGCGGATCAGCTCCACTTACCCACGCCGGAGGTTGCGTATCACACCATCGCCACCAAACCCACGCAGATCCAGCAGGACATGGTGAAAGCCCTCTCGGAACGAGCGTCCAAGGTACACAGCGGTGCGGTCAGCCCGGATGTGGACAATATGCTCAAAATCACCTCGGACGGACGCAAGCTGGGGCTTGACCAGCGCATCATCAATCCCATGCTCCCCGACGAGGAAACCACCAAGGTCAATCAGTGTGTGGCGAATATTCTCCAATACTGGCGCAACGGCGAGGCAGATAAGCTGACGCAGCTTGTGTTCTGCGACATTTCCACGCCAAAGACCGCTCCCTCGCAGCGGGCGGCAAAGGCTTCCCCCGGTACGCTGGACAGCCCGGAAATCCGTGCGCTGGAGAGTGCAATTCCGTTGGAAGAAAGCTCTGACACGCCGTTTACGGTCTATGAGGATGTGCGTCAAAAGCTCATAGCCGCCGGGATGCCCCCGGAGCAAATCGCGTTCATCCACGATGCCAACACGGAGGTCAAAAAGCGGGAACTGTTCGCAAAGGTACGCAGCGGTCAAGTGCGCGTCCTGATGGGCAGCACGGCCAAGATGGGCGCGGGAACCAACGTGCAGGATCGTTTGGTCGCACTTCACGATCTGGATTGCCCGTGGCGTCCCCGTGATCTCACACAGCGAAAAGGCCGCATTGAGCGTCAGGGCAATCAGAACAAGCTCGTTCATGTATGCCGCTATGTAACCGAAGGGACGTTTGACGCCTACCTCTGGCAAACGGTGGAAAATAAGCAGAAATTCATCTCACAAATCATGACCTCAAAATCCCCGGTTCGCTCCTGTGAGGATGTGGACGCCACGGCGCTGTCCTTTGCGGAGATCAAAGCGCTATGCGCCGGTGATCCCCGCATCAAGGAGCGTATGGATTTGGACATTGAGGTGTCTAAGCTCAAAATTATGAAGGCAGACCACAACAGCAAGCAATTCCGATTGGAGGACAGTCTGCTGAAATACTTCCCGGAGAAAATCGAAGAACACAAGGGCTTTGTTCGTGGGCTGGAGGCGGATATGCAGACCCTCGCGGCGCATCCGCTCCCGGCAGAGAGCTTTGTCGGCATGGAGATTCGCGGCGACCGGCTCACCGATAAGGAAAACGCCGGTGCCGCGTTGCTGGACACCTGCAAGGAGGTCAAGGGCAAAGACCCGGTACAGATCGGCAGCTATCGCGGCTTTACCATGTCCGTTGCTTTTGATTCCATGTGGAAAACGTACACGCTGACGCTGAAAGGCCAGATGACCCATCGCGTTGAACTCGGTTCGGATGCCAGAGGCAACCTTGTCCGCATTGAGAACGCGCTGGATAAAATGTCGGAGCGTTTGCGCAGCGTTCAGGAGCAGCTTGAAAACCTCTATAACCAGCAGGCAGCGGCAAAGACCGAGGTTGGTAAGCTGTTCCCGCAGGAGCAGGAGCTGGCCGTGAAAACGGCGCGGCTCATTGAGTTGGATATGGAGCTGAATCTGGACGGCAAGGGACAGCCACAGCCTGAGCAAGCGATTGCAAAATCGGCGCGGCCTTCCGTTCTGGACAGGTTGAAAGCGCCGCCTGTTCATGGCGCACCGGAAAAGCCCCACAAGAAAGAAATGGAGGCACGATGATGAAAAATATTCCTGTTTACAAGCACACGGCGGCCTACGCCAGAGAGCATGACGAGCTTGCGGCCTACCGTGCATCCAATCAGGTGAACGTAGCCTGCAAGGAAGCTATCGAAGCCACCATCCGCGACCACTACCGGGATAACCGGCTGGATACAGCGGCAGTCGATCAGGTGGTGCAGCAGTTTGGCTATGACCGCGCATTTCATATCCTTGCCATCACCGTCTGTCAAGCGGAATGGGACAGACGCTATTCTCCCGACAACAGGGCTTGGGCAAACGCCATGTCCATCCCCGCCAATCCCGACGCATGGGGTACTGACCGCAACTGCTATCTGGCCGTCAGCAGTCATCCCGGTTTGGTCGATCTGTTTCTCAGCCAGACCCGCAAAGCCTACGCGCAGGAGCAGCAGAAACCCTCTGTCCGGGATATGCTGAAAAAGCTGCCTGAAACAACTTCGCCGAAAATTTCGGCGAAGTCCAAATCCCCGGAGCGTTGAGCGATGGCAAAGCGCAAACGGGACATTCAGCTTAAATTCCGCGTTACACCGCAGGAGCGGGAAATGATTGAAACGAAGATGGCGCAGTTCGGCACCACCAACATGGCGGCATATCTCCGCAAGATGGCGATTGACGGATATGTGGTAAAGCTCGTTCTTCCGGAGCTGCGGGAGCTGGTGTCGCTGCTTCGGTATTCCAGCAACAACCTCAACCAACTCACCCGCCGCGCCCACGAAACAGGCCGCATCTACGGAACCGATCTGGAGGACATTCAGCAAAGTCAGGAACGGATATGGACGGCGGCAGAGAAAATCGTTTCCTCGCTGGCGGCACTGAAATAAGTCGCAGGGGCGGCGGAATGACCGCTGCCCCTGCCCGTACAAAAGCAAAAGCCCCGACGCAAAACAGCATCGGAGCTTCTACGGTTCCAGATTATTTTCATCGAATAACGGCGAGGCAAAAAAGCTGCTCAGATCGATCTCCAATCCCTGACAAAGCTCGTGTATGATCCGCAGCTTCATGGATGGGTATGCGCAGTTCACAAGATTGCCGATGGTGGACTTCGGTACGCCGCTTTTCATATAAAGCTGATACTGCGTCATGCCGCGCTCCTGCATCAGCTCGACCAAACGCCTGCTGACGGCTTCATTCAACTGCAAGTACCACACCTCCCGTCCCTGTAACTGTACCAACATTATATTTCCCATCTGGAGCAAATTAGTTCAGGTAGCTGTACTAAAGAAGGATTATGTGATATGGTTAGATGTCGGGCAAAAGGCGAAAACTATTCGTATGACTTTGCCGCATCCTTGCAAAACACCGATGAGCAAAGTAATCTAATATCAGAAAGAGATTTGACCGCTTGGAAAGGAGCTGCGGAACGTATGCTGACAAACGAAATTGTGCTGAAGGTATTTTCTGACTACCTCAACCGCGATACGGATTTTGAAGTTGTCCTGACCAGCAAAGGCTACACGGTCATGGGTTTTGACAACCACCGTCAGGACTGGAACACCGTGGACTTTTGCCCTACGCCCGAAGATTTGTTGGATTCTCTGCTGGATGCCTATGAGAATTTCCGCATGATGGAGATTACGGGTGGAGATCGTGATCTGACCGAAAAGGAAGAAGCAAAGCTCGCCAAAGAGCGTGACGCGCTGACCGCACTTTGTGAAAAGGAGGCCGCAAAATGTTCATCCTGAAAATTCTCTTTGCGCCGCTGTCGCTTATCCTGTCCCTGTTCGTTTGGCTGTGCGCGGGGCTGCTGTCCTGTTCCGGCTTCGTGTTCAAGCTGGCAAGCGGACTGCTCTCCCTGCTGGCTTTCGCCGTGCTGATTACCTACTCCGTAAAGAACGGCATCATCCTCCTTGTGCTGGCGTTTCTGATCAGCCCGATGGGACTTCCGATGCTGGCTGTGCAGGGACTTGGCAAGCTGCAAGACGTGAACTCTGCCATGAAAAACTTCATTCATAGTTAAAGTGCAAGCCGGGGCGAACGCCTCGGCTTGCTTTTCTAAAATCCCTGTTTACTTTTTTGCTAATCTCGGATATAATATTAGCAAGAAGGAAGTGATAACATGACCGCCTACGACCGGCTTGATCTGCTTTTTCAGCAAAACAATGGGATCGTCAAAACCGCGCAGGTTTTGGAAATCGGTATTGCCAAGTCCACGTTTTACGCCTACGCTAAGCAGCGCGGCGTGGAGCAGGCAGCGCACGGCGTTTATGTTTCGCCCGACGCATGGACGGACGCCATGTACCTGCTGCACCTTCGCTGTGCGCAGGCCGTATTCTCCCATGAAAGCGCATTGTTTTTCCATGACCTGACCGACCGGGAGCCGAGTCCGTATTCCATCACGGTCAAGACTGGCTACAATCCCGCCAGTCTGCAAGCGGATGGCATCAAGGTCTACACCATCAAGAAAGAATTGCATGACGTGGGGATCGTCACGATGAACACGCCGTTCGGGAATCCCGTTCCCGTCTATGATATGGAGCGTACCATCTGCGACCTGATCCGCAGCCGCAGCGGGATCGAGATGCAGATCTTTCAGGACGCGCTCAAGCAATACGCAAAACGAAAAGACAAGAACTTACGGAAACTGATGCGCTATGCGCAGATGTTCCGTGTTGAAAAACTGCTTCGGCAGTATTTGGAGGTACTCTTATGATTAAGACTGCACGGCAGCTCAAAGACCTGATCCGCAATCTCTCCAAGGACAAAGCCGCAGATGCACAGATTCTGATGCGCAATTACATGATGGAGCGCTTTCTGGAGCGCATTTCTCTTTCGGAGTACCGGGACAAGTTCATTCTCAAGGGCGGGATGCTGGTGGCTGCCATGGTCGGCCTTGACGCCCGCTCAACGATGGACATTGACGCGACCGTAAAGGGTGCGACGGTCGGCATCGAAGAAGTAGAGAATATGATCGCCTCCATCATCTCCGTACCGGTGGACGATGGCGTGGAGTTCCGGTTGAAGCGCATTTCCGAGATCATGGACGAGGCTGAGTATCCGGGCATCCGCGTCAGCATGGAAACGGAGTTTGACGGCGTGATAACGCCGCTCAAGATCGACATTTCCACCGGCGACGCCATCACGCCCCGCGAAGTGCGTTACAGCTTCAAGCTGATGCTGGAGGATCGTTCCATTGAAATTTTGGCGTACAATCTGGAAACTGTTCTGGCTGAGAAGCTGGAAACTGTCGTGTCCCGCGCCACCACCAACACCCGCATGAGAGATTTCTATGATCTGCACATTCTGAGCCAGCTCCACGGCCAGAGCATCGTCCCAGCCGATCTCCGTGCGGCGCTCATTGCAACGGCCAGGAAACGCGGTACAGAGAAGTATCTTGCCGACGCGCCTGCGGCCTTTGATGAAGTCGAGGCCGACTCAAATATGGAAAAGCTGTGGCGGGCTTATCAGAAGAAGTTCTCCTATGCTGCCGACCTGTCGTGGCATACGGTCGTGGAATCCATCCGCAGTCTATATAGATTAGCGCGGGCTGAATAATATGGGAAACGGTAATAAGGTCTGCCCGAACTGCGGCAGAAAGATGAAGCAGCAGTTCATAGGCTTGCAGCATTGCAAATGCGGCATGAGCTGGAAAAAGGACGAAGGCTTTTTCGAACGCACCCCTGATATGATCTTTGCTCTGGAACGACGAACCATTGGAGGAAAGGTAAAACAGGTTCCGATTATCCGCTATCAATCCGATAAATGAAGAATAAAACGGTCTGCTTCGGGTAGCTGTTCATAAAACAGGTTTCACGAAACAAATAATGTGACAGTTGCCAGACAAAGGTTGCTGACAAAGGGGTATGTGCCGTAATGGTACATACCCCTTTAGCTTGGAAGCATTTTTTCATTTACAGACCTGAAAAACAGGGCGCTTAGATAAAGGCAAATGAAATCCGCAAAATATTTTTCGGTCCGGAAAACCAATTACACGAAATCGTGTGCCGCGAAACCGTAAACACAGAACACGGTTTCGGAAAGAGTCTTACGGATTAGAACATAATCCCATGGTTTCACAAAACGGCAAGTGTGTCGATTCGAATAGCGCATCATGCTCGGCTCTCAGAATCGCCCAGAACGGGAATCTTGCTTTTCGCATCTGTCTACACGGACGGTAGACAGAACACAGAAAAATATGCCGTGATAAAGGTTAAAAATCAAGGAATTTCTTCGCTGTAAGCAACGCAGGCGGACTGCCGCTTATGATAATACTCCTTGCAAAGATTCGGCTTTAGCGTATAAATAAGTGTCGATTTCGACGCTTATTTTGAAGTCACCGGAGCGGCGAAAAGGGCCTCTGCTGATACCAGATTGAGTATCAACAGAGGCTCTTTTCACCTGTGCGCCGGGGTTATTCCAGCTCAAACGCACCGGTATACAAACGATAATACACGCCCTTTTGTTCAATCAGCTGATCGTGCGTGCCGCGTTCAATAATGCGGCCCTGGTCAAGCACCATGATCGCATCAGAGTTGCGGACAGTGGACAGACGGTGTGCTATTACAAATACAGTGCGCCCCTGCATGAGGTTATCCATACCCTGCTGGACAAGCGCCTCTGTGCGGGTATCGATAGAGGATGTAGCCTCGTCCAAAACCATAACGGGAGGGTCTGCAACGGCGGCGCGGGCAATGGAAATCAACTGCCGTTGCCCCTGACTGAGTGAGGCGCCATTCTGTGTCAGGACCGTCTGGTATCCATCCGGCAAATTCCGGATAAAGGCATCTGCGTTGCTCAGCTTTGCAGCAGCGATACACTCCTCATCTGTTGCATCCAGCCTTCCGTAACGGATGTTGTCCATGATCGTTCCGGTGAACAGGTTCACATCTTGCAGAACGACTCCCAGACTCCGGCGAAGATCCGGTTTTCTGATCTTACTGATGTTGATGCCGTCATAACGGATCTTTCCGTCGGCTATATCATAAAAGCGGTTGATGAGATTGGTAATGGTTGTCTTGCCGGCACCGGTTGCGCCAACAAAGGCAATCTTCTGCCCCGGTTTTGCGTATAGCTCAATATTGTGCAGCACCAGCTTCTTCTCCGTGTAGCCAAAGTCAACGTCATGAAATTCAATATTACCCCGGAGCTGTGTATAGGTCAGCGTGCCGTCATGGTGCAGATACTTCCACGCAGGGATTCCGGTATGACCGTCCGTTTCTATGTATGCGCCATTCTGTTCAACGACGTGCGTAAGCGTTACATATCCATCGTCCTGCTCAACCGGCTCATCGATCAGCTGGAAAATACGCTCCGCACCGGCAAGGGCCATTGAGATCAGACTGATTTGCTGAGACACCTGAGAAACCGGCATGCAGAAGGTTTTGGAAAGATTCAGAAAGGCAATAATCAGTCCTACTGTGATCGTTTTGGAGCCGTTCAGCGCCAGCAGGCCGCCAATCAGCGCGATCAGGACATATTGCAGATTTCCCAGCTGCATGATAAGGGGCATCAGCACATTGCCATATTTGTTTGCATTGGCCGAATCGCTGCAAAGAGCCTCGTTGCGCTGCCGGAATCCCTCTTTGGCATGCTCTTCATGGCAGAAAACCTTAATGACCTTTTGCCCGTTGATCATCTCTTCAATATATCCGGTGATATTTCCGAGGCTTGTCTGCTGATGGACAAAGTAACGGGCACTGCTGCCGCCGACCACCTTGGTGCTATAAACCATCAGAGCCGTAAAAGCCAGCACTACCAGAGTAAGAGGAACGCTGCTTGCCAGCATGGACGCTAGAATGACAACAATCGAAATCACTGCCAGAATCAGCTGCGGCAGTGCCTGACTGATAAACTGCCGGAGCGTGTCCGTATCGTTTGTATAGTAGCTCATGATGTCGCCGTGCGTATGGGTATCAAAATAACGGATCGGCAGCTTCTGCATATGTGCAAACATTTCATCCCGGATGCTTTTCAAGGTTCCCTGAGACACCTTGACCATCAGCTGGTTATACAGCAGCGTGCCGAGTACGCCGCACAGATAAATCACCCCGACTGTCAGGATCGAACGCAGCAGCCCCGAAAAGTCCGTGCTGCCCGTAGTAAGCAGGGGTGTGATATAGCCGTCCACCAGTGTCTTCAAGAACAAAGAGCTTGCCACAGTTGCACCCGCACTGACGAAAATGCAGAACAACACGGCGGCGAAGGTGGCCTTGTACCGGCTGATGATATAGGAAAGCAACCGCTTTGCCATTTTTGCAGTATTCGCAGTATTCGCCTTAGGCTTCATCATGGCCGTTATCTCCTTTCGTCTGTGAAATATAGATATCATGATAAATCTCGTTGGACGCTAAAAGCTGTTCATGCGTCCCGTAACCGGAAATACGTCCGTCATCCAATACCAGAATCGCATCTGCATCCTGAACCGACGAAATGCGCTGTGCGATAATGATTTTTGTCGTATCCGGAATTTCTTCCCGGAACGCTTTGCGAATCAGGGCATCGGTTTTTGTATCGACGGCGCTCGTTGAATCGTCCAACACCAGAATAGCGGGCTTTTTCAGCAGGGCGCGGGCGATGCACAGCCGCTGCTTCTATCCGCCTGAAACATTGGTGCCGCCCTGTTCAATATAAGTATCATACCTGTCAGGAAAGGCTTCAATGAAGGAATCCGCCTGTGCCAGCTGGCAGGCATGGACGATCTCTGCATCAGAAGCATTTTCGTTTCCCCAACGCAGATTTTCCTTGATTGTTCCGCTGAACAGCTCGTTCTTTTGCAGAACCATTGCGACCTGATCTCTCAGCGCATGGATATCATAGGCCCGGACATCGGTTCCGCCTACGCTGACGGAACCCTCCGTTGCATCGTATAGCCGCGGGATCAGCGACACCAGCGTAGATTTGCAGCAGCCGGTGGAACCGATGATGCCAAGGGTAGACCCTGCGGGGATGCACAGAGAAATATCATGCAGACATTCCTTCGTGCGATCTCCCTGATAGCTGAATCCCACATGATCAAAGATGACCTCCCCGCTTTTAACCGTCATAACAGGGGCATCCGGATTTTTCAGCGTTGGTTCTTCGTCCAGCAGTTCCATAATACGTTCGGAGGAGGCCCGGGCCATATTGATCATAACCAGCACCATGGAAAGCATCATTAAGCTGTTCAGTGCGCTCATGGCATAGGCGATCATGCTGGACAACTCGCCTGTGGTCAGCTCCGTCGCTCCGCTCAGCACGATCATACGTGCGCCGAACCAGCTGATCAAAAGCATGCAGGCGTAAATTGCAAACTGCATCAACGGCATATTCCATGCAACAATACTTTCTGCTTTTCGGAAGACCTTATAGATTTTTTCGGATATCTTTCCGAATTTTTTGCCTTCATAATCCTCCCGCACGAAGCTTTTGACCACACGGATTCCGGAAAGGTTTTCCTGTACGTCGCCGTTCAGTTCATCATAAATCCGGAACACACGCTCAAAGCAGGGGTGCGAAAAATGAACGATCAGGTAAAGCCCCACGCCCAGAATCGGGATAGCAACCAGATAGTACAGCGACAGCTTTGCGCTGACCAGAAACGCAGCCACCAGCGAAAACAGCAGCGTAAACGGCGCACGGACCGCAATGCGAATGATCATCATAAAGGCGTTCTGAACATTGGTCACATCAGTGGTCAGCCTTGTGACGATGCCGGACGTGGAAAACTTATCAATATTGGCAAATGAATAGGTCTGAATCTTATCAAAGAGGTCCTGCCGGAGATTTTTGGCAAAGCCTGCGGATGCCGTGGCGCAGAAGGCACCTGCCAGCACGCCGCTCAGCAATCCGATGAGAACACATACGATCAACGCTGTGCCGGTGCTGCGCATCACGGCCATATCACCGCTGGAAATACCCTCGTCGATCAGCTTTGCCATGAGGAACGGAATCAGAACCTCCATGATTACCTCTACCACGACAAAGACCGGCGTCAGGATGCAGTCTCTTTTATATTCCCGAATTGATCGGGCCAACTTTTTTATCATCGTCTCTCCTCCTTGTTTTCTTCTTCACTCTGAGCTGGTGTAAAATGGGAGCACAGGCCCTGAAGCGCGTGGTTGATGCGGTGCAGCTCGTCTTTCGAAAACCTCTTCTCAAAGTCCTGCTTCAGGAGCGCATTCATGCGTTCCAGCTCTGCTCTTCCGCGCTGCGTCACGGCTACCATTTTGCAGCGTTGATTGCCCGGTATATGATATTGCAGGGCGTAACCGCTTTCGCACAAAGCTTTCAGATGCTGACTTACGGTTGGCTTTTGCAGATTGCAAAGCTCGGCGATCCGGCGCTGCGGCATTTGTCCGTTTTTTGAGAGCAGATACAAAATCATGTACTGCCCGCGTGAAACTCCGATGCCATGATGACTGACGTTTGCATCAAAGCTGCGCCCCAGCAGGATATACAGTGTATGCACGGAAGCATAAAATCTGTAGCTGTCATCATCCAATCCCGTGTCCTCCTTCTGCAAGAATCATTCGCTTGCGAACGGTTCATAGTATAACACTTTGTTTTGCATAAGTGAATTTGAAAAAGGTCAATATCATTAGACGATATCTAATATTCTATTGAAAAGTTCGCAGCAAAACAGTATACTGTTAACGGAAAGCGATCCATGTGAGGAGGTTCTGCCATGAATACACAACAGCTTCGCTGCTTTGTCTGCGTCGCCGAATATTTGAATTTTACAAAGGCGGCAAACGAGCTGTATCTTACCGTACCGACCGTCACACACCACGTCCAGAGTCTGGAAGAAGAACTCGGCACAAAGCTGTTTGAGCGAACGTCCCGCATGGTCCGGCTGACCGAATCAGGGAAAGCCTTTTATGTCGATGCAGCCGAGATCCTGACGCGTATGGAACTCTCCTTCAAGCACGTCCAGAAGGCAGAGGAGAGTCGTGTCACGTTCTTTCGGATTGGCTGCGTCAGTCGTGCTGAATTGCCGCGCCTCGCTGCACCGCTTGCCGCTCTGCGCATGAAGTATCCGACGATTTGTCCGCGCATTGTCATAGATGGCTACTTTGGCCTGAAAAAGCTGCTTGAGGACGGTCAGCTTGATTTGCTGCTGGTGTCCCGTGAAATTGCAGATCAAATTCGTGGAGGCACCTTCCACAAAGTACGCTGCCACACAAGCTATGCCCTGATGTCTCCGGAGCATCCGCTGGCAGGCGGCAATTCTTTTTCCATTGATCAAAGCCGTACAGATTGTCTGATTACCCTTCATCCCAAATTCATACCATTTCAGGTGAGCAATGCGCTGCAAAAGGAAATACTCGTATATCTCCAGTCAAATCCCGGCATCCGCTGCGAGGACGATCAGGAGGCGATTACGTTGGCGCAGGCCGGGTATGGTATTGCAATTTTGCCGGGATTCTGTTTGCCGCCTGACGGCCTGCCCGGACTGACCGTTATGCCGGTACAAGCGGGGAAGGAAATAGACTATGGATTTGTCTATGCAAAGCGAACCCCGCATATAAAGCTTTTCGAGGCAGAATATACCGCACATCAAGCGCCCTAACTCGCAAGCCTGCTTGCCCTGAGTGATAGACGCTGCGTTGCTGCGCAATTCTCCAGATTTTTAAGGGTTTGGGACTATCCCAAAATGAAAAAACGCGCGTCTCGGCAGGCCGTTTTGCTTTTCAAGGAGGTGAACACCCATGGCAACCACGCGCCTGATGCCCCTGCACACCGGCAAAGGCCGCACGGTGGGACAGGCCATCAGCGACATCATCGACTACACCGAAAATCCGCAAAAGACGGACGGCGGCAGGCTGATTACGAGCTGGCAATGCGACAGCAGGATCGCCGACGCCGAGTTTCTTTTCACCAAGAATCAGTACATTCAAAAGACCGGCAGAGTGCGCGGCGAGGATAATGTGATTGCCTACCATCTGCGGCAATCCTTTGTCCCCGGCGAGATCACACCGGAGGACGCGAACCGTTTGGGCTGTGAGCTGGCCAAGCGCTTCACCAAAGGCAATCACGCCTACATTGTCTGCACCCATATTGACAAAGCCCATATTCACAATCATGTGATTTGGAACTCCACCGCGCTCAGCCAGACCCGAAAATTCCGAAACTTTTGGGGTAGCAGCCGCGCCGTGCGGCGGCTCAACGATACCATCTGCATCGAGAACGGCTGCTCCATCGTGGAGAATCCGAAGCGCCACGGCAAGAGCTACAACAAGTGGCTGGGCGACAAAAAGAAGCCCTCCCACCGGGAGCGAATCTGCACAGCCATTGACGATGCGCTGACACAAAAGCCCGATAGCTTTGAAACGCTGCTGGAGCTGCTGCGGCAGGCCGGGTATGAGGTCAAGGGCAAAAAAGTCCCATCCCTGCTGGGCGGCGAACAGAAAAAGTTCATTCGCATGGATACCCTCGGTGACGGTTATACTCCCGCAGATCTCCGCGCGGTGATTGCAGGTGAAAAGGCGCATACGCCGCAAAAGAACGCCGCCGCGCCGGTCAAACCGGAAAAGCGCAGCGGGAATCTGCTGGTGGACATTCAGGCAAAATTACGCGCTGACAAGGGTGCCGGTTATGCGCGTTGGGCGACGTTATTTAACCTGAAACAGATGGCACAGACGGTGGCCTATCTGCAAGACCATGAGCTGTTAGATTACGCCATTCTCTCGGAGAAAGCGGCGGCAGCGTCCGCTCACTTCAACGAGCTTTCCGCAAGGATCAAATCTGCGGAAACACGCATGGCCGAGATTGCCGTGCTGCGGGAGCATATCGTGGGTTATGCCAAGACCCGCGATACCTACGTTGCCTATCGCAAGGCCGGGTACTCCAAGAAATTTCTTGCAGAGCATGAAAGCGAGATCACGATCCACAAGGCCGCAAAGAACTATTTTGATGGACTGGGCTTCAAGAAGCTGCCCACCATCAAGGCGCTGAATACCGAGTACGCCGAGCTGCTGGCGGAGAAGAAAGCGGCCTACGCCGACTACCGAAAAGCCCGTGAAGAAATGAAAGAGCTGCTGACGGCCAAGGCCAATATCGACCGTATTCTGGAGTTGGATAAGGAGCTGGAGGAAGCGAATGAACGACGGGAAAAAGAGGCGGAGCAGCGCTGAGCTGCCCGCCCACAAGCGATTTGCAAAATCGCGCAGCCGATGGATTTATCCATCGTTCCAGAACACAAAACTTGTGTTCTGCGGGGATTGGGGCAGCGCCCCAACAAGCATGAAACAGGCGGGTTCCGTGTGAACGGAATCTGCCTGTTTTCGCAAAGTGGGTACCGCTTTGCATTGCTTGCCGGTTTCTATCTCCCGTTCGTAGCTCCAACTGAAATCACGGTGCATCACTTCAGCTTATCTGCGCTCATGCACAGATCTATGTACCGCTGCGATTCTTCTTCACTCTTTCCTGCAAAGTAATCGGCAACGCATTTGGCAACGGTCTGCGGCGCTCTGTCGTGGAACACGATCCCATCCAGACTGATGTCCATTTCTTCCGAGATCAGTGCAACTGTTTCAAATTTCGGATTGCTCTTACACTTTTCGATCTCAATGACGGTTCGGGTACACATATTAAGCCGTTCCGCTAATTCGCGCTGCGTGATCTTTTTCTGCTCCCGCTTTTCACGGAGTTTTTGGGCAAACAGGTCAAGAAAGTTCATTGAAAATCACCTCTACTACATTGTAGGGTGAGCCTCAATTCACTTAAATACACATAAAACTCACATCGCATGAGTTATAAATCACATTTGGCGAGTTGGAGGTAATTTTATGATGCCACGGATGAACAGGAGATACTGCTAAGACCGCTCGCGGTCATGCAAAAAAGCATAGGCACCGAGTAGCCGCCCACTTCAAAAAGCGCGCGGCATTCCCACAGACGAGCTGCACTCACGAAGATGAGTTGCAGCTCTCTTTTTACGCAGTTTGGTTCATCCGTGATTTAGCCCCTCCCGGTACAGTCTCAGTTACTCGCGTTTTCGCGCGCACACAAGGCGCTCGTTCAGGCCATCATGCCTGTTCGAGCGCCTTGTGTTTTTCTGTCGGCTGTCGTTCTCCACCGGTGTTGGTCTGGTTCACCACCCACCCAACACCGAAACGGAGGACATATTATGTTTAACAGAAAGAGCAGCTATGCGCTGAACAAGAAAGACCCCAACGCTATCGTTTACATAGACGCCAATGACGTCATCATCCGCCTGACCCGCGAGGATTTTGCCAGCGAGGAAGAATTTCTGAAATGGAAAATGTGGTCAGATGAAAGCTATCATGTCGAAGATAAGCGCGATGTAGTGGATGGAAAACGGCTTATATCCATTGATGATCTGTCCGAAGCTGCGCTTGCCGTTCCCGGCATTGATGCAGTTATGGAGCATCAGCGCAAAAGGCTGGAAGATCGCAGTCGTGCTGTGGCGATGGTCGCTCAAGTTCGGGAAAAGCTGACGGATACGCAGTTCCGCAGACTTTGGATGTACTATGTTGATGGTATGACCATTGATGAGATTGGAGCGGCAGAGGGAGTATCACATCAGGCCGTTTCTCTCAACATTGCCGCAGCAATCAGAAAAATCAAAAAATATTTCTGAGTTTTTTCAAAAACACCTTGCAAAAATGCCCTAAAAAAGATGATAGGTGAAGGGACATTCTCCACGAAGCCTTTCGTTGAACGTTGAAAACTGAATAGACCATGATGCAGGCACAAAACCCGCGTGATAGCGGCATAAGGCGCGCCGCCAAAACGATGGCTTCAAGGAGGCGCTTCCGGAAAAGCCATCCGAGCGATCTACGCAGCCTTAGACCCGATTCGGCAAATCGGGCGCGATGACAGCGCGGCGGATAATGAAACTTGCTCACGCCCTCCCACAGACTTGAGGGGGAACCCTGCGGTATGCGCCAGCCCTTTGAGGCAACGGTATCGTGGAGTTATGACAGCCCTGCCAAGGGCGGCCTGCATCATGCCCACTATCCGGGGCGCGTGGCAAATAGGATGGATCTTCTCAAATGGACAAGCAGAGCGGCTGCGCCGGTATTCGCCATTATGTTATGTGGCTCCAATTCTACCCGCGCAGCCGCCTCTCAAAGTCAGATACCATGCGCTGACGGCCTTTCCGTCAGCGCATTCATGTGACCTTGAGGAAACCCACCAAACCGAGAAAGGAGATCGCCATGATGCAGCCGACGCCAAACGAAACCCAAATCCACACGGATGAACTGGTGGACATCCGGGAAGTATCCGTAGACAAAAATCTTCCCAAGGAAGAACGCATTGCCGCCTTTATCCGCCAGATCAAAAATCCTTACCGCTTCCGCTGCGGCGATTTCGTGGTAAACGCCTGCTTTGCCGGGAACGGTGTTACGTTAGAGGAATGTTTGCAAGGCATTTTGCGCTAAGCGACATCCTCGCTTTTTTCCGCAGAGAGTGCTATGATCGGTGTGGAAAAGGATGAAAACCTAATAGCCAGATAACCACTCTTTTCATGCGGGAGCAGTCCGGGAGAAAGGAGTGCTTTTTCATGCCTAAATACAAAGCAACCGCTTATATCCGCCTGTCCTACACCGACGATCATTCCAGCGAAAGCGACAGCGTTTCCAATCAGCGCAAGCTCATTGAAAACTTTGTGGAGCGCAACCCGGATATTGAGGTCGTTTCTGAAAAGATCGACGATGGATACAGCGGCATCATCTTCGACCGTCCCGCATTCAAGAAAATGATGCAGGATGTCACCGATGGCAACATCAACTGCGTCATTGTAAAAGACCTCTCCCGCTTAGGGCGCGAGTACATTGAAACTGGCCGGTATCTGCGCCGGGTATTCCCGGCCTATGGGGTGCGCTTCATTGCCATCACCGACAGCATCGACACCGCCCACGACAGCGGCGATGATCTGACCGTATCGGTCAAGAACATTATGAACGAAGCCTACTGCCGGGATATTTCCATCAAAACCCGTTCCTCTCTGGATGTGAAGCGGCGCAACGGCGATTTCGTCGGCGCTTTCCCGGTGTACGGCTACATGAAAGCCGAGGACAACAAGAATTTACTTGTCCCTGACCCCTACGCCGCCCGCGTTGTCTGCGACATCTTCCGTATGCGGCTGGAGGGCGCAAGCGCCTCCAAGATCGCATCAGAGCTGAACCGGCTGGGTATTCTCTCCCCGCTGGCATACAAGAAGAACAATGGCCTGCCCTATGCGAAAAATGGCTATGCGGACAAGGCCGACTGCAAGTGGTCGGCAACCACCATCATCCGCATCTTGCAGGACGAAACCTATACCGGAACGCTGGTGCAGGGCAAACAGGGTACGCCACACTACAAGATCAAGCAGATGGAGCAGCGTCCCGCCTCCGAGTGGGTGCGTGTCCCGGATGCCCACGAAGCATTGATCGCCCGTCAGGATTTTGAGCTGGTGCAGCGCATTAAGGGACTGGACACCCGCACTTCTCCCAACGAGGACACGGTGTACCTGTTCTCCGGTATTCTGATCTGCGGGTGCTGCGGAAGCCGCATGACCCGCAAGACCAACCGTGCAAACGGCAAGGAGTACCACTACTATTATTGTCCCACCGGCAAGAAAAAGGGCTGCACTCATCCGGTCATGCTGAAAGAAAGCAGCCTGATCGACTGTGTGCGGGACAGCCTGAAAGCCTATATCGGCAATATTGCTTCGCTGGAGGCGCTGCTTTCGGGCATTGACCAGTCCAGCATCAATCAGGCGCTTGCCAAGGAATACAGCGACCACATTACCGACAACGAGCGCCGGTTGGAGCAGGTGCTGGAGTTCAAGGCAAGGCTTTATGAGAGCCTTGTGGGAGGTATGCTTACCAAGGAAGAATACGCCTCCTACAAAGCCAAGTACACCAAGCAGGCCGAGGACATCCGCGAGAGCGTCCGCGTTCTCAAGGAAAAACTCACGGAGGTTTTGGAAAACCGGAGTGAGCGCAACCGCTGGATTTCACAGTTTACGCAGTTCTCCACGCTGGAAACCTTAGATCGCAGGGCGCTCATTCACATGGTACAGAGCATCCGCGTCCGTGGGAAAAAGGAGCTGGATATTACCTTTACCCATGAGGACGAATATAAAAAGGCGTTGCAGCTTCTGGCGCTGGCTGCGCAGCAGAAAGATTACGAACAGAGAAAGGTGGGCTGAGCATGGCGAGAAAAAGCAGGAAAGAAACGGCTGCGGTAGTCGTGCAGGAGGCCGACGCCGCTTGCCGCGCCGCGATCTACGTCCGCCTTTCGGTGGAGGATACCCACACGCACAGCGTATCCATTGAAACCCAGCAGATGATTATTGCCCGCTATCTGGAGCAGTACCCGGAGATCAGCGTGTACGATACCTACATCGACAACGGTGCGACCGGGACAAACTTCCACCGTCCGGGCTTTCAGCAGATGCTCTCGGATATTGAGGCCGGTCACGTCAACTGCGTCATTGTGAAAGACCTCTCCCGTTTGGGGAGGAACACCATCGACACCGGCTATTACATCGAGCAGTATTTCCGCATCCGCAGCATCCGCTTTATTGCGGTCAATGAAAACTTCGACACCGCCAACCCGGAAGATGCCCATTCCGGTATCATCATCCCGCTGCGGAACATGATAAACGAAGCATACGCTTTGGACATTGGGCGCAAGATCAAGGCGCAGCAGCGGCAAGCCATGAAAGACGGCAAATTCATCGGTGCGCGTACTCCCTACGGCTACCTGAAGGCCGAGGACGATTGCCACCAGCTTATCATCGACCCCGTTGCTGCTGTTGTGGTGCAGCGGATGTTCCGTTGGGCTTCCGAGGGCGCTGGCCTCAATACCATCGCCGTGCGGCTGAATGAGGCAGGCGTTCTCACCCCCAGCCACTACAAGAAGATGCAGGGCAAGATCACCCACGAAAATTTGCTCGGCAGCGGCAAGTGGCAGACCCGGACAGTCGGCGTCATTCTCCGCTCTGAGGTCTACACCGGAGATCTCGTTCAGGGGCAGACCAAAACCGTGGATCACCGGCAGGTCAAGGCCGATGCCGAGGAATGGACGGTGGTGCGGGACACCCATGAGGCCATCATCAGCCGGGAACAGTTCGCGGCGGTGCAGGAAATTCTCAATCAGACCGCCAGCCGCGCCAAGGCGCGGGAGGTCAAAGCCTTCACGCCGAATCTTCTCAAAGGCAAGGTGTTTTGCGCCCATTGCGGCGGCAGCCTGCACCGGCAGAGAAATATCCGCAAGAAGTCCGACGATGTGTACTTCTACCATTGTCTGAGCAGGAGCCGAATCAGCAAGGATGCCTGCCCCGGCGTGACCATCCGCGAGGATGCGTTGCTGGATATGTTGGCAGATATGCTTCAGGACGCGCTTGATACGGAGCTGGGGCAATACACCCTCTCCCTTGCGGAGCTGCCCCGGCAGGCCGCTGACCGCGCTGAGCTGCGGGAGAAGATCACCAGCCGCAAGCAGGAAATCCAGCGGCTTCGCGGTATCGTGCGGAGTTTATATGAAAACCTCGTCCAAGGCGTTCTCACCAAGGATGAATACTTTGACTACAAGGAGAAGTACGAAAGCCGCATTGCCGACCTCGCCGTGGAAATGGAACAGTTGGAGGACGGCCTGCGAACGATGGATGCTCAAGCTGAGCAACACCGGGCGCTGGAACAGGATGCCGCACAAATTAAGACCGACCGTGCGCTGACCGGCGCATTCATCGAGCGGCTGATCGACCGCATCGAGGTATCCCACGACAAGCAGATCACGGTGCGCTATCGTTTTCAGAGCGAGTTTGAAACCTATGCTGAGGTGCTGGAACAATGCAGAAATATGTGATCGCCCTCTACATCCGCCTCTCCATCGAGGACTACAAGTACGACAGTCTGAGCATTGAAAATCAGAGCCTTGCTCTCCATGAATATGCGGCGTCCATGCCCGAAGCCCTGAACGCGGAGATCATGGAGTTCATCGACAATGGGTACAGCGGCACAAATTTTGAGCGTCCGCAGGTACAGAAGCTCATTGAGCTGGTGCGGGCCAATCAGATCGACTGCATCATCGTCAAGGATTTTTCCCGCTTCGGGCGAAACAGCATTGAAACCGGCTACTTTATCGAGCGCGTGTTCCCGCTGTTCCATACCCGCTTCATTTCCATCAGCGACGATTTCGACAGCAGCAAATTCAAGGGCGACACCGGCGGCATGGACGTGGCGTTCAAGTATCTCATCAGCGAGTATTACAGCCGCGATATGTCCATCAAAACCAAGAGCGCCAAGTACGCCAAGATGCAGCGCGGCGAGTATCAGAGCAAGATTTGTCCCTACGGCTACCGCAAAAGCGCCGATGGCAAAATGGAGCCTGACCCGGAGGCCGCTGCCATCGTGCAGCTTATCTTCCAGCTTGCCGCAGAGGGTATCAACGCCACCGCCATCACGCGGGAGCTGTTCCGCAGAAGCATCCCCACTCCCGGCCAGTACAAAGCGGCGCACGGCAATCACACCCACGATATTTCCCGCTGTCACGGGATTTGGAGTACATCCACCATTCTCCGCATTTTGGAGGACGAACGCTACACCGGCGTGTATGTGATCGGCAAGAGGGCGGTTCTCGAAGTAGGCGGCACCAGAAGCCGCCTGAAGGACAGAGAATCGTGGTACATTATCCCCGACCATCACCCGGCCATCGTTGAGAAAGCTGTGTTTGATACCGTGCAGGCCAGCCAGCTCCGCTTTTCCCAGCCAAACAAGAAAAAGCGGGACTACCCGCTGAAAGGCAAAGCCTTCTGTGGCTGCTGCGGTCATGCGCTGTCCCGCACCATGCAGAAAACCTCATATTATCACTGCCGCCATTCCGAGGCGGACGTAGAAAGCCGCTGCCACAAGATGCGTCTGAACGCCGCGGAGCTGGAACAGGCGGTATTCCTGACGCTGAAAAAGCAGATGGAAGCCACCGCGCCGCTTGCCCCTGACGGTACGCTCCGGGTAGATGCTTCCGTACCGGAACGCGCCGAATATGAGCAGCAGATTGAGACGCTGCAAGACGGCAAGCGCACGTTGTATGAACGCTATCTCATGGGCGAGATCGACCTGAATACCTACAAGGCAGAAAAGGCTGCGTGTGACGAGCTGCTTTTGAAAACGAAAAATGCCTATGCCGCAGTATTGGCACAGGCGAAGCAGAAGCAGGACGAACAGGCACGGCAGGACAGCCGCAAGGAAGCGTCCAAGTTGATTTTCGATGCGGACACGCTGACCACCGAGCTGGCCGAGCTACTGATCGACCGGGTGCTGGTGTACCCCGATAAGCGCATTGAGATCGCATATAAAATCCAAGACATTTTCGATTGAGGTGGCAGTCATGAAAATCGCTTTCTATTGCAGAGTGGACGGACAGGGCTTTGGCTTTGTCCTCCCCGATGAAGCTGAGAAGCTCCGCGAGTTTTTCGCCGAGCATCAGGATAAGCCTGCGCTTGAAAATCCATCAAGCGCAAGCTAAAAATTTTTGTCGTGTGCTTGACATACGGGTGGCGCAGGTCGTGGAAGCGGATACTGGGCAGCCCCGCCCGCCGGAGCAGCGTCTTCATGTGGAGGTAGGCCGAGCCGGGGTTGACAGGATCCTCCGGCTTCACTGGGTCGGGGAATATCCATTGACTGATGGTATCCGCCCTGCGCCGCCGCAGGATGTCCGCCACCGTCTTCGGCAGGAGGATGGTATGCATTCCCTTTCCCGTTTTTGTCTCGCCGACGGTGTACTCACCCTTCCTCTGGCTGTGGAGGGTGCGGCACACCTTCAGCGTGCCGCCCTCCTCGTCGAAGTCGCTCCATTGCAGACCGCAGATCTCGCCGCGGCGCAGGCCGGTCATCAGCTCCGTCTGGAAGAAGTCTCGCCACACCTCATCCTGCTCCACCACTGTAAGGAAGTCGTCCAGCTCCGCGCGGGTGAGGATACGTTTGGGCTTGTAGTTGGGCTTGGGCGCCGTTGTCCCCTCAGTAGGATTTCTGGGAATGACATGCGCCTGCACTGCGTCTTTCAGTGCGGCGTGGAGGGTGGAGTGAATGTGGCGAACCATGGAGTCCGAGAGCTGATGATCCATCTCGGGATGCTCGTGGATGCGCCCCTCCGTTTTTAGGCGGCGGTACATCCGCTGGATGTCCTGCTGGGAGAGGAGGGAGATCTGCTTGTCGCCCAGTTGCGGCTTGATGTAGTATTCGATGTAGCGGCGGTAGCCCTCGAGGGTACCGGGGCGCACCGTACCCGCCTTGTACTCCGCGAGCCAGCGATCCAGCCACTGGCCCAGCGTCATGCGGCTATCCTCGGTCAACTCCACATCACGATAACACTCGATGTTCTGGTGCAGCTTGTCCAGCAACGCCTTTTGCGTCTTGGCGTAGACATGGCAGAACAGCGGCTCTCCGTTTTCCTTGTGGCCGATGACAATGCGGCCCTCCCAGCGTCCGTCCTCCCGCTTGCGCACCATGCCGTCGCCGGCCGGTCTTCGTTTTGCCATGTATTTCACTTCCTTTGACTGAGATTTCTTTTTGCAACACAAACAACTACCACACTTTTGCGGAAATAGCTATTGCTTTTCTCAATTCTTTTTCTGCGTTTTGAAGTGCAAATTAGGTGTAAATTGGATCAAAATCGGGGCATGGGGCCGGTAGAGCGTCGGCGGAAACCCTTGAAAACACTGAGGAAACTGGAACTCGGAGCGTTTCACAGGGTACAAACTCCCGAAAGGAGCGTTCCTCTGTCCCCGGTCACAAACCCTTGAAAATGCCCGCACTGCGGGCATTTGTGGGACGGACCGGGGCGTTTACGACCCCGGTCCTTTCTCCTGCTTTTCTTTCGTCGGCGGCAAATCGGTCCGATTTTCGGTCATCCCGCCCGGTCAAGCATCCACGGCGCATCACCCCCTTCCGGGCAGAACACACTGCGGTAGGTACTGATGTCCGGCACCATGCCCTGCTCCAGCATGATCTCACTTTGCAGCAAGCGCACGCACAGCTCCGCATAGACACTTCGCATCCCGTCCCGGCACCGACGGGCAACGGTCTTTTGCTCATCGGTCAGATCACCGTAGTGTTCATCGCAGAGAAACAGGCGAAGCTCCTCTGCGTCGATGGGGTCGGCATGATCCTTGTTCCACACCCACCGAATGTAGCGCACCGTGTCGTGCGTGCGCCGGATGACCATCATCGGGTCATGGTCTACGATAAAGTTTGCAAGCTGCTGCATCATGCGCTTTCCTCCTTTTTGTTCTGCCGATTCAATTCGGCCAGCCGTTTCTCTGCCTTTGCCCGCTCTATGTCACGCTCCGCCCGCAGGAACTGCCGCTGATAGTTCAGCTCCAGTGCTTCCTGAATGGGGCGGATGGTGTAGATGAGACTTCCGTTGCGCACGCGGCCGTCCTTTGTGGTGATGGTACTGGGCTCGGTGTGAATAAGCCCCTTCTCCTCCAGACCGGCCACATACTTCCGCACGGTGTTTTCGCTCAGCTGCACCGCCTTTCCGATGGTGCGGTAGCTGGGATGGCACTGGTAGGTTCTGCGATCCTCGCAGCGCAGAAGGTAATTGTAGACGGCAATCTCATGCGAGCTGAGGCCGAGATTAAAGACTTCGTTGGGGACGAGATAGTAGTGTTTGTTCGGGTCCCGCTTGGGCCAGCGCTGGAACATCAGGCATCACCTCCTGTCTGCGCATCGACCCACCGACAGAACTTTTCTTTGGGTACCACGATGCGGCTGCCGATCCGCAGCGCTGGGAAGCCCGTCTCGTGCATGAGCTCATAGGCGCTGGAGATGGGCACGCCCAGCACCTGCGCCACCGCGTTCGCATTAAGGAACAGCGGCAGCTGGTCATAGTTGGTGAATGTGGATTCTTGCATTGGATTCCTCCTTTATAATTTTTGATGTTTGTTGACGGGAGCTACATCGCAACCCATAGGCATCACTCCTTTCAGTTCGATTTGAATACAGAAAATTGCTCCCTGCTAAATGCCTTAAAAAAACCCCTCCACTTATCGCGGAGGAAAACATGTTTTGCACACCCTGTTTTAGAAAATTTTTTCTTTGTCTATCGCGGCGTATCTTTTGAGACAGCAAATAGAAGTTCCATACCATCCAACAGCTTCATGAGGGACAATTCTAACATTCCTCTACCTATTGCCGTTCTTCAGCAATTTTTGGGCCTTTTTTCTATGCGATCCACACGCTTAAAATCGTTTTCATGTTCATGCCGGATATCCTAAAATATACGCCATTCCGTTTCTTTGAATCCCATACACACCATGGACGCAAAAAGAGAGCCGCGCCAAATGGCACGGCTCTCCGGATAGAGTATTCGGTTTTACATCCCCAGCACCGGCGAAGTGTGCTGCTCCTGCTCCATCAAAAGTTTCAAGCTGTAATCCAAAATCTTCTCCTTGCGCTCGGTCAGCATGGTCAGATAGAATTCACGCTGGATCGGTAGCAGTTCAGGGACACCTTCGAGAAAGTTATGGATCGCATCGAGGTCGATTCTTGAACAGACACGCTTGAGCGCCTCATTGCAATCCGGATTCTTCAGCGAGGAAATGTAATCAAAATAAGATATCTTTTTCCCGCCTTCTTCGATAGAGGAAGTTGGGAAGGTATAGATGCGCTGGTCGATTTCCGCTTCGTCTTGCAGCACAGTTTTCATCCGTTCCAAATCAAGCTGCGGGTACAGGCAGGAACCGCAGTCATAGACCGGCGCCAGCTCTGCCTGCTGCTTCTCCTCATCCACGAGGAAACCCCAGTTGCCGTTATGCCGGTCGAAGTTTCCAAGGAACGCATCCGCAATAAACATGTCCCAGAAAAATTGCCGCAGCTCATCGGATGGATAAATACTCTGCTCCTCGATGGCCTCCAGAATGGAGGACAGTTCTTTTCCATAACCGTTCTGTTCACTGTCGATGCAGGTGTTCTTCAGATGGGCAAACTCGATGAGCCGTTTTCCGTCCTCTGTAAAATCCCGACAGGCAACTACCAGCTTTGTCTTGCCGCGGCTGTCCGTATAGTTTCCGAGGAGCGTTTCCTGTGTCCGAAAGCCCAACATTTCAAAGATATGACAGGCGACATATTCGCTGATGCAGCCGTTGCTGTAACTCATATCCCGATTTCGGCTGGGCTTTGGCGGGAACTTGAGCATATAACTATGTCCTTGATAGGTGATATTGATTTTATTCCCATTGGCTCCGCCGTAGGCGCGGAAGCGGTTGACTGGGCAGTTGGTAAAATCAATCATAGGTTCTCACCCCCTCATAAATATTTTGCGCGAAGATAATCAGCCTGCTCCTGCGTGATGGCATTGCTCCACTGATTGGAGTTAATCGCACTATACAATTCTCCCCACAGACAGTCCATATAAGACACCTTGTCCTTTTCGCCCTGAATGTACTCACGAAGCGCTTTATCCAGACTGGCAGGCAGATTCTTTTCCAAATAGGTTCGGTCAGCTGGCTTGCCGCCATGCATTTGTGGTTTCTCCACGGTCAGCGTAATGAGCTGCTCCATCGGGATATTCAGTGTGGAGGACAGCTTCATGAGTGTACCGGCACTGCATCGGGAAAGCGTTGTCTTGCCGGAGCAAATGTCCGCCAGCGTTGCCCAAGGCACACCGCTTTTCTTGGAGAGCTGGTAGCGGGAGAGGTTCTTTTCCCGCAGTATCTGTTGGATCGTCATATACATCACCGCTCTTATTATATCGGTGCGCCGATAATCAGTCAAGAGAAAACCTTGTAAACCTCTGCCTGCCATGCTTACATCTGCATTTCGGGAGTCTGTGATCCACTCTCCCGAAGCTGCCGGGCGTACTCATGCAGGCTCATGCCGGTTTGCTGCTGGCAGTAGTCCTCCATCTTGCGAAGCAGGACTTCCTGTTCGGCGGCATTGAGAGGGTAACTCCAGCATTCTTCCGGACCGTCTCCCTTGCAGAGGTTCAGTTCCAGCGTATCGCACAGACGATCCCGCTCCACATCGTAGTTGGCGTAAATGTTGAGCCAGTCGTCGTTCTGATCGGTGCAGACAAATGTCCCAAAAGCAGCATCTACATCGAAGTCCGCCTGCAGATAAAAGTTGAGCTTGCCGTCCGATTCGATGATCTCCTCACCGAAAGAAAAATTCCGTGCAGAGAGATGTCCCGCCGAGGTGATCTCTTTGCCATTCAGATGATCCAACAGTTTGCGCCACTTATCATCGCCAGATGCTAATTGCGACCGGGTGGCGTGATAGACCGCCACCGATACATCACGCATTGCCCACGTCTGCCAGCCATCCATAATGTGAACAGCCGAGAATTCACGCTTGTCGAAGTTCACATCGAACACACCGCGCACCTTTCCAGTGTTCTCCATGCGTACAGCGGTCAGCGCATTGTATTCCTCCGCAGTGATGGGACGACCGCCTGCAAACATTTTGATAAACAAATCCGGCATAGTAACTTTCTCACTGGTGATGTAACTGCGCAGCTTTTTCCCGATCGTCAACAGCTCCTCACCGGGCGAGGTCTTGAAGTACCATTCCTGACCGCATTCCATCACATGGTAGGCCGCATAAGTGCGGGCGGCTTCTTCCGCCTCACGGTTTGCGGCATCCTCGGCATAGATCTCACGACTGATGCGCTCATACTCACGCTGCGGAAGCTGGTTGCACAGTGCATCCAGCACAGTTTCCAAATGCTCCTGCAGCGTCTCACCCTTGAGGTGCTTTTCAATGGCGTTCTTCCACCTCCGGTCCAGCCACAGGACGATTTCTTCATGCTGTGCCATGCTCATCGCCCTCTTTCTGCTTCGTTACGGACGCTTTTGCGGGCCGCCTGGGTCTGGCCGCAGGAGCAGACTTACTGTCCACATACTCCCGCACCGCTTCCGGGACTTCCGATTCATAGAGCTGCTGCAGCACTTCCTCCATGCGCCGCTGCACGGAAGACCGCTGCTTGCGGAGTACAAACTCCAGCGCATCCAATTTGGCTGCGTCAAATCCAATGGTGATATTCTTACTTTCCAATTTCAGTTCCTCCTCAGTCATACTTGATCCCCGGCACCTCCAGCCAGTGGGTCCAGCCCCGGCCTTGGAGCTTTGTTTTTACCACGCCGTACCGGGTGTCCATGGCCTCTATGACCTCACCGTTTCCAATATATACACCGATGTGCCCGGACTTCCACACAGCCAGTCCCGGCGTGTCGGGCATGGTCTCAATGCTGCCTTTTCGACTGGCGTTATAGTACATACCGTCCGCACCCACATCGGGCATACCATTGCTGCCGTACTGGATCTCCATAGTCACGGTGTTCAGCCAGCCGTACCCCTTGATGAGCCCCACGCAGTCGGTGGTGCGCCTATTCAGCCAATGGGAACGGATGAAGTCGGCTTCATCCCCTACGCCCTCCGGGTATTGCGAGATCTTATATTGCAGCAGCTCCGGCGTCAGCACCTGCCCAAAGGTACCCCACACATAACCCCAGCCGGAGTTCCAAGCGCTGGCGGCATAGATGGCCAGATCTGCACTGTTCTTTGTGGCAGGGTCTGTAAACATGGATGCCCCCAGTTCCATCGGCGCATTGCCTCCCGGCTCATAGGCTCCGTTGAAGGTACCGCTGCCCGCGCTGCCCATGACCATGGAATAGATCTTCACGGCATTGGAGCGTTCCTCTGCCGTGACCGCACGGCCCAGCCACACGGATAGCTGCGCATAGATGTCCTCCATAGGAAGCGGCACGACCACTTCATAGGTTTCATCCGTCTCCTCCCGCACCCTTGTTTCCGTTTCATAAAAGCAAGCCACGAACGCCTCTGCATCCGACTGCGACAGCGCATCCTCTCCAAAGCAGAGGGCAAAGAAAACAGCCTTGACCTGTATTGGATCAAGACTGTTTCCCTCGGCTTTTTGATTGACCTCGGCCACCGCCGCATCCAGATGGGCGAAAGAACCCCACATCTGCGTGAGCTGTGCCCGGTATTCTGTCGGGACACTTTCAGACAGCTCCGTCCCATAGAACGCCGCCGATACGACAGCGCCGTTGTGCTCGGCTGTGCCGGAGCCTACACAGCACAAGAACGCCACCAATAAAATCACCGGCGACAAAATCGCCGTCAGCACCCACCCGACTGTTTTGCGGCCCTTTTCGCTGGTCAGAACGGCGGCCGCCAGCCGAACAAGCTGTGCGCTCAAGCAAAGTCACCTCCTCCATCACCGCCCGCCAGCCGAGCCAAACAGCACCGCCTTGTGCGTCGGTGCTTTCACCTCCAGATGGTACCGTTCCATGCCGCATTTATACAGGCACTCGCCACGCCTTGCCCGCTGGATGAGTTCAAACTCCGCCTCGTCCAGCTGCAGCATGTCCATGTAAAATTGCTTACCGATGGAGCCGGGATTGAACAGGAACTGATGGGGCGGGATAGCAAAAAGCGGTTTTGTCATCTCCCGCACACCCTCCTGGTCGAAATCTTCCAGGTTTTGAGAAGCCATTACCAGCGCCGAGTCCCGCTTGCGCACACGCTTCAGGCAGTTGCGGATGTACTCAATGGCCACCGGGTTAGACAGCCACAGGTACAGCTCATCCAGCACCGCTACGGTATTGCCAGCCGTCAGCAGCCGGTCCGACATATACGCCAGCACATTGAACAGCAGGGCATTCCGCAGGCTCTTGGCCGCCGTCAGCACACCGCCTACGCCGAACACCAGAAATCGGTCGCCGGAGATATTGGTGTGTCCGTTGAAGAACGGTGCATCCGCCCCCACGCACAGGGAGTGCAGGCCCAACAGCACCTCCTGCAGCAGCTCCTGCGTGTACAGCGCACCCGGCTTGTATTGGGCCAGTTCCTCTTGCATGAGTTCGTACAGATCGGAGAGGATGGGGTAGTCCTCCGGTGCAAGCTGGCGCAGGTCCGTCTCCTCCGTAATGCCCCAACGGGCATATAATTTGGACAGCATGATCTCTATGGTGTCCAGCTGTGGGTCGGAGAAATCTTTGTAGGCCCGGAAGAAGTCTTTCAAAAAGGAGATGTGCCGAGCCAGCAGGGTGGACTTGCGAAAGGCATCCGGGGCTGTCTCATCGGTGTCCTCGTTCCAGCTCCGCACTTCCAGCACATTGATGCGCTTTTCCCCGGCCATTAGGTCAATGAAGCACCCACCTAAGTTTTCACACAGCTCCTCCAGCTCATGTTCGGCGTCCAGGGCAATCACCGCCTTGCCTGCCTCCAACAGATTGCAGATCAGCAGCTTAATGAGGTAGCTCTTGCCCTGACCGCTGTTGCCCAAGATAAGGATGTTGGCAGAGGTCTTGTCGCTGTCCCGACGGTCAAAGTCCACCACGATGTTGCTGCCGTACTTGTCTTTCCCAATGTAAAAGCCGTTGGGATCTGTCTTGCCGGAGTAATTGAAGGGATAGAGATTGGCCACGCTGCTGGCGGGCAGTACCCGCTCGAACTCCCGGCCCAGCATATTGCTGCCCACAGGGCTGACGCAGCAGAATCCCTGCTTTTGCCGCAGGAGCAGCTTGTCCACATTCAGCTTGCAGCGCACCAGCTCCGTCAGTATATCCGTCTGGAGCTGACGAAGCCGCTCCTTGCTGTCCGCCGTCATCTCCAAATACACGGCACAGTGGACCAGCGGCTCGTGCTCCCGGTGCATTTTATGCACCAGCTCCGCCACATCCCGCAGATTGCTCTCCGCCGCCACTGCCTGCCGCAGCTTGTTGGGGTCCGAGCCGTCCAGCTTGTTTTTCTTGTTGGCGTTGTCGATGATCCTGTCCTCCTCGCCGGGAGACACCTGCCGGCAGTAAATGCGCAGCGTCACGCCGCTTTTTTCGCCCAGCTCCCGCAAGAGCGCCTGGGCCTCGGTGCTGGCCGGATATTCCCGCAGCGCCCACACACAGCGGTAGGTGCTGCCGAAGATGTAATGGTCCACCTCGAATTTCACACCCCCCGGTGCGATGCGATCCAGATAAGTGCGGAGAAACGCTTCCTGCTGGGAAGGGTTCTTTTTAGAAAATGGATTCTTCATTTTTCCTCCTCACCACATATATAGTTCCATGTACGGCTTCAGTTCCGGTTCCTGCCCGGTAAACTGCTCCGGCTCCTGAAACACCTGCGTATACCGCTGTATCTGCTCCTCCGTCAGGGAGCAGAAGCCCCCTGCATGGTCATCTCCCACCAAAAAGAAAGGCCCGCAGATGATGTCATCTCCCAGCCGCCGGTTGGGCTGCATGCCGTTCAGTTTTCCCTCATCGTTACAGCAGAGGATGACGCCGTCTCCCATAGAGAGAGGCTGGAACAGCCCCTCTGCCTCCCGCTGGATGGCTTTCAGGCCCTCCGCCATCTCTTTCGCATACGGAGCTTTTCCCGGCTCCACTTTCAGAATTCGCATTTCAAACCTCCGTTTCCGCTGTCAGCCACTGCGCCCCGTCTACAAAGGAGAATACCTCGTGGGTGGCATCCTGCTCAAAATAAATAGCCAGCAGCTCCAGAAGCCGCTGGCCCTCCGCACGCTGAACGACAAATCCGCAGTCCCGGAACTGCTGCTCCAGGGGCGCATAGTTCATGGCCCCGTCCGTTTTTCTGCGTCGCAGCACGAAGCAGAACTCACGGGAGGAGGCCATGGCGGTCTGGACGCTGTCCAAATGCTGGCGATCCTGCACCAGCAGCCCACGGATGGCGGGCATGTCTTCCGCCTCCAGCCGCTGCCGGTAGAACTGGCGGTTATCCTGAAAGGACTCCTTGGAGTCCAGGGCCAGCAGCTCCAGTTCCGCCATACCCTTCAGCACGCCCAACAGCTCCTGCACCTTTGCCCGAACGCCCTGTTCGGGCAGGACATTCAGATTGCCGGGATGAACGAAGTAGAAGGCCAGCTCTCCGTCCGCCGTTACGACGCTGTCATTTTTAATATCATCGATGCCGATGAGCTGCCGGGTAGAGTTTTTCCTGCTCATGCCGATTCCCTCCACACATAATATTGTTGTCCGAAAAAGAAAAACGCCGCAGCATAGCGCAGGAAGTCCAGCATGCTGATCCCTCCGTGCCGAATGCAGAGAAAGGCCAGCGCCGCTGTTATGACCAAGGGGATCATGCTGCCGGTCTGGGTCAGCGCCAGCACCGACAGCAAAAGCCCTGTCCCGATCCACGCCACATCCCGCAGCGTCCACAGCCACAGCATAGGCCGGGCCGTTAAATCTTCGGGGTATAGATACATAGTTTTCCTCCCAAAAGTGAAGCCGCAGGTGTGTGCCTGCGACTTATGTGCGTTTTATTCTTCGTTCCCGGCATCATTCAGCTCGCGCTCAATGAGACCCAGAATGAAATCCTTCTGCTTCAGGCCGTTCCTGGCCAGATAGTCCTTCAGCCGGCCGAAGAGTTCCTCCGGTACCTGAAATGCGATGGTGCGATTGTTGGCGTTCATAGTTCGTGCTCCTCCTTCAAAATGTTCTCTGAGTATGTCCGTGATGTAGTCGGCCAGGGTCTGGCCCCGCTGCTCCTGCTCCGCCCGAAGCCGCTGGTGCAGTGACAGCGGGATGGGTGCGCAGAGGTTTTTCTTTTCTTCCATAGTCCGCTCCTTTCCGCCTCTCCCGAGGCAAGCAAAGCATAGCCCAACTGCGGCGCATAAGCTATTGACAAGTCTAACGAGAATAGAAGCGCAAAGGCAGCATACCGGACAAGTCTAACGAATATTTTCGCTCATCTGGACCGCCTGTACCAAACAGTGCATCACGAAGTCCACACAAGGGATGGCCACACTGTTGCCCAAGGCCTTATACCTTGCGCTGTCGGATGCGCCGGGGATGTCCGTCCACCCGTCCGGGAAGCCTTGCAACCTCTCACATTCCAATGGAGTCAGGCGGCGAATGAGATGGGCATGGACATCTGCCTTTTGGCAAACGAGATCGACGGCATCTTTACACTGCCGTGCGCTCTGTGTGCTGACCACAGCATTCTCCCTGAAGTCATCCACACGCTGGCGGCTGTAGACCGCATGGTGATCTGTGGCAGTCAGGGTATAGGCGATGTCCTGCTGGTATCCGATGCCGTTCCCGCCGTTCTGTGGCTGGCGGTCTATGGCATTTCCCGTAATGCAGATCACAGGTTCCTGCTCCACCAGCGGTACATTATTGCCGCCCGTCCCATAGCGGGCCGACATGGTGGGTGCAACCTCCTCCATCTGTCGGTAGCGGCTGTCAATGCCGTGGTTTTCATACACCAACGGCTGATGGCCGTGCTCCTGCGCCCGCAGTGTGCCCGTCATATTCTCAGAAATTTCCATGACCTGACCGCCTTGATCGTTGATGCACAGCACAGATGGCATACAGTTCCCACTGGCACCCGCCTTCAGTGTCGGAGCAACGCTTTCGTGGTATCCGATGCTCCCGGCACTGGCTCCGGCCCCCGCCGAGAATGCAGCAGTTACAATGCCGTTCCTGCCGGTGGACATCCCACAGTTCACGCCCAAGGTCGCCGCCACATCACCGGTCAAGTCTCCGTTGTAGCCGTCAAAGCCCTCGTCTCGTTGGTTGATGTGATAGGCATCTATATCTGTGATCTGGCCGTCCGGGAGCGCAAGACCCGCCTGGATCTTCAGCGCCCGTTCCAGCTTCTTTGGCAGCGCTTTGCCCCGTTCAAACGCTCGGCGCAGTATCCCCAAACAAGCCCTCGGCGTCAAATAATACTTTGTCGGCGGTGCGCCCTGCAAAATCCGCGATAAGGAAGATTCTCTTGCGCCTCTGGGGGACACCCCAGTATTGAGCGTCCAGGCACCGCCAGCATAGGGAGAAATCAGTTCCCAGTAGGATTCGCCCAGCAGGTTGCCATGCCCAGGGGTAAGGTCCAGGGACATGAACGGTACCGCACTTAATTCGGACGATCTCTTCCAGGACGATGCGGAAGTCCTCGCCTTTCCGCTCTCCGCTGGAGAAGGCTCCCGGCACATTTTCCCATACCATAAATCGGGGCCGAATATGGATACCTGCCCGGCCTCGTGATCTGTCTGCATCTCTCATCTCCTTTACGATGTGGATCTGTTCCATGATGAGACCGGAGCGCTCTCCGGCCAGCCCAGCTCTGGCTCCGGCTACGGACAGATCCTGACACGGGCTGCCGCCGCAGATGATGTCCACCGGCGGCAGCATGGCCCCATCCAGCTTCGTAATATCTCCATAATGCAGCATCCCCGGCAGCCGCTGCTGCGTGACTCGAATGGGAAACGGCTCGATCTCGCTGACCCATAGGGGGATGACACCGTTGTGTATAGCCGCCAGCGGGAAACCGCCAATGCCGTCAAACAGGCTGCCCATAGTAATGCACCTCATTTGGCCGCCACCGTCCGGGCAATATTGACGGCGCTCTGAGCTGTGTAAACCGCCGAGGTAAGATTGGCCTTCGTGGTGGTGTCCAGCCCAAAGGCCCCGGCAATGCGGGGAATTTCCCCGGCAGAGAGCATGAGCCCCAAGCCCAGCAGGGCGTGATCTTTGAACACCATCAGCCCGGCCACAAGGATGGTGGCCTGCAAGAACGCCGTGAGACACAGGCCGATGACCTGTTTGCACCACTGGATAAATCCGTCTCCATACCCCCTGGGCACAGAGAACATATACAGGCTCCCCACGGCGATCTGGATCAGCAAAATACCTCCCCGCTTGAGATTGGCAAAGAACACCTTAATGACCGCATAGGCCATGAGGATAAGGCAGAAAAGAACCATAAGCCCGCTGGTCTCCCGCCCAAAGCCCCGCAGGGGATAGGTGGACTCCGTTAGGCTTTCCAGGTTTTCAAGATCTGCCAGCGCCGCCTTTGCCGCATCCCCGATGCTGGTGGACCCAAAGCCGGTGATGCCCGCCGTCAAGGTGCCCTGCAAGGAAATTGCCAAAGAATAGAGCCGCACCGGCACCTGGGTAAAAAGAGAGACGGCCAGAAAGCCCTTAAGGACATTCAGCGCCGTCTCTTTCACATTGCCCCGCCCAGCGGAATACTCGATGCCGCATTCAAACACAGCCACCACCAGTCCCGTGGCAAACAGGGCCCAGCCCAAATAGGAGAAAAACAGCACCACGCTCTGCACCCAGTTCATCTCGAAGAGCCCTGCGCCCATGCTGCCCATCTCGGAAAAGAAGTTCCCAAGAAAGCCCACCACCTGACTGTAAAACCAGTCCACGATCTGCCCCAGTATTTTGTCCGCTACAAAGTCCCATATGAACAATGAATCACCTCCCAGAATGTAAAAAGCACTCTACTGATCCAGCAGAGTGCTTCTGTCTATATTCGTTTTTTTGGTCACAGTTTCATTTTGTTTCCAACGCCCTTGGCCTTTCACGGAGTGAGCAGCCATTGATAATCCTGCCGCCCATCGATCACATACTCCACATAGACCACCTGATCTTTTACTTGATACAGCAAAATGTGGTATTTGTCAAAGATGAGCTTGCGATACTTCTCGACCGTAAAAACCTCGGAACGCAGCACAGGATTGCGAAACGGAAATCGTTCCAAAGAGACTGCCGCCTGACGAAAATCGGAAACCAGTTTGTGCGCCAATTTTTCATCCAGCCTTGCGGCAAATGCCGCATGCTCCACCAACTGCTGGGCGGCCCGCTTCGAGACGACTACTCGATACGATTCATGCTCCGGCATGGCGTACCTCCTGGATCGCCACCTCCATCATGGCGGCCACCTCATCTACGGAATGATCCACAGCGCCGTGCAGGCGATCTTCCTCCACGGCAAGCAATTCTTCCCGCAGCTTCAGCATCTTTTCCCGATGGGTAAACGCCTCGATGTCCATGACTACCAGATCGCCCTCGCCGTTTTTGGTCAGATAAACGGGTTCGCCGGTCGTCTTACACAGCTCCGCAATATCATTATAGTTTTGCCGAATGGCGGCACTTGGCTTGATATACATATTCGCTCTCCTTACATAGCAGTTTTATAACTATATTATACCATTAAACTGCTATTATGCAAGAGGAATATTGACTTGCGCCGTTATACCCCGATGATCCCCCAAATATACAGCGGCGCCGTCAGCGTAAAGACCAGGCATGCAAACAGAATGGCCGGAGCCGTCCATTCAAATTGCCCTGTTTTCCGATAGTCAAAATACGCCGTCCCCAGCTTCACGAAAAAGAAAATAGCCAGGATCATGTCGATAGCGGGAAAAACCACCTTGTTGACCACCGACTTGATCTGATTGGACGCTGCCGTCCAGGTGCTCTCCACTGCGCCCGCCACATCGCCGCTGCCTGCGGCAAAAGCCGCCACAGACAGCAGGCAGCACAGCAGCGCCGTGATGCTCAGCATGAGCATGATACGCTTTGCAGTTTTCATTTTGCGTCCTCCTTACAGTGTCATTTCATGTATCCCACGCCGCAGCTCGGCCAATTTTTCCGCTGCCCAGTCAGGGATGCACTCGTCACGGATAATGCCTACGAACTCGGAGCGGTTCCACCTCGTGGTCTCGCCGTCTCCCAAACAGGTGCAGAGTACCGAGCGGCCACGGGCGTGGGGCTGACAGCCAAAGCCGCTCAGGGCCAGCCACAGCTGATTCTCCGGCTGCCAGTAGGATTCCCGCAGCGTGTCCGGCGACAGGATCAGCACCCTGCCGGTGAAGTCCTGCTCTCCGGAATTGGATTCACAGTGTTCTGCGCCAAACAGGTGCAGCTTTGCCAGCTCTGCCCGGTATTCGCTGACGAATCCGTCCAGCACGGCGGGATGGCTGTTTATGAGGAAGGTATGCCTGTGTCCTCCATCTTCGGGGACGAAGACGGAGCGGCTCCACTGCTTATTGGTCTCATGGTAGCGGCCATCATAGGACTGCTCCTGCAAAGTGTTGGCCAGCACAAAGCCCACCCGTTTGTAGCCATACTGGTCGATAACGCTTTTGGCGCAGTCAGTGCTGAGATGCATCCCATCAAAGCCCTTGTGGATGGCCAGCTCTATGGCCCCGGCGCAGGCACAGTTGGTGCGGAAGTTAGCCCGCCACAGCTCCAACTCGCCCCGCTCCCGAGCCTCTTTGGCCGTGTAGGGGTACAGTGCCTCACTCGGCAGCATAGACAATGTCTCCTTCCTCCAAAAGCTGCGCCAGTGCAGACGGGCAGCATCCACTCAGCATGAGCAGGGGGCGGATGCTGTCCGGTACCTGCGGCACATCCTCCATGTCTTTTTCGCAGTCGGCTGCACAGGGCATCCTGCACGCCTCCTGCAGCACACCCAGCAGTTCTACGGAGGCCCGAGATAAGCCCTCCAGTGCGTGCAGCAGCTGCAGTGCTGTCATTTCCTGCGGCATGAGCAGAATGTGGTCCTGTCCCAGCCATGCAGACAGGGAGATGCCCACCAAGCCCAGTTCCTCCAGCGCACCGTTGGGAATGAGCAGGCCGTTCTTTTCAAATTTCATTTCATTGTTCATGCGAAAATCCTCCTATACTTTTAAGGGCTGCTGCGGTGTATGCACCAGCCTGCACGATTTACCCCGGCTGTCATAGTCGCCGAAGAAGGACATCTGCGGCGCAAAGGTACGGGGATCGTAGTTGGTCATGATGTACTCACGGTACTTGTTGTTTTTCTTCTTGGACTGGCTGTTGGGGCGCTCCACCTCGTAGATGAAGAAATCATCATACAGCTTCCGTATGTACGGGCAGTTGTTATAGGACACCATAGCGAATCCCTCATGCTTTATCAGCACATCGTGGAGCCGCTGGTGGTCGCTGCGGGGAAACTCCACCGTATAGCATTCCGCCTCATAGTAGGGTGGGTCACAGTAGACCACGGTCTGCGGGTCGTTTCGGGCGGTGATGATGCTCTCGAAATCCTTGTTTTCCAGTACCGCATCCTTCAGCCGATGAGAGCACTCCCACAGATCCCGGAAAAACCGCCGTATATCGCAGGAGCCTACGCCATAGCTGTCTCCGCTGCCATTGTAGCTGTAGCGCTGCAGCTTATAAAATGCTGCGGCACGGCGCACATTGCCTAAACTGCCACGCTCCAAAAGCAGCTGCCGCACGACCTCCGCCTGGGGTGGTTCAAAAAACACCTCCGTCAGATCCAACTGCCGTTCCATGTACTCCATGGTGAAGTCCTCGCCCTGCAGCTGACGCTGCAATACATCAAATTCATCGTGGGCGTTGATAGGGAGAAAGCCCAGCTCCCTGACCAGCTCCAGCGGACGCTCCTTGGCGCAGAAGAGCAGGTTATATAAATCGTGGTTCAGGTCGTTGTAGATCTGCAGACACCCGCTGGGGACGGAAGTATTCATGGTGATAATGCCGCTGCCGCCAAACACATCCACCAGTGTCTTGTAGTGGGTAGGCAGCAGCATTTGGATGGCCCACATGAGCTGGGCCTTGCCGCCTACCCACGGCATGAGCTTCGTCATCTGCCTACTCACCGAATTTCTCCAGCGCCCGCTCCAGTCCGGAGATGGCGGCGTCTAACCCGCTGCGCATTTTCTCAAGGCTTCGGATGGTGGCATAGACCTCTGCCGCCGTCTCCGCATAGTAATACCCCCGCTGATCTGCTGCGATCGGCACAGTGCCTCGCCGCAGGCGGTTGATGTGCCTGCGAAGCTCGTTTCCGCTGATGCCCAGCGCCCGCTCCAATTCCCGGCTGCTGACCACATTTTTATGTCCCTTGCATCCGTTCTCCAGATACCGGGAGATGGTCTCCTTCGTCATTCTTGCACTCCTTTCCGGGTACCGCTCACCGAAAAGGGTGCAAAAAGTGGGACCGCTGTCCCTTTTCGGAAAGCGGCCCCATTATTGATTCAGTTTACTGCATGGTTATATCCATGCCCTGCTGCGGCAGATGCATAGGCTGTCCATCCGGACGATGGACATAGCCATAGTCACTGAGGATGCCCCTATCTCTATACATCAGGTCTGCGCCGTAGGCGGTGAGATTCAAATTCCGGATGAGCAGGTCAAGCTCTGGCCCGTCTGCCATAAGGGAAAGTTCCTCCCGTGCCCGATCCTCCAACGAGTGGATATTCGGTTCGAAGGCGTATTCACTCAGGTGCTCTGTCAGCGCCATGGCATCCTCCAGCTTGTAAATATCCAGCTGACTGGCCACTGCCTTGAACGCCGCCAGTTCCCCATTTGCATCCAGCATTTCGAGACACTGCGCAAATTGATTGACCTGCTCCATGCTGGTGTGAGCCATATCTACGAAGGCCCACATCTCCGGCATGGCGGTGTCGCATTCCTCCAGCTGCACCTCCTGCCAGCTATCCACCTCCAGACAGTCCAGCACGGCGTCCAACTCCGCCTGCTTTGCGGGCAGGTACAACTTTACGGTACGGACATCACTGACACAGAGGAAATGGATCATATACGGCGGCTTTCGTGGCGGCCTGCCCAAGTTGGGCGGAGCCTGCCGCAGCTCGGCTTCCCGTACTACATAGCCGTTCGGGGTCATAGCGCCGTGTTCGTCCCGGCGCATTTTTTCACCGATCTTGGCATAGTCCAACAGCTCCAGCACACTATCCGGTACTTGTTCCAGTTCCGGCAGGAACTCGTTCTCCACATAGAACCGGCCCAGTGCCGCATCATCCCGGACCTCCGCCACCACATGACAGCCATCCACACTGTACGCCAGATCCAGCAATCGCTGGAGGGTCAGTTCGTCGCCATTGGTTTGGCACAGCTTGTCGACCTCCATCTGCACCAGTCCCTCAAAAGCGATGTCCTCTACATGGTCGAATGTACTCAGCTGCTCCGCCAGTGCATTGAACTGATACAGGTCGCTGTCATCAAGGAGCGGTGCAAGAAATCCGTACCGGCCAATGTCCTCCACCTGCCAATAGGGTTCCCGCCCATCCTCCAGCCGCAGCTTATCCAGTGCATCTATCAGTTCCCACGGCGTAGCGGGCAGATCCAGCTCTGCGTGATTACTGCAATCCGGATTGCCCATATATATGGAAAATACCTTTTTACCCAAGCTCCATACCTCCTCTCCGCTGCACGATGTCCACGCAGTGATCCGGGTCTGCGCCGGGGACATCCCAGCCGCACATACTGCCGATCTTCATAGCTTCCTCCTGAGCGGGTGTCACACCCAGCTTCCGGTTTTGCTCATCCGCAATGCGGCGGTTTTCCTGTGCATCCGGCGTAGACCAGTCGCTGGGATAGTACCCGCTCTCCCCACGCTTCACGCAGATGAGCTGGCCCGTACCCGGCAGCAGGGTAAAACACAGCTGAGGCAGCTTGTCCCGGTAAGGCTCGAACCGCTCCTGCTCCGTCCGGATGCTCCAGTCCTCATCCTGCCACAGGTGCACATACAGCTCCCGGCCGCCATCCAGTGCGATCTCCCGCTGCTCGAAGCCTTCGCCCCAGCCATCCGAGGCTTGGCCGGAGATGTACTTCTTCAGCGCAGCCAGTTCCACAGCCGACAGTTCGCCGCTGATCTGACACTCCGCCACGCCCCACAGCCTGCCGTGCCGCTGCTCTACATCGAAGACAACGGAATGTACCTTGTCGTTGACGCTGTCCGGTTTTCTGTACCAGTGCATGATGCCCCGGATCTGTTCCTCCTGCATGCGGTTTTTGAATAAGGCGCTGCGGATCTTGTCCTCATACGATGCCAATTCGCCGCCGGTGAGCCGTTCCGCCTCCTCCGGCATATCGCCCCACTCATCCGGCTCGTAGAGTTCGGCAGTCAGCGGCATATACAACTTCAGCATACTGCGTTCGGGCGGCAGGACAGTGAAGCTGTCCTCGCCGGGGATAAGGGCCAGCGTCCGCCCGTTGTCCCATTTCATCTGAAATTGCCCGGCGTCATCTACGCAAACAAGCGTACCCTCCGTGCCGGGTGCTACCGGCGCATAGGGGTCGTCCATGGAAACCAGCCGAATGCGAGTGCCAGGCGGGTATTTTTCCTGCAGGAATTTCACCATTTTTTCGGATGTAAACATCTTTAGATCCCTCCCATTTTCTGTGTGTATTCAGATAGCGTATATGGATCATCCTCACTGAAGAAATCCAGCAAAATATCATCTGCCGCCTTGCAGACGGCAGGATCGTCCGTCAGGACTTCGTAGCGAAACCCGGTGGTATCCCGATAGGGCAGTTCCTCCCGGATACAGTCCAGAAACGACTCTGCATCGTAATAGAGAATGTCATCGTCCCCGACAAATGTGGCCTTGCCAATAGGCTCTATAATGCATCACTTCCTTCTTTCGCAATACACCACCAGCCGCTGCCGTCCGCCACTGGCGTAGGGGTGGCAGGTGATGAGCGTCAGCAGGTCACGCCCCGGCTGGATTTTGATTTTGTCCACCTGGTCCGGCTGGATGATCTTCATATCAACCACGGCATAGGTGAGTGTTTCCCATAGATTCGTAATCGTTACCATATCGCCCGCCTGCAAGCGGTCTATGTGCCGAAAATAATCTGAGCCATGCCACCCTCTATGCCCGGCAATGACGCAGTTGGTATTTACGCCGCCAATGGGCGCCGAAGTGTTCCCCAGCACCGCCACCCCTGCGGCAAGGTGCGAATCCGACGCGCCCAAGTAGACCGGCATGACCAGCTCCAGCGTGGGTATCTCCAATACACCTATGATCTCGTCCTCCACGCCGTAGTCTCTCAGCAATACAGCAGGCTCCTCACAGGCCGCAGTGTCGGCCAGTCCCGCCTGCCGCTCCGTATAAATGCGCTGGTTATATCCCTGCAAGTCTGCCAGCAACTCGGGGTATGACTGTCTCACCTCCTCCAAAAAGCCCTGTGCCGCCGCGCTCATGTCCGCTTGCAGCCTATGCCCGGAAACCACCGGCCACAGCAGAATACAAAGCCCCGCCACGGCCAGCGCCACCGCCAACAAAGCAGCTTTTTTACCCACGGCGTCGCCTCCTTGCAAAGAGGCAGATACCGCCAGCCGCAGCCAACACACCAAGGCCGATGCCCAAGCCCGTGAGATAGTGCTGCGTCCACGAAGACGCAGCCTTCGGAGTTTTTTCATTTTCTACCACCAGCTCTGCCACATACGGCACCCGATGTCCCCGCACCAGCAGCCGGTGGGTGTTCACCCCAAAGGGCGTACAGGTCACCAGCGTCACCAGGTCCTGTCCGTCCTCGATTTGCAGCAGCGATGTGTCCGAAGGCAGTACCGTGGCGATCTGATCCACCTCGTAGGCCAGCACCTCACCCAGTACATGGATGTAAAAAGTGTCGCCCTCCGCAAGCTGGTCAATGTCCGAAAACAGCTTCGCACTGGCCATCCCACTGTGGGCCGACAGCACCGCATGGGTGCTGCTGCCTCCCACAGGCAGGGAAGTCCCCACCACATGCCCCACGGTCCGTTCCAGCGTTTCCGCCCCCGTGCCGTGCCGCACCGGGAGATACACGCCGATTTTTGGGATGTCAATATAGCACATGGCCCCGCCCACGGAGAGCTGCTCCGCATAGAGCATGGGAGAGGCCGAAGCCCCTCCCGCACTGACTGCCGCCTCGCCTCGCAGCATGGCGTTATACATCTCCGCCGCCCGCCGCTGGTTGGCCAGCTCTGCGTCATCGGTACCCGCAATTGCCGTAGTATAGACCGTCTCCACATCCGAATGATACCGTTCACTCACCAGCTCACCCAGCAGCGGATAGAGCAGCAACCCCAGTGCAAGAAGCACACAGGCCACCGCCAGCAGTCGCCACTTCACTGGTCGTTCCTATTGTGCTTCCGCCCCCGGACCACAATAAACGCCGCCACGCCCAGCAGCATGCAGCCGCCCACGGTGAACATCCAGGTGCCGTAACCGCCTGTCTTAGGCAGGTCAAAGCCGGGGTTGTTGATGACCGTCAGCGGCACGATGGCATTGCCGCTCTCCAGGTCCACCGCGTCGCCGTTGACGCTGCCGCTGGCCGTCAGGAGCTTCACGCCGCAGGTCTCGCAGGCATTCTCACTCTCTGCGGCAGCAATGACGATCTCCACGCCGTCCTTCAGCAGCACATAGCCCTTGTCGGTGGCGATCTCTGTCAGCGTATAGGTGTCGTCCTCCAGACCGTTCACGATGATATGACCGCTGTCATTCGGAACAAGAGTGGTTGCATCGGCCTTCTTGTCGGTAAAGCCCTTGACGTAGTACATGCCATTCCTCTGCTCGGCAATGATATACACATCGTCTGTGTCGTTGTGCAGCAAGAAGCTGACATTCGTCAGGTCGCCCTTGCCGTCCGAAAACTGCTTCAGCACATCCACGCCGTAGGTGTAAAGATGGCAGCAGTCCTGGAGCGTATCATAGTAGCTGGTGTTGGTGCGCTTCCAAGTCAGCACCACCTCGTTGGGGTTGTCGGTATCGCCCAGCTTTGCGTCGGCGGTGAGAGTGGCCGCATAGGTGATCCGCATGGTGCAGTCGCTGTAACCACGCTTCACGCTGTCCGTGTAGACACTCTCGGACTCGTTGATGTCCGCCAGCCCGGCCTCGGTCATACCAATGCTCATGGTGTTGGCAGCGTCATCATAGCTAACGGCGAACTTGCCGGAATCCTCGTCCCAAGTGGTGATTTTATCTGTGCACTCGGCATCCCGGAAGAACTCGATGACCACATCATTCTTGTTGTAGCAGATCCCCTTACTCAGCGTGTCCACAAAAGTATAAGTCGTGAGGCTGGTAGCCTTGGAGGTAATGGTGGGCAGTGTGCTGATGATCTGATAGTCCACCACATCGCCCACAGAGGCGGTGGCGGTGTGTGCATAGCCATCCGCAATGTCGGTCAGGCTGCCGGTATTCTTGCCGGTGCTGTTTTTATCCTCCCGAACGGCCTTTTCGAGGTCCGGGCTGCCGGTTTGGTTCTTGGGGTACACGGTCACATCATAGTTCCAGTCTTTTCCGTCGATAGTGGTCATGGGCAGGGAAACAAAAAACGGGTTGCAGGTGCTGGTGACATTCTCCGGCACACGGGTCTCCACCACCAGATACAGCCCCTGCTCCAGTCCATCGACCTTGCTGTGTCCGTTTTCATCCGTCTCGGGCATGGCCTTGCCGCCGTTCCGGACGGCAATCTCCAGCGCATTTTTGACGGTGGTGGCGTTGGCGGTCAGTGCATCGCTCATGGCCTTGTTCAGCTTGTCGGCGGTATAGTAGCGGGTGCCGTTTTCGCTCTTGTGTGCATCTGCGGCGGTCAGGCCGATGGCCTGGAGCACGGTACCCTCGGCAAAGCCGTACAGCACACCTACCTGACGCTGCCCGTCCACCAGTTCATTGTTCATGGCGATGTCAGCTACCCGCAGATAGGTGAACTCCACGCCCTGAATAGCGTACTGCGCCAGCTTGTCGGTAACGGCATCGTCCTGCACACCGGTGCTGACATAGGACGCCGTATTCCACGCCCCGTCCTCGCTGGCCGCCGTGATGTCGTACTTATAAAGGGAAAGGGACGCTTTCCGTCCGGAGTCAATGGTCGGCGCTGCGAACGCTGTGCTGATAAGCCCCAAGGCCATGACCATGGCCAGAAGCAGCGCCCAAAGTCGTTTCGTTTTCTTCATGGTTCAGTTCTCCTTTTTCATCGTGGTTTTTTTGCAAAAATAAACACCCGTGCCGACACCCATGCCGAGCATGAGTGCCGCAAACAGAATATAAATTGTGAATCCCGCCCCGCCCGTAAAGGGCAGCGCAAAGCCCGCGTTGTTGCAGGCGGTAATGGTGATGTCGTGTTCGCTTGCATCCAGCGTCCCTACAAACAGCGGTTCCGCCAGCAGCGTCATTCCCCCCGCCGCCTGCACCTCCGTCACCCGGTAGTAGGTGCCGCCGTCTGCTGTCAAATCTTCCCAGCAAACGGAGCCGCCCGCACCCGTTTCCGCTGTGCTCACCTCCTGCCAGTTCACCTGGTCCGCAGAGGATTCCAGCAGAAACCGAATCCCCTGCAAAGGCGCACCCTCGGCGTCCACTTTCTTTACCGTGATCCTGCCGGGGATGGCAGCGGTCTTGATTTTGAGATAAGCCGTCACCGGGTCCCGAACGCTGGCGGAATAGGTGACCACATCCTGAATACCGGCAGGCGATCCCCACACGCCATCGCCCCACACTACCATACCGGCGCTGGCGGTGCCATCTTTGGTAGCGGTGATGGTGATGGCATCTGAAATGGGCTTTTCCGCTGAGACCGTCAGCACATCTCCGTTCTTGCTGAAGGTCAGGTCGGCATCCTCACAGCTGAAGCTGTACCTTCCCAGCATTCCATTGGTGTCGGTGATGCTGCCGGTAAACTTGCTGCCGTCCCAAGTCAGCTCCAGCGTCTCTGCATTGGTGGCGGTAGAAGTGCAGAAGCTGGGCCGCTTGCTGTGAGTCTGCACGGAGTCCACAATGGAATCATAGCGGCTGAGGATCTTGCTTCGCAGGGGATGGGTAGCGTCCACCCGCTCCAAGGCCTCGTCATAGCCTATAGATTTCACGTCAATATGGTGGAAGCTGCTATCCCGTTCACCTGCCACCACCTCCCAAATGAGGACCTGCGTGGCATAGGCCCAGGCCATCTTCTCCGCTGTACTCTCTACATCTGCCCACCAGCCCCCGCCGATAGAGTCGTGGTAGCCGTAGCTCATAACCCGCCCAATCAGCCTCTGCACCTCACGGGGTGTAAGGGGATGCCCGGCAGGCAGGGTCATGCGGTCCCACCAGGTGTCATCGTGGTCCGTAAGGGAATCATAGTTTTTCTGCGGCACACCCGGCTCAATGCAGTAGGCCACCTCACCCTGCCAGGAATCCAGGCACCGAAACTGTGTGTAGTTGTTGGCTGCCACATGATACCCAAACCGCAGGTTTAACGCCCCATGCCCCCACTTGCCGCTGGTTCTCAAGGTGTCATCTGACAGCGGAAAATTCCAAATATACACCTGCTTAGATGCCGCAAAAGCTGTGGTAGGCAGCAGGCATAGGCACAGCACCAACGCCAGCAGAAAAGCCGTCCCGCACTTGATGATTCGTTTCAAAATAGACCTCCTATTCTCCTAAATTTTTACATAAGAAAAAGGCCCTCCATGAGAGCCTTTTCTCTAATATGGCTGCCGTTATCCGCGACCGATGAACAGTTCGTACTGTCCGTCTCCGATCTGTTCTGCCCAGATCCAGACGGCGGTGCAGCCTTCCTGATCCTTATAGTACGTCAGATCATCCCGGATATAGGCGGCCAAAACATCTTCCGTCTTGCTGCTGCACCGGATGGGAGTGTCCCATGTGCCGGCTGCCGCAGGATCCAGCACCAGCCCGATGCTCACGGCATAGTCCTTGGCGTAGGCCAGCCAGTAGTCCATGGCAAAGGCTTTCTCCTCCGGCTGTGGAGCTGCCTCATCCGTCACGGGTTCAGAGGGGGCGGATCCTGTGGGCGGAGTTTCAGGCGGCACAGTCTCGGCAGGCAGCACTTGCACCGGAGGAACTTCCGCCGCAGGCTTCGCTTCTCCGGCAGAGGAATTGGTTTTCTTTTCTCCCGACGGCTCCGCATCGACAGGGCCGGGGCGTTCTGCCTCATCTTGTGTTACGACCTCCGAAGGGTTTTCGTTTCCATTTTGCGCCGCTGCGGCTCTGGAAACATCGGCAGATGTTGTTTGCGGTGGATCTTCTCCTGCGGTTTTTGCGGATACTCCGGTCCCGCCGCAGCCTACAAGGAGCAGTACGCTTAGCATACCCGCTATGATTTGCAGTTTTTTCATTTTGTACCTCCAGTTTTTATTTTTCCGTCCTGTGCCGGTACACAACACAACTACCACAGGATCGCCCACAAGTCAACGGAAATCTGCGCAGCTGCCATAGAAAACTGGAAGCCCTCTGGCACGACCTCCATTCCAACTCATACCATGCCGCCCATTTCCATGTGGGATGTTTCTTCCTGCGCCATGTTCTGCCGCTGCACATCCAGATCATAGGCCGTACAGTAGCAGTTATAATCGCCCGGAGACGGATTGCAGCGCAGGCAGTAGCGGTAATGCTCGGTTTCCACGATGTAGCCGTAGTTCTGTGTCCAGCCGCCGCTGATTTTCCCGCCGTGTTCATAGCAGAAACGCTCCATGGCAAAGCGGTTTTTCAGCACACTCTCCCGCAGCGTGTCCACGACCTCCTGCAGCTCCGCTTTGAACACAGGGCTGTTCAGCTCCTCTGGGCCGCGGGGCCACCAAGTATGCCAGAACTCGTTGCCGCTGCGCCCGAAGTCCATGCGGATATGGCCGATGGTACCCCGCCGTTTATCTTCTTCGGGGTGCGGGGTATAAAATAAGCCCGCCTCATCAGGGCGGGCCGAACGGATATGGAATCTGCTCATATTTCCCATCATTTTCACCTCTTTCTTATGGTATAGCTACACAACATAGCACATGTCAGCTGTAATAGCTACTGAAGCATTTGCTGTCCCTGTGTCTGCCCCTCCGGAAAGGGTGGGTCTAAGCGTCGCAGCCGACCGAACTCCGTCTCCACCACACCGTCATGCTCCATGCAGTCCGAACCGTAGCGTTCAAAATCCATGTAGCCCTCCAGCTCATAGATGGCTTCATCGTCCAGCCCCAGCGTTTCCTGTAATCGCTGCTGACCGTAACCGTAGGCGCCCTCCGTAATGCGCTGGTAGTTGTCCAGATTTCGCAGCAACTCACAGGCTCCGCGCAGGGTGTCTGGCCGCTCGGCATCCAGAATGGCCGCATAGGTCAGGAGCATCCCGTCCTTCTGCCAGATGTCCTCCAAGGCTTCGGCAAAATCGTTGTAATCCTCCACGGCGGGGCAATCCATGTCGCAGATCAGTTCGCCGATGTAAGGCACCTTGAAGCGAATATCACAAAGCTTGGCATCCGCGAAAACATCAATATCGAGGTATGCCTTCACCGCGTCCAGGTATTCCTCGCCAGCGGGGAGGACGAGGGTGTAGTCCGGCTTTCCATCGACGCGCAGCGTCATGCGGAGGATTTCATCCCGATTTTCATTGCGCCAAGGCTCTGCCGGCGAAAGATAGCTGCGGTCGATCCCCATATCCGGCGTCAGCAAACTGCGGGCGTTGGGGACAAAGGCACTGTACCGGGCGTAGTTGTGCCCCTGTGGGTCAACAAGGAAACCGTCCTTTCCCCCCGCGTCGAGGATGAGCAGACAGTGCCTGCAGTCATCATCGTGCCGGATGGCATTTTTGTTCTCCGCGATGAAATCATAGTCAGCCAGCAGTGCGCGGCTGAACTGCTGGAACCGCTGGCTTGGCAGCTCGATGACCTTATCCACGGCACAGGGGTCTGCCTCACACCTGGTCTGCTTACACTTCAGTTCTGCTTGAATGATCATCGTGAAAGCCCTCCCATCTCCATGCCGTTTTTATGCCGGTTTTCCATCACTTCTTCCATGCGAAAAAAGCCTTTGTAGGCAACATAGCCCCGGTCGGTGAACATCCCGTCCTCCTCATTCATGCGCTCCGTGCCGTACTTTTCATAGTCATAAAAAGCATCGAGGTTTTCGTCATACTCGAAGTGACCGGACTGGCGGATCATGTACTTGCCGTACTCCTGCGGCGTATGCGCACCGGGGGCGAAGTCAAAGAGGTCAAGGCTTTCTGCAAGATTTTTGATCTGTGCCGCAGACTTTGGCTCTGCCAGCATGACCACGGCACCCAGCTTTTCCATATCCGCTTTTGATAACCCATCCGTTGCCTCTGCCAGTTCGTTGAGGTCGGCGAGAGTTTCATACTCCATATCCAGAAGAACATCCACTTCATCGGGGAGTTGACTGCTCTCCAGCCGTAGGCGGACATCGGCGGGATCTGTGATGCCCCCGCGAAGGAGGGCGCGATCGATCTCCTCCCGCTCCATGGGGAGGAACAGCCATGTGATGTGCTCTGTGTCCTCCGGTTCGGACTTAGCGGTCGCCGCAACGGTGATGGCGTTCGGCTCATAGTAATAACAGGGGAAGAACCGGCCGTCATAGATTTGCTCTAACTTCATGCCGTTGTCGTAGACCACGCCGTAGGGGGTGATCGTGCCACTGCCGCTTTCGATGAGCCGCCGCGCGGTTTCCTTGACGTCCAGCGCATTCAGTTCATCCACACTTGCGCTGCCGCCGTGCAGGTTCATGTAATGGTCGCGGCCGATGGCGGCGAGGTCGGAAAAGTCAGTGATGACCGTGGCCTGCTGGCAGCAAAAGGTCAGGTTGATGAGATCCTTCAGCTCGAACAGCTCCAACTTGTGTGCCATCGCCTGAAACTGTGCGGCTTCGCCGGTGTCGAAGCTGTCCAGCCGCTTGGCGAGGTAGTTCAGCTCCTCCACATTGACCGTGAGCATTTCCACTCGCTTGAGAACGGTGTAGAAGCTGTCGATCTTCTCCACCTTGCAGTCCGCCTTGACCGCGTCACCGATTTCCAACGCCTCCAGCAGCTCCATGCAGTGTGCGTGCTGGTCGCGGGGAATAGGAAACGGAATGGTCGCCACGCCGTATTCCGGGTGATGCGGATTGCCAAGCACCGCTTGTATCATCATGTTTCGTCAACTCCTTTTTCCAAATTCAAAACCGCATCTCCGTACTTGGCCATCAGTAGTGCGCCAGTGATCAGGTGGAACGCCTCATCTGTGACCAATTCCGGAGACGCAAGGTCTGCGAGAGTGATATTACAGCAGCCGACCGCAATGGCCTTCGCCGCCTGGTAGACGCTGTATAGCTCCGGCTCGATTCCTCCGAGCCGGACGCTTTGGAAGTCAAAGCCGTCATTCCCGCATTTCCAGACCATCCTGCGCCAAAGGCTCTCGTATGCCGTGAGCAGGAAGAGGGCCGCTTTGTTCCGGTCGGACAAACGCCAGCAGCGCTCTCGCCAATGTGTCCATCTTCGCCGGTGGGCATCGGACAGGAAGAATTGGAAGAATTGAGGTTTCCTCTCTCTGAATTGCTGATGCATCCTTTTTCGAAACTGCGGCCCCATAGAGGGGGTGAAGCAGTCCCACATGAACGCATTCAGCTCCAGCACACCTGCCTCGATCCGCTCCTCCAGGCAGGTACATTCACATAGGCGGCACGGATGCTTGCGGTCATAGTTCTGGCAGTATTCGCACGCCATATCTTCGGGCGTGTAACGAAATGGGCTGCGATATATTCCACCACCTCTGGGCTTTTGACCGGGCTGAGACATCATCAACTGCTCCAACGCCTGCAGCGGCGTGTCTCGCATGAAATAGTACGGCATAAGTGAACTCCTCTCTGAAATGAAAAAAGGGCCGGAATCTTATTGCTAAGACTCCGGCCCGTTCCGTTTGATATTACATTGTCTGTTGCTGCGCGACTTGTTCCAAGGCTTCTTCCTGCTGCCGGATCCGCTCGTCCAAATCCGGCACACACTCCTCAATCTGCTGCTGAACACTGCGGATCATTTTTTCCTGCTCTCCCGTGAGTTCAAAGAAATCTCCGTCTACAGAGTCCGCACAGCAGCGATAAATCTCGGTCATCTGCTCTGGGGTGAAAAGCCGTTCCTTTTGAATCAGCCCGGAGCGGATAGCAAAGTCCTGTTTGGCTCCTGCATAGTTCTCCATGAAATAGTGCCCATGACATACTCCTGTGTGCCCATAGGCCCAATCCCATGTGACGAAGTGGACTCCGTGTTTGCTCTGAACTCCAGCCAGCACAGTGCCGTTGAAATCCGCCAGCACCTTGTAGCCGTCCTCCAGACCGTCGGCTTTCAAAAAGGGCGCCATCTCCATCTGCCGCATATACTCCGCTGTGGTCCTGACAATCTCATACACCTTGTCCTTGGCAGCGATCCGTTCTGGCTCGTCAATATCCTCATTGCGGTAGGCAACACCACCGCTCTCAGTTACTTCACAAAGCGGCGAACCGTCAAGCAGGATACACAGCCTGTCAGTGTGAACTTCGTCCAACTGGAAACCCTCCTTGGCAAGGACGATTGCTGCTTCTCTGAGGTAACAGACCTTTTCTTCTGCGCTGATGCTCATATAGCTCCTCCCATGCATAAAAAATAAGGCCGGAGCGATCATGCTCCGACCTACAAATGCAGGCGCTGCGACCAGCGCCCTTTTTGAAATGAAAAAGGGCGCCACTTTCTTAGTCCGTCAGGACCAACAAAACGACGCCCAAATCTTTATGATTCTTTTTTGAGAAAAATACCGCTGCCAGCCGGAAAAATCGCCGCTGAAAAAGGGCGCTGGCTGAACGCATCTGCATGAAACAGGAAAACACCCGGTTCGAATCGGGGCAGACGCCCTGAAACAGCGATTTGCATCTATGGTTTGAGAGAAGAAATCCGGGCTTGAAAAAGCCCGGAAACGGTTGATGCGCCTGGCTTTACGCCAGACGCATCTATACCGTTTCGTTAATATGCGTAATAACTACGGCGTTGATACAATTTAATTTTCCCTCTGCGTTTGAACCCACTGGGTTCATCAACGGATTCATTTGAACCCACCCCGTAAAAGCCGCAGAAACACGGCATTTTCGGCACTTTCCGGCTATTCAGAGCCGAGCCGGGATGCTGTGTCAGAACGGAGGACTTTGCTGCCGAAGGTTTCATTCCGCTCGGAATATCTGTAAAAGGAAAAAGTGTGACTATGATTTTACCCATAAAAAACGAGGGTATTTCCATAGTCACACTTGGGTTTTCGGAGCAATTATACTGTGATTTTTATGCCGGACTGAAAGATGAATGACAGCTTTCCGTTTGTGTTTACAACGACCCTGTCGAGCGTTTTGAGCATAAGCGGATAGCTGAACTCGGTAATTTTTCCGATCTCATCAATCAGAAGGCACATCTCTTCCGCACGGTATCGGACGAGGATGTCCTCGGCATTATCGACCGTTGACCGCAGCGTTGCCTGATAGCGGAGCTTCTTCGCCACGATGAGATTCCACGCTCTGCAAAATGTCTTCTGCGGCAGGTCAATCGGAATGCGGACGTCTGTGCAGAGCATCGGTCTTTCCTTCGGCGGCTTGCAGTATCGTTCTCTGTACGCTATCAGTTTCGCCGAGGCATTGCGGTTGAATGTAGCCTTGTGCGGTGGTGTATAGGTTTGCCCCGCCACTTCGACCGCCGATTGGGTCTTGTGACTCATACAGCGGTATGCGGCAAGGGGCTTTTTATTGGTAGTCGTATAATGATAATAGTAGTAAGGCTTACCGCAAACTCCACAAAACAGTTTCCCTGTAAACGGATACCGCTCATTCGGTGCCTGCCTGTGAGATGTGTGTCTCGCCGCAACAGCCTGCGCCAACTTCCATGTCTCTTTATCCACGATTGCTGGAAGGCAGTCCTCCACCAGATATTTCGGCAGTTCTCCGTTATTTCTGACTTGCTGATGCGTGATGGGGTTTGCGATAAACGCTTTCTGAAGCAGGCAGTCACCGCAGTATTTTTCGTTTCGGATAATGTGCTGAACGGTGGTCTTTGCCCAGGAAGCACCGGGCATTCGAGTTGGCACCCCTTCGGCAATAAGCCTGTCGGCGATTTCGCCGTAGCTATAGCCGTCAATGAAGTCCTTGTATATTCGCCGCACCAGTTCAGCTTCATTCTCCACAATGGTCACGATACCCTTGTTCTGCCGAAAACCGTACATCCCGTTGAGTGTGATGCTCCCCGTGATGCCTTGCTCATATCTTCTTCGTTTGCCCCATTTTATATTCTCCGACATCGTCTCAGACTCGGACTCGGCAAACGCAGCCATCAGCGTGAGCATGAGTTCCCCAGAGGATTCGGTGGAGTGGATGTTCTCTTTCTCGAAGAAAACATCAATGCCCAGGGACCGAAGCTCACGGGTGTAAATAAGCGTATCCACGGTGTTCCTTCCGAACCGGGATACGCTTTTTGTCCGTATGCAATCTATAAGACCGCTCCGGCAGTCCTCGATCATTTTCATAAACTGCGGTCGGCTTTCTGCTTGGGTGCCGGAGAGTCCCTCTTCCGCATAGATGCCGACAAAGACAACGGTATCATCGCTCTCGAATAGGCTGCGGTAGAAATTAATCTGATTTGTCAGACTGTTCAGTTGTTCATCGCTTCGGCTTGAAACCCGGCAGTAGGCGGCGATGCGTTGCTTGCCGGGTTCTTTTCTGTGAGGGGTGATTACAAGCAGATTCTTATCCGTCATTACCGTCAACCTCCTGCGGCTTATTGCGTTTCGTGTAAGGACGGACACCGTTCTTGATTGGTACGGTCTTTTCGGTCCCGTCACGGAAGGTAAAGGTAATCGTGCAGTCACGATTGACCGTAGCGTAATTGATGACCGCCTGCCATACAAGCGGGTCGAACTTTGCAAGCGGAGCGTCATGCTTCATAAGTTCGTTCAGAAAGCCTGTAATCTGCACACGCTTGGCAGCACAGGCGGCTATCTTCAAATCAAGCTCCTGTTTGAGCCGAGCCATCGTGTCAAGCCGATCCTCATATTCTTTTAGTTTCTCATGGATATCATCGGCGGTGTCCTGTCGGCTGTAGGTCATCAGAAGGCTTCTTATCAGCGTCTGGACTTCGCCGCAGCCGTTGTTCAAATCCTCAAGTTGCCTGCAGTACTCGCTGTCATCAGTAATGGTATCAATGCAAAGACGGTAGTTCTCCTCAATTTCCTTACGGTTGGCAATCAGCCCGTTGAACACCTCGACGAAGGTTTCTTCCAGACTTTCCTCTTTGAGAGTCGGCGTTTCGCAGTATTTACGCTTCTGAAACTTTGCATTGCAGTGCCAGTGCCAGGAAGCGTGTTTTGTGTTTGAGTGCCATATCTTTCTGCCGTAGTAACCTCCGCAGTCACCGCATATGACACGGCTTGAAAAAATGGACACGCATTGCATATTGCTTCCTGCTTCCTTTCGGCGGCGCATTTCTTCCTGCACCATCTGAAAGGTTTCCGGGGAAACGATAGGCTCATGGTCTTTTTCGATATAGTACATAGGCAGTTCGCCTGTGTTGGGACGTTTCTCTTTCGTAAGGTACGATACTGTTATTTCTTTCTGAAGTATTGCCGCCCCATAATACTTCTCATTCTTCAGAATGTTCAGAACCGTGGAGGCCTGCCATACCTTCTTGTGACCGGGCGTTTCAATGCCGTCAGCGGTCAAGCCTTTCGCTATGCTGCCCGGAGTTTTACCGGCGAGGAACTCCGCATAAATTCTCCGCACGATTTTTGCCTGCTCCTTATTGATAACAAGCTCACCGTCGGGACCCTTGTCGTAACCGAGGAAATTGGAATAGCCGAGGCTGACCTTTCCGTCTGCGAAGGACTTTCTTCGACCCCATGAGGTGTTCTCCGAAATCGACCTTGCTTCTTCTTGTGCAAGAGAGGACATGATCGTAAGCAATAATTCGCCCTTGGCATCGAGGGTGTAAATGTTTTCTTTCTCGAAGAAAACCTCCACACCTTTCTCCTTGAGCTGCCGGATGGTGACCAGGCTGTCAACCGTATTTCGTGCGAAACGGCTGACGGACTTGGTGAGAATAAGGTCGATTTTCCCGGCAAGGGCATCCTCAATCATTCTGTTAAAGCCCTCACGCTTTTTTGTATTTGTGCCGGTAATGCCCTCATCGGAATATACCTCGACAAAGACCCATTCTGGATTTGCCTGAATTTTCTGCGTGTAATAGCTGACTTGCGCATCAAAGGAGTTTTCCTGTTCTTCCTTTGCCGTTGAGACACGGGCATAGGCTGCAACCTTTCGTTTCCGAGTGAAGGTCGAATACTGTGCAGACAGCGTAGGCTTAGTTGCCTCTATCTTTTTTACTTTCTTATTTGTCATGACTTGCGTACCTTTCCTTTGCCTTTTTCGCAGCGGCGGCTTTCATTTCATCCGTCCAGCTTTCGGAGCGTGAGCGGTCTTTCCACACATAATCAGCGGTAGAACCGTTCGCAAAAATAAAACGGAGCAGATTGCCCGGATGAGCCTCTATCGTGCAAACCTGCATTTGAAATGCCTCGTCCGAAAATCCGTCCGTTTTCAATATGTCTGTTACCGCTCGTTTCAGCGTTTCCTCCGGGATGACCTTTGAGTCCGGGCAGTATTTCTTTCCTTTAGAGTTGCAGGTCGAACAGCACCAGACGATGTTATAAGGTGTTGTCTTTCGGTGGTAATTTTTTCCGCAGCATGAGCATCGGATTTTCCCTGTGAAAACGCTTGTCGTTCCGACAGTCGGAGCTTTTTCTTCCGCTCGGCGTTTCAATTCATCTTGAACCGCCATAAAGATCTGTCTGGTAACCACCGCCGGATGATCATCCTCGACAAAATACTGTGGAAGTTCCCCGGTGTTGTGGCATTTTCTTTTTGTAAGATGGTTTTCACGATATACTTTTTGAAGCAAAAGGTCTCCGCAATATTTCTCGTTTGTCAGGACTTTTCGCACGGTTGTCGGATGCCATTCATTTCCGAAGATGCTGTACATCCCTTCTTCGTTCAGTGTGTTGGCGATTTTCTGAAGCCCGCATCCGGCAAGGTATAAATCAAATATTCGTTTTGCGATTTCGGCTTCTTCTTCAATGAGCGTTATTTCTCCGTTCACCAGGCGGTATCCGAGCATTGTGCAGGTGGATGCCCGTCCTTCCTCAAAGCCCTTGCGGATTCGCCATTTGCAGTTGTCGCTGCACGAAAGGCTCTCTGCCTGGGCGAAAGAAGCGAGGAGCGTCAGCATGACTTCTCCCTCGGCACTCAAGGTGTAAATGTTCTGTTCTTCAAAGAAAACATCCACACCGAGGCTTTTGAGTTCACGCACGGTTTCCAGAAGCGTGACCGTGTTCCTCGCAAACCGAGATATGCTCTTGGTAATGACCATATCGATGTTTCCGCTCCTGCATTCGGTCAAGAGAAGCTGAAACTGCTCACGGTTGTCCTTGGTGCCTGTTTTCGATTCGTCAGCGTAGACTCCGGCAAACCGCCATTCCGGGTTCATCATAATGTAGTTGCGGTAATAATCGATCTGCGCCGCCAAGGAATGCAGCATGGTGTCCTTGCCGCAGGAAACTCTGGCATAGGCCGCCACACGTTTTGTACAAGGGGTTTCCGCTACGGCAGGGGCAATGTTTACGATAGTTTTTTTCATTGTATCCCTCCTTTGGTATCGGACATATTAACTCTGATTTTGAAATATATCCAGTCAATTTGGAGGAATAAATTGAACGAAAACAGGAAGGTATTTTTCGGTGAGTATTGTGTCTATCACACGATAATCCTCTGTGGAAATCTGTCCGCTTTTCAGCATTAGCCGAAACGGTGCAATGCTCGCCTGATATTTGATTTCCGCTGTTATCTGCTCTTTAGTCATGGGCTTCACCGCCTTTGAACCTTGTCTCCACATAGCATTCGTGGGAACAGTATTTTCTGCGGCTGTTTCCATAGGCGGTAAAGGACTGACCGCATCCGGGACAAACATATTCATAAACCGCTTTCTGTCCGACACGCTCCGGGTGAGCGTTCCACCATTTCTGTCTACACTCCGGCGAACAGAAACGCTTCGGTTTTCTGCCGGATATCTGCGTTATCGGCTTTCCGCATTCCGGGCAGATTCCCGCTGCCTCTTTCGGTTCTTCGGTGCTGTCGACCGTGATGTTGTTTCGGCGGCAGAAGGTCTTGACGGTATCTCTCGAAACGGACAGAGCTTTGGATATTTCAGAATAGCCGCATCCGGCTTTTCTCATTTCGGCTATCTTTGTTTTCTGATGGTCTGTCATGTGTGAACCACCTCCTCACTATCCCATGAACATGAGGAGGGCATTTCGGAAAAAAACAGGCAAAAAAATAAAGCCCACCGAAGAAAAAATCCTCGATGGGCTTCATATCAGTTAGGAATCTTCAGCTTCATACCGCTGTAGATGACATTGCTTTTCAGCCCGTTCAGGCTGACGATCTCCTTGTAGCGGCTGCCGTTGCCGAGATACTTCTTGGCAATCGCCCAGAGGGTGTCACCATGCACCACGGTATGGATGCGATAGTCATCGGTGGGTTTGGTACCTGCCACGGCAAGTGCAGAGGTCTTGACCGGCGACATGATGGCGTACCTGCCGGACTCGTCCTTGTTGATGACCGCACGGTCGCCGCTGACCTCGACCACATACCAGCGGAGCTTCTTCACCCAGCCGGGAATGGCTTTGCCGTTATAGTAGGTGCTGCCCGTAATGGTCACGAGGTCGCCAGCTTTGATTGTGCCGGTGGGATTGACCGGGTTGGCGGGCTTCACATCACCGCCGAGAGTCGCCGTGACCTTGGATGCCAGCTCACCCATGCGGGCATACATCCAGTTACCGGGGCAGCTCTTGTTGGCAAACCACCGATGAACGGTCAGAACCATCTCGTCAGACTTCGGAGTGTAGTTCAGCGTCTTGGTCTTATCGCCCAGCCAGAGCAGCTTGGTTTTGCCGTTGCGCCTGCAGATATCGGTGCAAAGCTCGATGAGTCTCTTGTACACCACATCCTTAAAAGCGTAAGGCTCGGTGTTGTCGCTGGCACACTCGATGGTGATAGCTCTCTGGTCGTTGGCTGCGGAGGAGGAGCACCAGGAGCGGTTTTTCTCTTCCACATACATCCCGACCCGACCGTCCACGCCGATGCCATAGTTGCTGCTTGCCTGCCGTGAGGTCGGCAAAAAGATGTTGCCCAGCGTTTCCACACTGCACTGACCCACCACGCAGTGCGGCGTAATGCGGTCAATGCTGTGGGTACGCTGCCCAGAGTGATTCGGGCTGAGTTTGGTGTAGGACACCAGGTGGCTGTTCGTGTAAGCCATGTTATTCATCCTCCTTTTCACTGCGGTCATGAAGCTGCTCCAGAACGGATTTCAGTTTCTGCGGAATGGGCAGTCCCAGGTATGCGGCGTTTTCCAACAGGGACACGCCCTCATTCGACAAATAGAAGAAAATGACGGCGGTACGCATCACCGAGCCGCTGCCGATGACACGGGTGTCGAGAATATGCCCGATGCCGACCAGAGCGAAGATGAGCACCTTTTTGAAAATGCCCTTGAATCCGACTTCGCTGGACAGCTTCTTGTCCACCACGGCGCACATGATGCCGGTCACATAGTCGATGACCACGAAAGCCAGAAGCGCATAAAGCAAGCCGTCACATCCTCCCAAGAACCATCCGAGCCAGCCGCCGATACCGGCGAATACCACCTGAATGGTCGTCCAGAATTCTTTCAAGTTGTTTGTCCTCCTTTGAAAGTTGAATTTGTGTATGAAAAAAAGCACTCCGCAGAGCGCCTTGATTCCGAAAAAGTTATGTTACTTTGGTCAGCGACACCGTGTGCCACGAAGACCATGTGCCGCCATAGTTTCCTCGGATATACATCCTTGAGCCATCATAGACGGTGTACCGCTGCTGAATAAAGTAGCTCTCCGGCAGAAAGACCTCCAGCATACCAATTGTGGTGGTCGGAAAGTGCTTTTCCGTGGAAGCGGAATACGCAAAATAGTAGCCGGGAGTCTTTACATTGTTGAGGTCGGTGGTCGAGCCGTCCACTCTACCCATTTTGCCGTGGACATTGACGCCGTTCATGTGGATGCTGCCGTCCACATCCAGCGTGGCCTGCGGGTCCGGCGTGTTGATGCCGACCTTCTTTTTACGCAGCGCAATGAGCGGCGTGCCCTGCGGAACAGTAAAATACAGATCCAGACTGCTCAGAGAATAGAGCTTGTCTTGGATCTGCAAATGGAAGTCGTAGGAACTGTTGGCATCCAGACTGCACAGTTCCAAATTGGAGTAGCTGAAAGAGGTTCCGCTTTTTGTCGTGCCGGAATAGATGCTGGTGTAGCTGCCGTAACTGCTCTCACTGGTTTTCTTGTACCGATACCGCACATAAACCACGCTGTTTTTCTGCGTCCCGTCTACGGTCACAGCAGAAATAGAGCCACTGAATTTGAGCTGCATTTCCGCTTCGATATCGTTGGTGCGCCGGAGCGTTATCGAGGATATCTTCGGCTTGGTGTACGGAATGACTGTCACCGTCTGTGAAGTTTCGGCGGTGTAGCCGCGAGAATCCGTGACCGAGAGCGTGACCGTCACACTGCCGGACTTTGTGATCTTTCCGACCGTAATTGCAGCACCGGTCGAATTGGATGCGGATAAACCGTTGCAGGAAGCGGTGTAGTTGGAAATGGACGTTCCGTTCTTCGCAGTCGCTGTTCCCGGTGTAACTTTGAGGGTCGAGTAGTCTTGTACGAACAGCTGATCGTTGCCCGTGAGGTTCTTTGTGGTCGTGTAGCTGTCGGCATAAGTGAATCCGCTCATGGTCGGAGCAGAATTGGTTGCCGTGGTCAGTACCGTGGCAATTTTGCTTGAAGTACTGCCGATCTGCGTAGACCCACTGTAAGACGAAACCGCAAAGGTACCGGTGAACGACTTGATGGATGCCATTGCATTCAGCAGTGTCGTCCTCTGCGCCGATGTCAGCGTGACCGTGCGGTTCGCAGTGCCCTTCGACCAGGAAAGCCCGGAAATAGTCAGGATGGTCGTGCTGCCGTTTTTGAGCACCAGCGAATTGGTGTAGGAGGCTTCGTACACGGTCACATTGATGGTAATGGAAACCGTGGCATTGTCCGCCGTCACCGTGTTGACACTATTCACCACAGCACCGCCCAGTGTCTTGACCGTGGAACTGCCGGAAGTGCCGTAGACATGGTTGTACTGCCGCCTTGCTCTGACCTTCACCGTGTAACTGGTGTTCGGCGAAAGCGAGGATAGTGTTACGCTTGCGCTGGTAGATGCGGTCGTTGAGAACTGCGTCCAGCTCGAACCGCCGTTTGTGCTGTATTGCCAGATGTCCGCCGTGGCAGAGGATGTAGCGGAGATTTTGAACCCGTTTGCCGTGACATTCGATGTACTGAAGGTCACGGTAGGTGCGGAACGGTCGATGGTGGTCAGCGTCATACTGCCGCCGTACTCCTGGGGACCGTAGATATAAACACGGGTCGAGAATCCGACCGCAATCGTTTTGCTGCCGTTGCTGTTGTGAGCTACAGTAATCGTGCCACTGACAGAACCTTTCTTTGCCGGGAAAACACGGTCATCCCAATAGGTACGTTCCTTTGAGTAGACGGTCGTACCGTTGATCGTTACAGTGGTCGTGTCAATGGTGTAGTAAGTGGATGCGCCGCCGGTAGAGGTCAGCGTCCAGGAAAGTGTCGAGCTGTTACCGACCACATTTACGCTTTCCGAAATGTCCAGTTGAAGATAGCGCCCATCGTATGCTGCACTTTTCCAAGTTGCCATAGCTTTCCCTCCTTAATCCAGAATGACGATATTCAACCCCTCGGACGCCGTGGGCATCGGGACAAACTTCGTTTTGCCCACGGTCAGTTCGCCGTCCACCGTGGTTTTCTTGGTCTGTGTTTCGTCTTTGTTCAGGGTGAAGATCACCTCGTCATTGTAGTAACCGGCGAACTCCGTGTTCGTGATGACCGTCCGCTGGGATGATGCACTGTTGGATACCTCGATGCCCCGCTTGTCTATCTTGACCTCCTGCGTGTAGATCTCGTTGGGAGCGGGTGTCCACTTTCGGGGAATCGCTCCTTCGGAAATCATGATGTCGGCGAGATAAATGGACGCATCCCGACAGTAGCAGTAAATACGCAACGTGGGGTCGGTCACATCCGTGAGCGTTACGGAGTAATCCGTCCAGTCAAACGCCGTGGACTTATTGAACAGGTACTTGGTTTTGTTCCCGTTGTAGGTCACATAGAAATACCCGGACATGGTCGAAGTTTTCTTTGCCCGGACCGAGATCGTATAAGTGCCGGGGACTACCCCTCGGATGTACTGCGACAACGAGGAATAGGCTCCCAACACAAAGCAGGAGTCGGAAATGGTGTTGTTCTGGGTATCGGTGGAGGTATCTGTTTTTACCGTACCGGAGTAGCTCCAATCATCCGTGATGCCGTTCAGCCCGGAAGAGTTCTGCACATAGTTGATGCCGCCGATGTACTGCTCCTGCATGGTGACGGACAGTCCATCCACGGTGTGTTCCAGCTCCGAAACACGGCTTTCTGAGTTCAGTACCCGTTCCTCCAGGACGCCCTGGTCATTGGACACTGTTTCCACCGTTTCGGTAAGGGTTGCCACATAACTGTTCAGCCCGTCGATGGTCTGCTGGAACTGTGCGTCCTTCTCGGTCAGAATGGAAATGGTGGTGCGGATCGTTTCAATGTCGTTCTGCACCACCCATTCGTTCCCGTCCCATATCTTCGTTTCCGGCGGGGTCACGGAGGTGTCCACCCAGAGCTGCCCCTCATAGGGGTTCTCCGGCGGCGTGTCCGAGGTGACCACATCGCAGAGACTGATAATCGTGAATTGCGCCGATGCGATCATCTCACCACCTCCTCAAAGTGCCACAACGACCATAAAGGTTGCCTTGGTATCCACATCGGCGCTGGACACCGACAGGGTCTTACCGGTCTTGCTGCCGTTGGTTCCCCAAGAGGTGTCGATTGCGCCATCCTTGTTGTACTTTGTCCATGTGTAACTGCCGTTTCCGGCTGCATCCACCTCGGAGCCTGCCTGGTAGCAGACGGCGGTCAGCACGGTCGTGCCCTGACCGTTCTTGAACACATCGCCGCCCGTGGAGGTGACGATGATCTGCAGTGGGTCGGAGTTGTCGATGAAGGTCGCCACATCGAAAAACTTCGTGTTATAAGAAGCGGATGCGGAATCCGTGTCCTGGGCACAGCACTTGAACACAGCGTAGCTGTCCACCGCTGCGGCGTAGACCGTGAGGGTATTGGTGGCCGTGCCAGTGTATTTGTCGGCGGTATCCGAGAGTTTGCGCCAGCCGATGCCGAAGTCTGCATCATAGCCGGTGGAAGAAGCGGCGGTGACGGAAGCGTCCATGACCGCCCACTTGTAGCTGACCTTGGTGGTGTCTACCGTAGAGCCGCGCCACAGCTCGGCCTTGGCGGTCAGACTGGCGACCTCCTCGTTCTTGAACACATTTCCGTTGGGCGTGGTGACCAGCAGGTCGACGATGCCGGAACCGTTGACCACACGGGAGAAGGAAATGGTCAGCGGATGGGTCAGCGACAGACCGGTGCTTTCGTCCTTGTAAGTGATGACACAGCGATAGTCGATGCCGGGCAGTTCCGCCATGACATTGGCCTTGACCGTGAGGATGTGACTCTTGGCACCACTGAGGGCGTAGTTCGTGCCCGCGGTGATGGCGGTGTTACTGTCGCCCACATACCACTTGACTGAGGTGACATTGGCGGTGGCGATCTGGTCGGCAGTGGTGCCGATGACATACAGGCTGGGTGTCAGAACGAGGTTCTTCGTTTTCCAGTCCGGGGTGTAACTGCCGTTGTCGGGGTTATACATCTGAGTCTTGGCGAGGTTTGAGCCGATGTACCCCGTCAGCGTCAGTGCGTCATTGTAGTCGATGATGGTAAACTGGCCTTGTGCTTTGCTCATGTGAGAAGCCTCCTTTAAAGTTGTTGTATCAGGAACGGGCACTCTACCGGTTCCTGTTGTGGGTTCTGCGGTTGCCATAATGAATTCCTCCGTTATAACAGGCTCTGCCTGGTCGTGGTGTCAATGAGGTCACAATAAAAAGTGGCGCGGACTTTGACATCCGCACCGGTAATGGCCACAGACTTTGCACCGCCGAAATGCTGTTCATTCCAGACCTTGTCCGCTTCTGTGTCCTCCGACACCCTTGTCCAAATAAACTGATTGGCGTCCAGCGTGTCGGTGATGTCCTCGTCCCAGGAGTACACCTTGGCGGAAAGCAGCGTTTTCACATTGCCGTTCTTGAAGATGTTCCCGTTGGACGAGATAATGATCAGCCGGAGCATTTTCTGCTCCTCAATGGTGGTGATGCGGTCGCTGACCTCGGTGACCTCCTTGCTGGTGGCGTAGGCTCGAAGCACGACTTCGCCGCTCTCCAAGTCCCACCAGGACGAGCCATCCTGCGACTGAATGACACCAGCCTTGATGATGTTCGCCACCAAGGAGCCGGAGGTGATGAAGTCTGCGACGATCTGACCGTCTGCCGTGATGGCAGTTTCATAGGGACCGTTGTAGCCGTTATGGGAAAAGCCCAAGCCGCCCACATTCCACCGCCAGACATTCACGGCTTCGTCAATGGAGGGAGCGTCCAGAATGAGCAGCTCATAAGGTTGTCCGTTTTCCTCGCTGGTGTGAATGACCACATAGCCGCCGCTCTGGCCGGTGATAAGCCCGGTGGCCTTGCCGATGGCGGTTTGGAGCAGCTTTGGAAAGCGTCCTACCGTGGATTCCACCTTATCAACCGAGGACTGCACCTCGGAGATGGTGGTGATCATGCTGGACTTGCTCTGACCGAGGGAAATGCTCTTGTACCGCTCGGCGAGGGTGTCGTACACGGTTTCAATGACCATAGCCGACACGCTGACACCCAGAAGCGAGTGCCGGATGGTGACGGTATCGCAGAGATTGACCCGCTCCAGGAGCGCCGAATACTCTGGCTGTTTCCAGAGCGGTTCAAAGGATACCTTCACCGTGGGGATAGTCGCTCCCAGCGGATTGGCTTTGATGTAGCTGTTGGCTTTGGCTCTGAGAGCTTCCTCGGTCACAACTCCGTCAAACTGGTCGGAGAAATCCATGATGAGCGTTTTCGCCCGGACGATCTCCGAAGTCACAATGGGAAGCGTCACCTCCGGCAGCGTGACTACCGTTTCGGTGTCCGCACCTTCCGGCGTGTACACGGCATACGGCAGCAGAGCCGTGTAAACACCGCTGTTGTCCTCGTCCTGCTCTAAGGCAGTGAGATTCTTGCCGTATTCAATGACCACGCCTGTTTTCTGCCCACGGTGCGAATGGAACTTCACCGTGAAGTTGTCCCACTCAAACTCGCCATACCATTTGGAGAGCATGGAGCCTTCCGTACCGCCAAGGCAGGCGCGGACGCTTTTCGGCTGCGTGACGGAAAATGCCTTTGCATCCGAGTAGTCCGTCCAGCCGGTGAAGCGTGTATCTCCGGCAAGAAGCTGCGAGAGGATGAGCTGCGGAGAGCGGCTCTCGGTCGAAAACGGAAGTACCGGCACATTGGCGAGGTCATAGGAGATGTGCTGACCGTAGATGGTGACGATGCCGTTTAAGGGCTTCGTGATACGGTAAATGCGGAACGCTTGGTCAGCGGCAGTGTCGTTGGGTTTTGCCTTGATGATGCACTCCTTGGTGATTAGCCCGTAATGCTGACCGCTCACCGGGTATTTGAGCAGACACTCAAACACACCGTTCCGCTCCTCGGTCACTTCACAGGAAATGGTGTCCGTCAGCACTCCAAGACCGAATGAACTGAAATCTGTAGCGTTTGCGGGGTAAAGTACAGGGATCATAGGCAGCACCACCTTGGAATGACCTCAATCCTTGACACATCGCCATTGCAGTTAATGGTGCAAACACCCGGCTTGAGGGCTGGAAATTCCGCTCCTTTGACTGTGTCGTTTTTGAGGGCAGTGCCTTTGAAGCAGTTCATCAGCTCACTGTCGATCTCGATGTACTCATCCAGATTGGAAATCATCATACCTCGACCTTGGGGCTGTATCATTATTACCACCGTACCGCTGCCATAGAGCTTAATATACGGTCGACTCTCAAAAACAGTGGGATTTGTAATCATCAGTACAGAAGCGTCAGCCGACACCGTCTGCTGTCCCGCAAAACTGTATTTGTAGGGCTTGCAGATGAAGGTAACCGTAAAACTTCCGACCTTGTTCAGCTGCTCCTCAATGTCCAGACTGCCGGAGATGACGCCGTAGCGGAAATACTCCGCATCGTAGGAGTCAGTGATTTCGTGGTATCTGTCCGGCTCGGAATAAAGCCAGCCCTTAATGTCCCGCAGGACAGCGGCGAGTGCGGCTATATTCTTCCGAGCGAGGAACACCGTGTAGGTCACCTTGATGTTGGCAAAGCGGCGGTTCGGATTGATGATGTCGCCGCTCCGTCCGGGAATGGAAATGAACTCCGCATCGTACTCCGGTGCGGAGAACACATCCTCCTTCTCGATATGCAGGCCTAAATCAGCGGAACTGCGGCCGTTGTAGGTGAAATAGGTCATGCAAAAACCACTCCTTTCCGCTGGGCGAACTGGTTCGCCGTTTCCATGACTTCATTGGTAAGTTGACGGATATCCTCGCTGCTGTAATTGTTGAAGTTCGTAATGTTCAGGGCAATGGTGAAAGCGGATGCCGCCTTTCCGACCACACCGTCCACGGCGGAGCGAATCGAGCCGTTCACATCAAAGTCGGTTGGCAGAGCCGTTTGCATATCGTGAGCGAGGTCGCCCATGACGCCGTTGATGTCCTCTGCCATTCCTTCTGCGGCTTTGACCGCTTCATCACCGTTATCTTCAATGGAGCCGGACAAGCCTTTGACCAGCATTTCACCGACCCATGCCATCTCCTTCGAGGGCGAATGGATGCCGAAGAAATCACAGATACCGTCCCAGATGGAGGAGATCCACCCGGACACCTTGTCCCACAGCCACGAGGCAAGCTGGGTAATGCCGCTCCACAGTCCCTTGACGATGTTGCCGCCGATCTCCACGATCTTATACATCAGAGAGCCGAAGGCTTTCACGATGCCCGCAATAATTTGCGGCACGGCCTTGACGATCTCCACGATGATGGTGGGCAGGTTTTCAATCAGGGCAACGAACAACTGAACGCCTGCCATGATGATCTTATCGATGTTTCCGACCAGAGCATTGACAATGCCGGAGATGATTTGCGGAATCGCCTGTACGATAGTCGTGATGATTTGCGGCAAAGCCTGTATCAGCGAGATCAGCAGGTCGATGCCCGCTTGGATGATTTGTGGAATGGCGTTAAGCACGGCGGTAATAATGCCGTCGATGATTTTCGGAATGGCTTCCACGATTGCCGTGATGATCTCCGGCAATGCAGCAATAAGCGAGGTCAGAAGCTGAATGCCTGTTTCGATAATCTGCGGAATGGAATCCAACAGGAATGTGACAATGCCGTTGATGATCTCCGGCAGAGCGGCGATCAACACGGGGATTGCGTCCAGAAGTCCCTGCGCCAATCCTGTGATAAGCTGTAAGGCTGCGTCAAGGAGCATCGGCAGGCTGTCCACCAGTCCTTGTACGATGGTGACGATAGCCTGCACCGCCGCCGGAATGAGTGTGGGCAGTGCATCCGCAATGCCAGTCACCAGTGTGGACACCAGCTGAACCGCTGCCTCGATAAGCAGTGGCAGATTCTCGATCAGCGTGTTCACGATGGTCATGAGAGCAGACACCGCCGCCGGGATAAGCTGCGGAAGCAAAGACAGCAGCGTTTCCAACACCTGCGAGAACAGTTCGGTGACCGCTTCCAGCAGTGTGGGCAGCAGTTCACCCACAGCCGTCAGCAGAGCATCCAGCGCCGTGGGCAGAGCCGCCACGATGTTCTCAATAACCGGGGTGATGTTCGCCACCACGGTCTTGAAGGCGTCAACCATGTTGTTGCACAGCAGCTCCATGTCAGCGTCCGCATCGCCGAAGCCTACGATGAGGTTCGACACGGCGGATTTCAGCGCATTGACAGAGCCGGAAATGGTGGCTTCGGCTTCCTTGGCAGTCGTACCCGCAATATCCATGCTCTCCTGCATGACATGGATGGCTTCCACCACATCTGCATAGGAAGAAATATCATACTTGACGCCGGATATCTTTTCCGCATCGGCAAGCAGGCGCTCCATTTCCTGCTTTGTGCCGCCGTAGCCCAGCTTGAGGTTATCGAGCATCGTATAGTTCTGCTTGGCAAAGCCCTGATAGGCATTCTGAATGGAGGACATATCCGTGCCCATCTTGTTGGCGTTATCGGACATATCCGTGATTGCCATATCCGCATACTTTGCGGCTTTCTCGGTATCACCGCCGAGAGACTGGATCAGGCTTGCGGAAAAGCCCGTAACCGTTTCCATGTACTCGTTGGCAGAAAGTCCTGCCGTTTTGTATGCGTTGGTGGCGTACCGCTGGATCTCCTGCGAGGAGTCCTTGAACAGGGTGTCAACACCGCCGACCAGCTGCTCATAGTCCGCATAGGCAGCGATGACCTCTTTTCCGAGCTTCACGGCGGCGGCACCTGCGGCAACAGCCACGGCACCGAGTGCCACACCTACGGTTTTGAGAACCTTGCCGAAGCCTTCAAACTTACTGCCGGATTCCTCCGCAGCCTTGCCGCCCTCCTTGATGGCTTTCTCGTTCTCGTCCAGCTCACGGTTCATATCGTTGAGGGCGGCTTCGGCATTGTTGAGTTGGATCTGCCAGTTCTGGGTGCGGCGGTCGTTCTCCCCGAAAGAGGTGGCGGCATTCTGCAGAGCCTTGCGAAGAGTGTCGATTTTTGTTGTCTGCTCGTCGATCTCTTTTCGCAGCACCTTGTTCCGTGCGGCGAGAGCCTCCACGGATTTATCGTTCTTATCGAACTGAGAGGTGGCGAGCTTCATTTCGGAGCCGAGCACCTTGAAGGACTGGTTGATGTCCGCCAGTGCTTTTTTGAATTCCTTTTCGCCCTCAAGGCCGATCTTCAGTCCGAAACTGTCTGCCATGTACCGTCACCTCCTTAAATGCCGTCCGGGATAATATCGTCAATGTAGTGTTCGTGAGCAGGAACAGCCTGCCCGTTATACTGTTTGTGGCACTCCCATAAGTCCAAAAGCAGACCAAACGGCATCAGCCACACCTCATCCTGGCTGAGATGCAGGTGGGCAAGGCCGTAATAAAGAAGCCGGGTAAACAGCTCCGCATCGGAGACCGTTACCCGACTTGCGCGTTTTTTGCGTCTTTCTCGCTTTCCACATTCCGCTTGGTGCCCTTGTAGAGTGCCTCCGTAATGGCGGTTTTGTATCCGGCGAGATCGAGGGGCGTGGTCAGAAGCTCCACCACATCCTCGGTGAGCGGCTCCTTGGGGTGCTCCTTGTCCTTGAGGTTGTGAATGAGGATGCTCTGATTTGCAAGAAGCGTAATCAGCCACACGATCTCGCCGATTGCCATTTCAAAGTTCTCGGACTTCATCAGCTTCTCGCCGAGGTTTTCCAGACCGCCGTATCGACCGGCGATCTCCTTGGTGGCCTTGGTTGTGAGGAGCAGTGTGTATTCCTCATTGCCGATCGTGATGACTGCGGTTCTTTCGTTATCCATTGTGCGTTACCTCCGTTAACCCTGTTTTTCGGGTGTCGTGATATAGGTCGGCTCATAGACTTCCTTATACCAGTTCGTGATAGTCGCTGCGGTCACATCGCCCTCCAAAGCCTCCGCTTTCCACGGGTGCTTGCCGCCTGCGTCTGCCTTGTTGCGGCGCAGAATAGTGCCCTCAATGGTCGGCGTAGAGAAAGTAATGCTGTCGCCCTTGGTGGCAAGGTTCGTCGCCGGAATACCGAATTTCACTCGGTACAGCCAGTAATACTTGTACTTGCCGTTGGACTTCTTGGCGCGGAAGCCCACAGCCACAGGGTCGCCGCCGTCCTCGGATGCGGAAATCAGCACCTTGTTTTTGTCGATGGTTGCACCCGTGAGGTCGGATGCCGCCGCAGAGCCGATATCGTCAATGCCAAGGGAGAGTGTGCCGGATTTGAATTCCTTCACGATCTCCGAAGCGCCGTCATCGGCATAGAGCGTAGCCTCTGCCAGTTCCACCGAAAGGTCAGCGGAGATGGCTTTCGCAAGCTGCTCCGGCGTACCGTAGGTTTCCTCACCGGCATCGTTCTCGGTGATTTTTGCGTAATACAGTCTGTCAAGACCGATCGTTGCCATAACTTATTCCTCCAGTTCGTAGATTTGCGCCACATCAATGGCGTAGTGATAATAGCCGGTTTCGGTCTCAAAGCCGATGTACCGGCGGTCGGTAATATAAAAGTTCGCGCCCAGTAAGGCACGGACAAGTGCATTTTTTAGTTTGGTGTAACTGCCCTTTGTGAAGAGGGACAGCCGTGCCTCCTGCGTTTCGCAGCCTGGGGCGTTGTCGGCGTGAAGCTCAAAGCTGTCCGACAGCGGAGTGATTACCAGATAGGTGTCCGGGGCTTTGCCGGAGAACACACCCGTTTCCACAGACACGCCGCAGCTTTCGGCGATGGTTTGTAAATCGGATAGCAGGCTCACAGCTTTTCCACCTCCTCATCCAATGCCTTGGTCATGGCATCGATGCATTCCTGCCGGGACGCCGTTTTCGCAGGTTTCAGAAACGGTTTTGCAGGCTGACCGTGCTTGCCGTATTCGAGAATGTTGGCAAGTTTGGCGTTGCTGCCGCCGTCCGAGCGAGGCTCTGCGAAACCAACCTTGATGTCGTGGTTACCGTCCCGGTTCAGCTTGGAGGGAGAAAGGCCGAGTGCGCCTTCCAGTTCGCCCGTGGTGCGGGATTTGAACTTTGTCCCTCTGCCGATAACGGAGGAAAGATTGCTCTTGACCTTTTTCAGCACGACCTCGCCACCGGTCTGCAGGACGGTATCCGCAACGCTGTCAAAGTTGCTGCCGAGCTTGGAAATCTTCAGGAGGAAATCCTCCGGCATTTTCATTTCAGCTTTTGCCAATGGTAGGTTCACTCCTTTTCGCTAAAACCTCGATGTACATCCCACGGCCTTTGACATCCTCTACGGACACAATATCGTAGCGACAGTCATCGCAAATGAGAAACTGGTCTGTGGTGATTGTCAGCCCAGGAATACGCCGAAAGCGGAACAGGTCGGTCGCTTCGCTGAATGCGGCGAGGTTCGCCCAGCGCTGAGAGCCATGCCGACCTTCCCGGTACACACGGACGGAAGCGAAGACTTCATCCTCGGAATGAGTGAAGCCTTCGCTGTCCTTGACTTGGCGGGTTTCTACAATGACGGCAAAGCCGTTCATTTTTCCAAAACTCATATCTGCCACCGCCTATCCAAGCGGAGCAGCAGATTGACCGTGTTCCACACCTGTTGTGCCGCTCCGGTGTTATCCGCAAAGAAGCCGCCCGTGCTGCCGTCCCGGCTTTCGTAGAAGTGGGACGACAGCATAATGACGGCTTGCTCTGTGGTGGCTGGCATGGGATTCTCCTTATAGAACCCCTCCGGGATGTGCTGGTAGCTTTCGGCGTAAGAAACAGCGGCGGTGATGTAGCTTTTCAGCAAGGCATCATCCGCCGTGTGTTCCAGGATAAGGTTGGCTTTCACTTTGGAGAGAAGCTCGTCCATCACCGCCGCCTCCTTTCATCAAGACGCCTTCATCTTCAGAAGCTGGATACCCTCCGGCAGGATGATCTTGCCGTCCACACGCTCGGTGGCAACAAAGCCGACCTGACCGTTGGTGGAATACAGCTCGTTCAGACGCTGAACGGTTCTGCCGGTGCGGTCAGCGATCCAGTAGCTCTGGAAATCGCCGAAGGCAATGGAGAGCGCACCTGCCGCCAGCGTGGGAGCATACGGGCTGGTGTAAATCTCGTAACCGAGCAGTCTGTCCGGCTGACCCGCCTGCAGGGAGGGCTGCCACAGATACTGACCGTTGGAATCCTTCAGCTTGCGCAGTGCGGAAACAGTAGCATCGTTCATCAGGAACTTGGCATTCTTGCGGTACGGCGCTTTCAGTGCATAGATGAGGGAAATCACCTCGTCGGTGGTAACAGCGGTCGCACTGGCTGCGGTAACGCCGACCGTGCCGCCGTTGGTGGTGAACAGGCCGGTGGGCTGACCCGTACCGGTGCCGACGCAGAATGCCTGTTCCTCGGCAGCACCGAAGGCGTAGGCAAACTCACGGGCGATGTACTCTTCCAGATCGAAGGCACTGTCATCCAGAAGCTCAATGCTTACCTTCACAAGGTCGGTCAGTTTGTAGGCATCAATGGTCTTCTGTGCGAAGGTGGGATTGCTCTCGGTGTAGGCAGCATTTTCAGCAGTCCACGCAGCGGTGGAATGGGTCGCTGCAACGGGGATCTTACGCTCGTTATCGGTAGTGATGACCTTGCACAGACGGCGCATCACATTTTCCTCCTTGAGCGTGTCCACGATGAACTTCTCAAACTCCGTGGGGACGAGATAGCCGCCATTGGCGTCCACGCCCTCGGAGAGCACATTGTGAAGCATACGCTTGCCACGCAGATGCAGGCCGAAGTCCTCGCGGTAGGCATTGGACGCCCTGCCGGTCTTGGTTTCGCCGGTCGCTTTCTGGGGCTGCTCGGTGATGGGAGAGGATACGGGCTTTGCAAGCTCTGCGGCAATGGCATCGCGGCGCTCCATGCGTCTGACCTCATTGGTGAGATCGTTCAGCTCCTTCTCCATATTTGCGTATACGGCATCGTCCTCGGCGGACAGAACGCCTTTTCGGTCGCGGTGGGTGTCGAGGAAGCCTTCCATAGTGTCCCACAGCTTGGCGCGCTTTTCACGCAGTTCAACAATAGTCATATTGAAATACCTCCATATTAAATGTAGTTTTTGATGGTGTTCAGCTTGGCTCTGAGTTCGTCCACAGAGCGTCCCGTGTGTTCTGGCACGGTAGGTTTGGGGTCAATGGCGCATTTTGCGGCGATTTTCTCCATGAGAGAGTTCACCACATTCGCCTTGGAATACAGCATGGAAACGGTGGGCGCGGGTACGCCATCGGATTCCGAGTTTCTCTGCATGATTTCGTCCGCAAAGCCGAGTTCCACAGCCTTGTTTGCGTCCATCCAAGTTTCGGCATCCATGAGGTGCGAGAGCTTGGCACGGGAAAGCCCCGTCTTGATCTCATAGGCGTTGATGATGGAATCCTTAACGCTTGAGAGCATTTCGATGGCTTTCTGCATCTCGTCCGAATTGCCGAATGCCGCCGTCATGGGGTTGTGGATCATAAGCATGGACACCGGGGATACCAGTACCTTCGTGCCTGCCATAGCGATGACGGACGCTGCGGATGCCGCAATGCCATCGATTTTCACGGTCACATCACCCTTGTAGTCCATGAGCATATTGTAGATTTGCGCTGCAGCCACGCAGTCGCCGCCGGGAGAGTTGATCCACACGGTAATATTTCCGCTGCCGGACATGAGCTCGTCCTTGAAAAGCTGCGGGGTGACATCATCGTCAAACCAGCTTTCCTCGGCGATGGTCCCGTTCAGGAACAGCGTCCGTTCCGCCATCTCCGTTTTGTTCTTCCAATTCCAGAACTTTTTCATCAGGTTTATCCTCCTCTCTTTCATCGATAGGTGTATCTGCAAATGCCCCGGCATTTTTCAGCGGGAGCATATTGCCATTAATGAGGTACAGGTCACCGCCGTCTTCTGCCGGGATGCGGTCGAGGTTTTCCAGCTCCCGGATGTCGTTTGCAGACATCCAGCCGTTCTGGCGGCCGATGGCGTACCCGTTCATGCGAGACTGATAGTCTCCACGGAGCAGACCTTCCAGATTGAACTTCACGAAATACGCAGTTTTTTCGTCCTTCGACAGGAGCGTTCGCTGAATGGACTGTTCCCAGCGGATGACCCAGGGGTCAAGGGTGTATTTCACGAACTCCAAGGACTGCTGCTCAATATTAGAAAAGCTCGACTTTTCCAGGTCGCCAACCATGTGGGGCGGCACTCGGAAAATTCGAGCAATCTCATTGATTTGAAACTTTCGTGTTTCGAGAAACTGCGCCTGCTCCGGCGAGATACCGATGAGCGTGTACTTCATGCCTTCTTCCAGCACAGCAATCTTATTGGCATTGCCGCTGCCGCCGAAGGTGGACTGCCAGCTCTCCCGCACACGCTGCGGGTCTTTGATCGTGCCGGGGTGTTCCAGCACACCGCCCGGTGCGGCACCATTGGCGAAGAACTTTGCGCCGTACTCCTCACAGGCGATAGCCATGCCGATGGCGTTTTTCGCCATAGCGATGGGGCTGTAACCGACCAGACCGTCAAAGCCCAAGCCGGGGATATGCAGCACATCCGATGGCTGAAGCGTTACGGCAAAATCCTTATTTTTTATAGCTTCGTCCGATCCACGGTAATAGGTGTAGTACAGCCGACCGTTTTCGTCTCTGTCCACCGACATCTTATTCGGCATCAAAGGGTACAGAGCTACGATCTCATTTTTGCCGTTGCGAATGATCTGTGCATAAGCGTTACCCCAGAGGAGCAGATGTGTCATGAGTGTTTCGCGGAACACGAAAGAGCTCATCTCCGGGTTCGGCTCATCATGGAGCAGGTGGTAGAGCGGATGGTCAAGCGCCATTGCTTTGCCACCGCTGTCCGTGTATTTGTATAGGTGCAGCGGAAGCCCCGCCACAGCCTCAGACAGGATGCGGACACAGGAATATACGGCGGTCATCTGCATGGCTGAGCGCTCCGTCACCGCTTTGCCTGAGGTGGTACCGCCGAAGAAAAAGGCATAGTTGCTGCCCGTCGTGCGGTTTTGAGGCTTGTCCCTGGATTTGAACAGCCCTGAAAAAATACCCATTGACATCACTCTCCTTAAAAATGGGCAAAAGAAAAGCACCTGTCCGTAGACAGATGCTTTGAATCTTCAATTGTATCTATTTGCAAGTCCGAAAGTGTTCTGTTTAAGGAAGTTTCCGACTTGAACTGCAAAAACTTTTGATTTTGCTTCGAAAATGCAGTGTTTACTCGTCAAGCAGCCAGTCGATGAGGTTCTCGGATTTGATTCCGTCATAGGAAGCATCAAGACCCGGCTCAAGGGACAGCACGATTTTTTCGTAGTTGTCGCGGATACTTTGAAGCGGTGCAAGCTCCCGTTTGCGCACGTCCTCACTCATCATCGATTCCGTTACCTGAATATACTTTTTCTCGTCGGCGGTAGTTGCAATGAAGTCAACCTCGGCGTTGCCGATCTTGCCAATTGCTACATCATAGCCACGGCGAAGCAGTTCAAAGTAAACGACATTCTCGATGGCGTGACCGCTGTCCCGATTACGGAAGCCCAGCAGATAGTTGCGAAGTCCGATGTCAACGATATAGTATTTTCCGAGTGTACGGAGGTAGGCTTTGCCCTTGATGTCAAAGCGTTTGATCTCGTAGAAGAAGTAGCTCTCCAGAAGCGCATTCACGTATGCCTGCACCGTATGGGCGCTGGGCGCACCTTTGCGCTTGCCGTCCTCCAGAAGACCTTCGTTTACCAAAGTATTGCCGATAGAAGCAATAGAAACGCTGGAGCCGATATTATCCGCAAGGAACAGGATGATCTTACGAAGCAGCGTGGGGTCTGTGATCTGCTTTTGACCTCTGCGCTTTTCCCGTTCCAGAATGTCACGAATCACGACTGTGGAATAGATGCCATCGAGAAGCGACAGCGCCTTTTCCTGCTCCAACCCAACATCGGCAATGCCGGGCATTCCGCCGAAGCGCATATAGGCGTCAAAAACTTCTCGCAGTTCGTAGCGTTCACCGTTCTTATCAAATACCTGCTTGCGGCGTCCACCAAGGGCGCTTTGCGTTTCACGAACCTCAAAACCGTGAAAATCGAGGAACTCACGGAAAGAGAGCGGCAGCATTTTGATTTCGACGCACCTCCCGGAGAGATAGGTGGAATACTCCGAGGAAAGAAGATAGGCATTCGACCCGGTAACATAGATGTCGCAGTCAAAATCCACACGGAAGGCATTTATAGCATCCTCCCATGCTTCGATCCGCTGCAGCTCATCAAAGAAAAGGTACATCCGCTTTCCGAGGACAATGCGCTCTTTCACATAGCGGTAAATATCATCGGCGCTCATCCCTCGGAAATCGAAGGATTCAAAATTCATCTCAATGATCTGCTCCGGCTGAATACCGATATCTTTCAAATGCTGAACCATCAGCTTTAACAGGCTGGACTTGCCGCAGCGGCGAATGCCGGTGATTACCTTGACCGGCTCCGTATCCTGAAAGCCGATCAGTTTATTCAAATAGCCGTCACGCCGCCTGAGTTCATGGGAATCTATCATGTTTTCACACCTCCTGCGCTATTAGTATAGCATAAATCGGCGAGAAAATCAAGTAAATGCACCATAGTGCAAAAACTTTTTATATTCGACTAATTTTGCAGGGTTAAATGAACAACAGCCCACGGCTATCATAGACCGAAGCGCCGTTATCATTGCCGCAGCGGATAGCACGGTCAAGTGCCATGATCGTTGCCACGGCACCATCGATTTTCTCTGTGGATTTCTCTTTGTCCGGCTTGATGTTTCCGGCAGGGTCGGTGCGGATGAAGATGTTGTCCATCATCCAGCGGAGGACGGGGTGTCCACCGTGGGCAATTTTCTGCTCCAGCACCAGTTTCATCAGCTCCTTGGTGGGCGGGGACATATCCTTGAAGCCCTGTCCGAAAGGAACGACCGTGAAGCCCATGCCCTCAAGGTTCTGCACCATCTGCACAGCGCCCCAACGGTCGAAGGCAATCTCTCGAATATTAAAACGCTCACCCAGGCTCTCGATGAACTTCTCGATGTAGCCGTAATGAACAACATTACCCTCAGTGGTCTGTAAAAAGCCTTGCCGCTCCCATACATCGTATGGCACATGGTCGCGCCGGACTCGGAGTTCCAGGTTGTCCTCCGGTATCCAGAAGTACGGCAGGATGATGTACTTGTCATTCTCATCCTCCGGTGGAAACACCAGAACGAATGCCGTAATATCCGTTGTGGAGGACAAGTCCAGACCGCCGTAACAGACACGGCCTTCCAAATCGTCCTCGCTGACGGCGAACTCGCATTTGTCCCACTTATCCATCGGCATCCAGCGCACCGCCTGTTTGACCCATTGGTTCAGGCGAAGCTGGCGGAAGGAGTTCTCTTCACCGGGGTTCTGCTTTGCCGACTCGCAGGCGTCTTTGACCTTGTCGATGCCAACCGTGATGCCGAGGGACGGATTGGCTTTCTTCCAGACCTTCGGGTCCGTCCAATCGTCCGATTCCTCCGCACCGTAGATGACGGGATAGAAGGTGTGGTCGATCTTGCGTCCCTCAATGATGTCCTTGGCCTTCTGGTGGATCTCATAGCAGATGGACTTTGTATCGTTTCCGGCTGTAGTGATGAGGAAATACAGCGGCTGCATACGGGCGTCACCGGAGCCTTTGGTCATGACATCAAAGAGTTTGCGGTTGGGCTGGGTGTGCAGCTCGTCGAATACCACACCGTGTGTATTGAAGCCGTGCTTGTTGCCGACATCGGCGGAGAGCACCTGGTAGATACTACCCGTTGGCTGATAAATGAGCCGCTTCTGGGAATCCAGTATCTTGACCCGCTTGGAGAGTGCAGGACACATCCGCGCCATGTCAGCCGCCACATTGAAAACGATGGATGCTTGCTGACGGTCGGCGGCACAGCCGTAGACCTCGGCGCGTTCCTCTCCGTCACCGCAGGTGAGCAGAAGCGCCACGGCAGCGGCAAGTTCCGATTTGCCTTGCTTCTTGGGGATCTCGATGTAGGCGGTGTTGAACTGCCGATAGCCGTTGGGCTTGAGGACACCGAAAATGTCCCGGATGATCTGCTCCTGCCAGTCAATCAGCTCAAAGGGCTTTCTCGCCCAGGTACCCTTGGTATGGCAGAGGCTCTCGATGAACATCACAGCATAATCCGCAGCATCTGCATCGTAGTGGGAGGTTTTCTCCATGAACCTTGTGGGCTTATATGTTTTCAGTTTTCTCGTAATGCTCACCTCCAAGGCGCACAATTTCTTGTAATCTGTTGCTTTTAAGAATATTTTCGCATATAATATATGCAGTGATTTTTCTCGAAAAAATCATTCTCCACCCTTGAGACTCGATTAAATGCAGGAATAATCCGGCAAAAATCTGCCGGGTTCAGCTTAGAAGGTGACATATTGTCCGCTATTCCGTGCGTAGCCGAGGAGCAGTTGTCAAGGAGAAAGGAGAAACGGCCATGGCTATCAAAAAAAGCGTGTCCGCTAAGACACACACTCAAAAGCAGCTCGATGATTATGCCAATCAGCACAATCCGAACAACAAAGCCTACCAAGCCAGAATTGCAAACGAGAAAAAGGCCAAAAAGTCAACTCGTAAGCAGAAAGCAAAGCGGCAGGCAGCGTTGTTCGACGAACTTGGGTTGAACGCAGATCTTGACTGGATGTGCTACAGCAACCCCTATGATTTCGACTGATCTGCGCTTTTGAGCAGGAAAAGCATCTATCAGAAATGGTAGGTGCTTTTCATTTTTTCCAAAGGGTATAAAAAATAGCCGCCACCGAAATCGGTGCGACCTTCCGTATAACGAGCAGCAGCCCCTTTCGGAGCCGTTGCTTTGAGTTGTTGTAGCTTACCAGTTCTCGCTGTGGAGCAAAAGCTCCAGCGCAAGCTGCGTGTTCTCATCGGCGGGTTCGATGTCCCATCCTCTGTCGTAGTTGCAGACGATTTTGCCGTTCCGCTTGAGCATGAGCTTGGAAATGCGTCCGCCGTCGATACCCCACTCGGAGCCTTTGTCGTACTGCTTCATCCAGTAGTGAAAAACCTCGCCGTTTACCTTGATGCTGCTTTCTTTCCACATAACCGTGTACCTCCGTTTGTTTTGTTGTGAGTGTATATTACCGTCATGCCCGAGATATATCCAGTCATTTCGGAGAATATATTACACAATCATTCGGAGTAAAAACTGTGTATATTACAGCGGTTTGCATTCGCCCGTGAGGATGAAATGCACATACTCGCTGCGGTGTTCTTCGAGGAATACCACCAGCTCGTAAAACCGCATCTCATTGGCAATGTACTGTACCATCGGCACATCAAACATATTCGTGCGGCCGGTCTTGCGGATGGCGAGGATCTGCTCTCGGACTTTCTCAGTCATTGTCGCACCTCCGGCAGATGTCCTCGCCGTAAGCCACGCTCAGTCCGCAGCCGTTATCCCAGGCAACCATGATGCTGCCGATATCGTCCACACCTCGCACGGTGCCTTTCGTGCCGACAGGCGGTGCTTGGGGATCGTCCATCTGAACAAGCTCCACATGGGTGCCGACCGGATATTCTTCTCGGATACGCTCGACCGTCTCTTTACTCGGAAATCTCATGCTGCGCACCTCCGTTTCTGAAAGCCGAAGAGCCGGAGAGGTTCTTCAGCAGGATTTTTCGAGCGGTCTTGTATTCCGCACCGATAAAGCCGAGCCGCAGGAGAAAGCAGCGGAATGCATATTTCTCATTGTTGGTCGGCTTTTCCGTTGCGTTAATCCGTTTCTGATTCCGTGCCATCTCGCACAGCTTGCAGATGAAGGTGTCGTAGGCGTTCATCTCGTCCGGGGTTGGAGTTGCCGGGAACCAAGGGAAGGATACCTTCGTGTCCGTGATCTCCAACGGCAGATCGTCCACACCAAGGGCTTTCTTGATAAGACCACCCTTGGCGGCAATGAGTGCCTTGAGGGTTTCCAGATTGCTGTCGGTGAACAGACTCTTCGGCATGGAAATGCAGACGGCGCAAGGCTCGTCCTCGGCATCGGTGTGGCTCTGGTCGATGTCAAAGCCCTCATCGTAGATGTGCTGAAGAAGCCGCTCGATCACCTCGCTGTCGGCACGGTCATCAAAGGAAAGGCTGCCGTTTCGGTCGATGGTGAAGTAATCCACCTCATAGTTGAATGTAGGTGCGCCGCAGTATTTTGCTGGAACGCCGAGCCAGTCGGAAATAATCTGCACCAGGCGTTTTCGTTCTGCACCCTGTGCATGGATTGTAATCGTCATGTTCGTGACCTCCTTGTTTTATGGTAGTCACATATTACCGTCAGGTTGGGCACTTATCCAGCTATATCTGCACATTTCCGGTGTAGATTATATCGGCGCATTATCGCAGCCGGACTGTGCATACCACACAATTCCGCAGAGCACGAACCATACGCACGGAAGCGCCACGCCGTTGCCCCACATCTTATATTCCGCACTGTCGGAATACGGGTCTTTCAACCATTTTGCAACCTGCTTGTCGGACTTCATTTTGCAGCCGGTCACTTCGGAGTAGGTCTTGAACACCTTATGCCAGAAGTACATTTCCTCATCGGTCGGCTTTTCCGTGCCGAGGTCGGCACACCAGTTGTCCGGGAAACCTTGAAGTCTGGCGCACTCGGTGGGCGTCAAACGGCGGACGGTGTATCCGCTTTGGATAGCACCAGGTCCTTTTGCCACCAGTGTCGGCTGAAGCTCCTTTTCAAAGGTCGGAGCGAACTTGGCGTTCTGCCCTTGGTTGAAGGTATCTCTGCCGATGCCGTAGCAAACGGCGGTAGGGTCTTTGTAGTCCCGTGCGAGGACAGTCGGTGCTTTTTCCTTGGAAACCTGGGTGAAGCTGCCCGTTGTCATGCTGTACACGGCATGGCGGTCAACGGTATTGAGGGTGAAGGATACATCTTCGTTGATGCCATCGCCCTGTGGACCGTTCTTATCGTCTCGACCGATCATGGAGCCTTGCAGCACAAAGGTCTGCTGCTTCGTTCCGGCATTGGCACACACCACGGCGGAGCGGTCACCGAGGTCACGCACCTCATCACGCTGATTCTGCGTGAAAGCAACCACCGCAATTCCGCCCTGGTTGCAGGAGGGATTTCCGCCGTTGCCGTCAAGCGTCCGTGCGGTTTCCGCTTCGTAGATGCCGCTGTGGGGATTATCCGACTTCATGGCATTGGAGTCCTTGGAGGAGATCCCGAAGGGCTGAAGGACACAGGTGAAGTTGTCCTTGTCCGGCATCCGCTGACTGCCTCCGGCATTCTGCTTGGTGAGGGTCGGAGAAACCTGCCCACCGTCCCAGCCGCAAGGTTCAAATAGCGTCTGGTCGTTGTTGCAGGACAAGGTTGCCGATTTATTCTCTTGAATAAGCGCACCCTTGCCGCCGCCTTCGCAGCCGGAGCGGATCTTCATCACAAGCGGTACATTGTTGCCGCCCGTCCCCATGCGGGAGGTCAGCGTCTGCACATTGCCGTCCTCGGAGAGCTTAACCCTGCTGTCGGTCGGATGGTTTTCCAGTGCCACCGCCGCAGGAACTACACCCGCTCGGAGTGTGGGAGAACACTCTTCCTCATAGCCAATGGTACGGCTCTTGGCAGAATGCTCGGTGCAAAATCCTGCCGACTCCATCACGCAGGGCGGATGGTGTGCTTCTGCTCGGAGTGTGGAGGTAACCTCCTCTGTGATGTCCATGCGGTTGCCGCCCTGGTCATTCAGCACGATGCCGTTGCGACCAGTTGAGACTCCGCAGTTTACACCAAGCGTGGAAGAAACCTCCTCAGTCAGACTGCCGTTGTATCCGTCATAGCCTGTCGCTCCAACGCAAGGCGTAAAACTTCCGGCAGCTCTTTGCCACGAGCGGAAGCCCTCCGCAGAATACCCAGACAAGCCTTCTGACTCAAATAGTATTTCTCCGGCACTTCCGCCTGCAAGATCTGCGACAAGGTAGATGCGGCGTCTTCGCTGGGGAACTCCCCAGTATTGCGCGTCAAGAGTTCGGTACGCAACGCTCCATCCGTCTCCCATGTAAAGGTCGGCGTAGGGCCATCGTGCCTTTTCAGGCATAGGCACCTGGGCATTCGGCTCGACGATGCCGATGACCGCTTCGAGGACGGCTTTGAAGTCCTCGCCCTTGTTCGAGGAGAAGGCACCGGGAACATTCTCCCAACAGATCCATCTTGGATATTTGCCATCGGTGGCACACCTCATTTCTTTGATGATTCGGACGGCTTCATAGAAAAGGCTGGAACGGGAACCGTCCAAGCCATCCCTTCGGCCGGCAATGCTCATGTCCTGGCACGGGCTGCCGAAGGTGATGATGTCCACGGGTTCGATCTTGCCGCCGTCCATAGCGGAGATGTTCCCGTAGTACTTCATAAAAGGCAGGCGCTTGGTGGTCACTCGAATGGGAAACGGCTCGATCTCCGAAGCCCACACGGGAGTGATACCGGCAAGCAGCCCACCCAATGGGAAGCCCCCGGAGCCGTCAAACAGGCTTCCGAGGGTCAAAGTCTTATTCGTCATGGGGCGCTACCTCACTAAACTTGTATTCTTTCCCATCCCGCAGAACGCTGACCTTTTCATCCGTGCCAACCTGCTCGATGTATCTGCGGACAATGACATCGCAGAACTTCTCGTCCAGTTCGATGGTGCAGCAGATGCGGTCGGTCTGCTCACAGGCAATGAGCGTGGAACCGGAGCCGCCGAAGGGGTCAAGCACCACAGAGTTTGCCATAGAGCTGTTCTGAATGGGATAAGCTAAAAGCGCAATCGGCTTCATGGTGGGATGGTCGCCGTTCTTCTTGGGCTTGTCGAACTCCCAGATGGTGGACTCTTTGCGTCCGGTGTACCACTGATGCTTGCCCTTTTTCTTCCAACCATAAAGGCACGGCTCGTGCTGCCACTGATATGGAGAGCGACCCAGCACCAGGGATTGCTTCTTCCAGATACAGCAGCCGGAGAGGTAGAATCCGGCAGCATCAAAGGCTTTTCGGAAGTTCAACCCTTCAGTATCGGCGTGGAACACATAGATGGAGGCATCGTCCGCCATGACCTTCTCCATATTGGAAAAGGCATCGAAGAGGAAGTCGAAAAACTTCTCCGATGCCATGTTGTCGTTTTTGATTTTCCCGGCGCTGCCCTCGTAATTTACATTGTAGGGCGGGTCGGTGATAACGAGGTTTGCCTTGCGGCTGTCCATGAGGGCGGTGTAGGTTTCCTCTTTTGTACTGTCGCCGCAGATGAGTCGGTGCCGTCCCAGCGTCCAGATGTCGCCGGACTTCGTGAAGGTCGGCTTTTGCAGCTCGGCATCCACATCAAAATCATCCTCTTCAGCTTCAATGCCGTCATCAAACAGCTTCGACAGCTCCTTTTCGTCAAAGCCGGTGAGGAGCGGGTCAAAGTCCGCCGCCTGTAAGGACTCGATCTCCACACGCAGAAGTTCTTCATCCCAGCCTGCGTCCATTGCCATGCGATTGTCGGCGATGATGTAGGCCTTCTTCTGGGCTTCCGTAAGGTGGTCGGCAAAGACGCACGGCACCTCAGAAATGCCTTCCTCCTTGGCGGCAAGAATACGACCGTGACCGGCAATAACACCATAGTCACGGTCGATAATAACGGGATTGATGAAGCCAAACTCACGCAGTGAGGAGCGGAGCTTATTGATCTGCTCCGGGCTGTGTGTCCGGGCGTTATTGACATAGGGAACCAGCTTCGTGATAGGTACGAGCTGCATCTCGGTCGTTGTTTTCATCAGACCAGCCCCCATTCCGCAAACTGCTCGAAGCCGCCGACCGAGCGGATGTAGTTTCGAGCAATCTCCACGATTTTCTCATACGGTCTGCCGTCCACGGTATCATCACCGATGGCACAGCAGAGCATCACAGGTTCACCGATCTCCTGGGCTTTAAGGAAAGCGTAGATATTCACGGACACATCTGCCTTGGACAGATCTTTGCCGTGCAGACCGCCGCCGGTCACCGAGTCAGCCATATCCGAGCCGAGCTTGCGGTTGGTAGCGCCGGTGTCCACATCGGTGCCGCCCGTCCAGTCGCCGAGCGGGTTGATCTCCGCATCGGGATACAGCTTTCGGAGCGCATCCGAAGGGACATTGCTCTGACAGAGGATGAGCCTGTCGCCATCCAGAATATACTTCCCGTCATAGGGATACACGGAGAAAATGTCCCGTGCGATCTGCGAGAGCTTTTTCTGTTCCCCGGTCACGGGAATTCCCTTAAAGATGCCGTTATCGCCACAGTGGACACCACCTGCCTGGTTGTCGGCGAGGTGACCGTCCTGCGGCACTTCCACATAGTCCACGGTAAGGTTTCCGGCAATGCGGTGAACTACGGCGGTCACATCTACTTCGTCCAGCTTGACGGAGGTTTCCGCAATAATGTGGCACACGCCGTGGCCGATGAGGACTTCAACAGCGATGCGGGGATTTTCTGCTTTCTTGTATGCCAGGTCAACGAGCGCACCGGCGATTCTGTCTGCCACCTTATCCGGGTGGCACGGATTTACTTTTTCAAACATGATGGGTACCTTCCTATTGAAATTTTTCGTAATCTTGGTATAATTGAAATGGGTCGATGTCTACTCCTTCCCGATCCACCAGACCAAGGGTCCGCAAGGACAGCAGCAAACGAGAAAGAACGTACCAAAGGAAGGAGAGTGCATATGAGTAACTTTTTAACGGAAATCACGGAACTGTTTCGCTACGCAAAAACCTATAAACTTTCAACCGTAACCTTGAAAACGCCAATCATTGATTTCTCGTTTGCTCCTTCGACTATTCTGCAGCCTTCTTAATGAGGGCTGCTTTTTTTACCCCTTTCTCGCACGAAGCAGGCGCTCCATAAGGTCGTCCTGCGGCGTTGGCTCGCCGTATTCCGTGCTGCAGTTTTCTTTTACGATTTGGAAAATCTCATTCCAAAGCCGCACCGCCTGGTTCATGTAGTTGATGCCGATGTTGATAAACGGGGACGGGATCGGCTTTCCCGTGGTGGGGTGCTTGGAGAGGAAACCCATGCGGTTGGTCATTTCCTCGCACTGCACCCAGCGGGCGGAACACATGGCGTAGCGCTCCAAGAGCTGCGGCGACACCTTTGCGGCACAGCCGATGCCTTTGAGCCACTGCCAGGTTTCCGTGTAGATTTCCTGCGCCTGCAGGACGCTGCCGTCCCGCTGCTCGGCAGAAAGAAAATCGTGGGGCTTCGGCATAGCAACACCCTCGACTTCGGGAATATCCAGCACTTCAAGTTTTCTGCCGCCGGGATTACCGTTTTCGGCTTTGTCCTTGACTGCGGATTTCTTCCTTCCCGCACCGGGTCTTGCACCGCCGCGCCCGCCTGTGTTATTCGATTTTGTGGGCATCTGTGACCTCCTTTCCAGTGGCAGACAAGCCGCTGCCTTTAATTACCCTTTTGATTTCGCCTTTTTCGCACACGTGACCCCGGGCCGTTGCCCGACCGAAAAGGTCCCGGAGATTTTCATCCCCCTACCGGTCGCCGAGGTCGTGGTGGATCTTGGTGTGGCAGGACTGACAGAGGCTCATAAGGTTGTCCCTTGCGTGAGTGCCGCCTTTGGAAACGGGCAGAATGTGGTGAACTTCCTGTACCGGGGTCAGCCGACCTTCCTTGAGACACATCTCACAGAGGGGGTGCTCCGCCGCATAGCGGTCACGGATGCGTTTCCATGCTCTGCCGTACTTGCGATTGACATCGGTACTACGCTCGTATTTGTCGTATTTGCGGCGTTCCTCCACACGGTGCTGTTCGCAGAACTGCCCTTCACAGAGGTTGGGGCAGCCGGGATGAGAACACGGGCGCAGTGGTTTTCTTGGCATCTCTTCACCTCCTTGGGGGTATGAAAAAAGCCCTCGAAGGATTGCTCCCTCGAAGGCTCGTCTTTATATTCTTTGCTGATTATATCATACCATAATGTGGCGGTGGACATCTACGGACAAAGCAGGACATTTCGGGCGCATTTATATGACGATGGGTTTTTCGGGGACTTTTACCTTGAGGAGAGCCTCACCGTGCCAGCGGCGAATGGTTCTCGCATCGGCATTCAGTTCGTTTCCTATCTGCTCCCATGTGCAGTTGTGGATGTAACGGTAACGGAGAACGAGCCGCTCATCCGTATTCTGCACAGCTTCAATGACCGTTCGTATCTGCTTTTTCAGACAGACAAGGGTGTCGATTTCCTTGTTGATGGTATCCTCCAAGTCCATGATTTTCTCAAGGCTCCGTACAAAGGGGGCTTCCGTACTGCGGGAAGTCTGCACCTTTTCGCCCCATGACGGCGAGGATATACTGTTTGCCATTTCACGAAGCATGGTGACCTCTTCGATATTAGAGTTGATACGCTGATCGAGGCGGTATGCCTGACTCAAGTATTCTTTTGCCGTCATGCCGCCACCTCCATTTGCAGTTTTCGCATCAGAAGCTTTCCATCAACCGAAGTCAATGTGCTGTACCACGAGGAACGGAAGAAACTCTCACAATCATTCCTCGTCTGCTTTGCTTCTGCATCCCTCGGATATTTTTTCAGCTTTTTCAGGGCTTTCAAATAGTCCTTCGCCGCTTGGATCACGATGGCATTTGCCAGTTCCTCAAAAGGGGTCATATTCTGTACCTCCGAATTTTTTATATTTCTCGGATTGGCACGGATTTTCATAGATTGTCACAGATTGGCCTTAACTGCCGCTATCAATGCGGACTGCGTTTTGTCCTTCCGCTGAAGGGCTTTCATAATGTCCTCGTCAATGGTGCCGGCGGTAATGATATGCATGACCACCACGGTGTCGGAGATCTGACCTTGCCGCCACAGCCTTGCGTTCGTCTGACTGTAAAGCTCAAGGCTCCAGGTCATGCCGAACCACACGATGGTGCTGCCGCCGCTTTGAAGATTCAGCCCGTGTCCTGCAGATGCCGGATGGATAAGGGCAACGGGAAGCTCGCCGCTGTTCCATCTGCGGATACTTTCGGAACTGTCCATCCTCGAAAACGGGATATGCAGTTCGTGCAGCCGTTTTTCAATGCGGTCACAGTCGGACTGGTACCAGTACGCCACCAGAAGAGGTTTTCCGTTGGCGGCTTCTATGATGTCCTCCAAAGCGTCCAGTTTGCGGTCGTGGATGAGATGGCACTCGCCGAACTCGTCATAAATCGCACCGTTTGCCATCTGCGTCAGCTTTCCGCAGAGGACGGCGGCATTGGCGGCAGTGATCTCCTTGTCCTTGCCGAGCTTCATCACATACTCGGATTTGAAATCCTCATAGGTCCGGGTTTCCGCATCGCTCATAACGGCGGGATACGCTGTGCTGACCAGTTCCGGCATTTTGAGATGGTCGGTGGACTTCATCGAAATGGTGATGTCGGAGATTGCATCATATATGGCTTGTTCGGCGAACGGCAGCGGCTTATAGGAATACACGATCTGACCGTTGCGCTTGTCAGGGGTGAAGTAGTTGAGACGGTAGTTGGAGATGAACCGTCCGAGGCGTTTGCCCATATCCAGAACCCGGAACTCTGCCCATAAGTCCATCAGACCGTTTCCGGCAGGAGTGCCGGTCAGACCCACGATGCGTTTTATGAGAGGTCTGACTTTCAGCAGGCTCTTGAACCGCTTTGCCTTGCCGTTCTTGAAGGAGGAAAGCTCATCGATTACCACCATATCGAAGTCGAACGGGATGCCGCTTTCCTCGATGAGCCATGAGACATTCTCACGGTTGATTATGTAGATGTGGGCTTTCTTTCGGAGAGCCGCTTTGCGTTCGACCTCGGTGCCGACGGCCACGGAGCAGATGAGGTGCCGGAGATGATCCCACTTATCGACCTCGGCAATCCATGTATCCCGTGCCACACGCAGCGGAGCGATAACGATAACCTTCCGTACATCGAAGCTGTCGAAAAGGAGGTCGTTGATGGCGGTCAGCGTGATGCTTGTCTTACCCAAGCCCATATCCAGCAGGACGGCGGCGATGGGGTTTTCCTTGATGAAGTTGATGGCATATTTCTGATAGTCATGCGGTTCGTATATCATCGAGAATCCCTCCGATCTGGTTCATATCGTTAAGGAGATACACCTTGAAACCGAGATGCTGAAGCAAGCCATGCCTTGATACCTGCAACGGACGGGGCTTTTTTCCCGGAGCCTTTACTTCCACAAATGCAAACTTCCCATAAGGAAGAAGCACGATGCGGTCGGGCATTCCGTCAAAACCTGGGCTGACGAACTTGGGCGCGATACCTCCCATATTTTTCACGGCTTTGACGAGACCCTGTTCTATCTGTTTTTCGCTTTTCATATTTTTCCTTTCTGGAACAACGGAACGAGTAGAACAACCATTTCCTTATATTCCTATACGTGCGTATATGCGGGTCTTTATCTCTTTATCGCCGAATAAATATAAGGGAAAAAGTTGTTCCTGTTCCGCATCTTGTTCCGCAGTTAGCCTTTTTCGTAAATTCGCTGCTTACCGTAGAGGGGCAGTCGTTTGGCGGCGGCACCGCGTTTCCAACCGGGAATCTGCGTCATAAGGGCAGCGATGGCATAGCTGTCGGCAGACTTCAGTTCGGAGAGGTTCTTGCCGAAGCACTCGCACCATATTTCCGCATTGGATACGGTCGTGCGTTCCGTGGCGCCTTTGACAGCGGTCGGATCGCCGGAGAGGAAACTGCGACGGGCATACGCATCCATATCGTCCCATCCTTCGGGAAGGAGGGTGTTCAGATACTCCTCGACCATGCCGACACGTTCGTCCACCTCCATAGCGTTCCGCTGCGCCTTCTCGGACTCGGCGAGGATATCGCCTTCGAGATACAGCTTTTCGCCGGACTCCCAGATGGCCTTCGCCTCTGCCCAGAACTGATCGCGGTCTGCCTGGGTGAAGTGCCAGCTCTGCTTCTGTGTTTTCTGATGCACTTTGATGATCCAGAAACGGCGGTTGCCCGTGATGTCACGGAGGTAGCCCCGTTCGCCGTTGACCGTACCGATTATGACACACTGGCGGGGGTGGCTTTCTACCACTCTGCCGTAGCTCGGACGGTATTTGTCATCGGAGGTGGAGAGGAATGATTTCACCTTTTCAATGTCAGCTTTCTTCATTCCGGCAAGCTCTCCGATTTCGACCACCCAGAAGCCCTGCAGCTTTTCCGCTCCGGCTTTATCATCCATATCGGTCAGCGAGAGGGATTCAGAGTAGTATTCGGGCGTGACGAGGTCTTTTACGATGGAGCTTTTGCCGATGCCCTGTTCGCCGTCAAGGACGGGAACGCAGTCGAACTTGATGCCGGGACACATGACTCTCGCAACAGCGGCGGCGAAGGTCTTTCTCGTGACGGTGCGAACGTACTCCGTATCGTCTGCCTGCAGATATTTGATGAACAGTTCTTCGACACGCTTCACGCCGTCCCACTTGGGGAGCCCGTTGAGGTAGTCCCTCACAGGATGGAAATGGCGGTCATCCGCCACCTTGGTAAAGGAGACATCGTAGTTTCGGGTAGTGAACTCGCCGTAACGGATATCTACGAGCGATTTAAGCTGTGCGGTGTCGGCATCCCGCCAGAAGGAATTACCTTCGGGACGTTCCCACGGCAGTTCGCCTGTGACTTGGATGCGATTCGCCATATCGTTGAAAGCGAAGCCTTGCAAGTCGGGATCGTTTTCAAGGATGAGGTTCAAGTTCCACACGCTGTTTTCCAATGCCCCGGAACGAGGAACGAAATGAAGCCGCTTGTGCCAGTCGGCATCATCGGAGAAATCCTCTCCGGCTTGAGCAATACGCTCGGCGGTAAGGCACTCCTTGACCGTATCGTCTGCGAGGGCGAGTTCGGTCATCTGCTTGAAGGATTTCTTCTCGTCATCATCGCCGAAGCGGTGAATACGGACGAGGTCGAATGCGTTCAGCAGTTTCCCGCAGGCGGGGTCGGTGGCGTGGTGGCTGTATGCGAACTTGTCATCATAGATCACGACGCCTGCAGACGAGTCGGCGGGGATATAGTCGTAACGACCCTCCATAGCGGAAGGCTCATATACATCGGCGAGGTATGTTTCGATAACGGCGGTGATGCCGTAGGCACGGCAGAACGCACCGACCACACCGGGCTTGGTGAGAGGGTCTTCCTGTTTTTTGCCGCTTGCCTCACGGACGGAACTTTCACGGGAGGAGGTCGGAAGCAGAGAGCAGTCCTTCCAGTTCGGATGAGCGGAAAGAATGGTATCCGGGTCGAGCCATTCGCCATCGGTGGTCTTGCTGATGTACTCTCCGTTTGCCGGAGTTGTCGGCCAATACATGAGCTGACTCGGCTTGTAGGAGCATTCATCAAACCGGTCGATGCCCCAATCGGCGGCGAAGTATCTGGCAAGAGCTACGTACTCGTCCGGGGTGATGTCCCTCGTCAGCGGCACGATGATGCGGCAGCGAGGCTGTTCCGGTGTATGCCCATGGGTGGTATAGAGACAGGATGCGTACTGGCACTCGGCGGTGAACTTGTCGATGAAACCAATCTCGGCATGGTCTGCGTCCATCGTCAGCATGGAACGGCAAGCCACGGTCTCACGCTTACGGCGGTTGCCTTTGAGATTGCCACCGACAAAGCCTCCTTTGTCCTTGGCACGGTCACGGTCGTCCTTCTTGAGTTTCGGATATTCCTCCATGGATTCGGTCGTGCGGATGGTGGTTTTCAGCCTTTCGCACAAGTCTTCCCACGTGGTGGTTTTATTCGCCCAGGTCTTTGCGTAGCAGCTATTGCCGTAGGCGATTGGCAGGTCACGCATTTTGGGTTACCTCCTTAAGGTCGGAATTAAAATATCGGATGGCATAGTTCTTACGCTTGGCTCGGTCAATTTCGGCAGCCATGCCGCTTGAAATCAGATCTCCGAAGACCCATAATTCGGCGCACTTGCTCATCAGCACATTTCCGAAGAACATGGCAAGCTCACGCTCTTTCGGATTGCTGTCATCCATGAACTGCGGAAACAGCAGATGCGGAGCGATGGGGAGATAGCCGCTGTCCACGGCGAATCTGCTGTATCTTTGTGCCGCCTTGACGTTTGTCTCCACATCTCCGGCATAGGGTGAGCAGATATACACAACAGGTCTGAATGCGAAGAACGCTTTTTCCTCTTTTATAATGTTTGTCATTGCCTCGTATGCGGTGGGGTCGTAATAGCCCTCCGCATTGAACTTGTTTATTCCCATAGGATTTACCTCAATCTTTCTTATAGAATTCCGTTATATAGCCGTCTGCCCGGAGGAGCAGTCCATTTGCCCACGGCGGTGTTCTGCCCATCTGCTCACAGATAGTGTCAAGGGATACACGGGGGTCGGCTTCGATCACAAGCTCATCGTGGATATGCATCGTGACCGAACAGCAGCGAAGGGTCTTCATGGCGTAGCAAAGGATGTCCCTCGCCGTTGCCTGAACGATGTTCTCCACGAACTTGGGACCATAGCTGTCGAGCCGTTCCCATTTTTTTGTGCCGCCGACACCTTCATAGGTGATGCAGGAGCCGCCGAACCTGTTTTCACCGATTTTCGGTTTGACATAGTTCAGCATTCTGCCGGACGGAAGGAGTATGGAGAGCATTCCGCTGCGGCGGAGAAAGCGAATGCCGTGTGTTTCGGCGGTGGTCTTATCCCGGACGGCAGTCAGCACGGCACGGTCAACATCCCACCAGAACTTGACGATGTTGGGGTTTGCCGCCCTCCAAGCCTGAACAAGCGGCTGAAGCTCCTCTTCGGTCAAGCCCATCTCTAATGCTCCCATTGCCTTCAAAGCACCCACGGAGCCGCCGTAGCCGAGAGCCAGTTCAGCGATTTTGCCTTTCTGACGGAGGTGTCCGTTGACACCGTGCTTTTCGACCGGCACTCGAAACATCTGCGATGCTGAAGCGCAGTAGATGTCTTTGCCTTCGGCGAAGACCTCCTGCCGCCACGACTCTCCGGCGAACCATGCGATGACCCTCGCTTCGATTGCGGAGAAGTCAGCCACATAGAACATCGCACCCTCACGGGGAATGAAGGCGGTGCGGATGAGCTGCGACAGCGTGTCCGGAACATCCTCATACAGCATTTTCACGGCTTCATAATTGCCGCTGCGGACAAGTCCTCTCGCTTCGGCAAGGTCGGACAGATGGTTCTGGGGCAGGTTCTGCATTTGAATGAGCCTGCCTGCCCATCGCCCGGTACGGTTGGCACCGTAAAACTGAAACATCCCTCTGGCTCTGCCGTCCGAACACACAGCGTTCTGCATCGCCTGATACTTTTTCACCGAGGACTTGGCAAGCTGCTGACGGAGAACAAGGGCATCGGCGAGTTCCGGCGGTGCGGTCTTCAGCATTTCGTTGACGACCTTCTTGCCGAGACTATCGGTTTCCAGACCGTTGTCGGCAAGCCATGACCGCATCTGCGATACCGAGTTGGGATTCTCAAGCTCCGTGATGCGGCGCATATCCTCCATCAGTTCCTGCCTTGAGGCGGCATCCATGCGGATGGCTGTATCTACAAGGGGGATGTCCAGCCGAACCCCGCGATCATTGATTTCTTGATCGAGGTGATATTCATCCCACACGAACTCCGGCACGGGGAACTTCGTGAGCTTCTGCTGTATGCCCATTTCAGTTTCAACATCTCGGCGGTTATAGGATTTGAAGAGTGACCACTTCTCCGGGGCATCTTCCGGGCGGTTACGTGTTCTGCCGCCGTTGCTCTTGGTCGGAGTACACGGTGAGCAGAAATATTTGATGAGTTCCTTGCCCTCGGTCAGCTTCTGTTTGTCGAGGTTCAGCACCGCACCGACACCCTGTAGTGAAAGCGGCAGTCCCATATATGCCGCCCACACCATCGTGCATCGCCAGGAAGACGGGTCGAGGTATTTGCCCGTGGGCAGCCCGAGATGTCGAGAGAGACACACTCGTTCAAAATTGGCATTGAAGGCGAACTTCAGCACATTTTCATCGGTCAGCGAGGCGGAAATGTCTGCCGGTATTTTTTCGCCGAGAGCCAGATCGACCACATGGACTTCGCCGCCGTCAACAGCATAACCGAAGAGCAAAACCTCGAAGTCAGGGTCTTCCGCGTATTTGTAGACACCGCACTTGCCGAGGTCGGTGCCGCTGTATGTTTCGATATCAATACTTACGGTTTTCAAGAGTTGTCACCTCGCATAGCCGTAAAGGGCGGCAGGATCGCTCCCACCGCCCACGGCGGTTGATTACTTAAATTCCTTCATGCGCATCTCGTGGTATTCGAGGTCACGCTTTTCGCGCTCTTCCTCACGCTTCGCCCTGCGGCGATTGTCGAAGATGTCAGCAATGGAGTGGATCAGAAAGGTCACTCCGAGAAGAGCGTAGATGGACAGGAGTCCGATGCAGAGGATTGTGATAATCATTTCGCTCATGACTTAGCCCTCCTTACGCCAGAAAATCGTCATCGTCATCGGTGTCGAAGTCGGATTCAGCCGAAGCCTTACCGCCGAGGGGTTCACCGTCACGAATCTTCTGAAGGTTGTTAAGACCGCAGGCAATGCCGCGATTTCCGTTGCTGTTGAAAGCGTAGAAGTTGATGGAGGCTCTGCCGTACACGCCGGAGTAGACCTCGCTGCGGACGAGGATGGGATTGCGGTCAGCGTCCACGATGCCGGGAGCGGTGGTGGAGTTGGCATTCACGAAGTAGCATCCTGCGTAGGCGGGATCATCGGGGCGTTCGGTATCGCCGTCACGCAGAGGGTTCTTGATGACGGAGAGAGCCGGGACGGACTTGCCGTTGCCCTTGAGCTTCGCCTCGCCCTCATGGTAGGCGGCTTCGATGGCAGCCTTGATCTTCTGGACGGTAACGGTATCGCTCTTGGGGATGATGAGGGAAACGCTGAACTTGGGTGTGCCGCCGTTGATGGACTTGGCTTCCCAGACGTTTGCGTAAGACCAGCGGGTGTCCTTGCCGGTGATGACCTTCATGGGGTTGTTGACTTTGGTGGTGTTGTTAGACATAATCGTTTACTCCTTTAATTTTCAAAATCTGATGCCGCTGTGTTCATAGCCGGACGCTTGTCGGACATCGGAACGAGCGTGGGCTTTCCCTGGGGCTTCGTGATGAAGCGGCCGAGGATTTCGTCAAACTTGGCTTTGCCAAGCGTTTTCTGCATCTCGGTAATGCCGAGCAGTTTCTGTTCATAGGGGTCGTGACCGGCGGCAATGACCGCAGCGGCTACAAGCCTTTCATCGGTGTACTTGCGGTTGGAGCGTCCCTCGACAACCTTCCATCCGTTCCACGCCTTACCGCTGATGGCGGCTTGCAGGGCGTATTCCTTGATGTCGTTTGCCCAGGAGACGAGGTCGTCGACCTTGGAGAGGACCTCTTCGACTTCCTCATCCGTGAGGAGCGGAGGTTCGGCGAAGTCATAGGCAGCAAGCGCGAGGTTCGCTCTGGCACGTTCCCGGCAGTCCGCTTTCGCCTTGCAGAACCGACACCACTCGCCGCAATGGAACTCACCCTCGCCCTTGAAGGCAAGCTCGGCAGTCGGCTTCAGAACGGTCTCTGCCCATTCGAGAAGCTCGGCGGTCGAAACGGTGTAGGTGCTGACGTTGGAGCGGCGGGGCTGATAGATGGTCATCGTGACCGTGTCGATGTCATAGAGAGCATCGAAGAGCTCCAGAGCGCCGAGGGCATACAGCATCATCTGCGGGTTGTGGTCTGCGGAGACCTCCACGCCCTTGCCGTGCTTGTAATCCACGATGTTGAGGGTGCCGTCAGCGATGAGGACGCAGTCCCCGGTGCCGAAACCGCTCTCGACATATTTGGAATAGTCGAGCCGTTGCTCAATCAGCACGATGGGGTCGGTTGTGACCTTCTTCGCTTCGGCGAGAAGTTCAAGCACATAGGCGGCATAACCGCTGGCGCATTCCTCCATCTCCTCGTTGTACCAGGTGAGGTTTTCGGTGGGGTCTTCAGACGGAATGCCCAGAACCGTCTTGAGCTTGTGTTCGCACAGGCTGTGGGCGTCCGTTCCCTCGGCGGCGAAGTCGCTGCCCCTGTCCTCGTAGTTCTCGCCGAGCCTCGCGGACGGAGGGCAGTTCAGCCACCTGTGGGATGAGGACGCGGATAGCAGTGCGTGATTACCCATTTTCGAGTCCCTCCGCATCCTTGATCAGAGCGGCGTACTCCGTAGGGTCGACGCCGGAGAGCGTTGCCGCGCCATGCTGACGGAGCAATTCCTTTACCTGCGCGGTGAAGCCACGGCTGGACATCTCTGCGAGGATCGCACGGACGTCTTCTTTGGTAGGAGCCGGCTCGGTCGGTGTTGCCGGAGCTTCGGCGGTCTTGCCACTGAACATCTCCGAAAGGGTGTCAGCCGCATCGTTAATGGCGGCAGCCGCAGTTCGCAGATCTCTGATCACGGCATCCAGTTCGCTCATTTTTGACATCTTTGTACGCTCCTTCCTTGATTTGCTTTTCTCTCACCGCGAGGGTGACTTTCTTTGCCAGTGTTGCCGACACGATGATGAAGTCGAGCAGAACATCAACGAGTTCTTCCTCCGGCTTCAGAGCATCTCGCTTTACTTCGTTCATTCGTTTTCACCTCCCGAAGGAGCGGTATCGTTTTGCTCCTTACACTCTCCCATGAACATGAGAAGTGCATTTCGGAAAAAATCCGGGAAACTTTTTTCAAAAAATATCCGGGAATTCTTTTTCGAGGACGGCTTTGACCTTTTTTAATCTGTAGGCGAAGGTCTTTCTGCCGATCCCAATGCGTTCGCCGATGGCATCCTCTGATAACCCCTCAAGCCGCAGCTCGCCGATTTTGATTGCCTCCGGCATCAGGTCCGTAAGCCGAGCGTACAGAGCTTTCATTTCGGAAGCCTCGATGATGATGTCTTCGAGCAACGGCGAATCGTCCGGGATTTCATCCACCCAGGCAGTTTCGTTTCCTTCGTCATCGGTTTCGGTGTAATCGAGGGAACGCGTATCGCCCATGCGGTGGAAGGGGCAAGTCAGACAGTCCATATCGCAGGTGAGCCGCTTGCTTGCGGGACACACGCAGCGACCGTGCCTCTGCTGACGGATTCGGTAGATATTGATGTCGTGGTAGTAGGCATCGAATTCTTCCTTGTTGACAGGGATGCTCTCTTTCGTGGAGCGGATGTAGATGGTGTACTGCTTGTCTTTCTTTATCATAAAAAAGTCCTCCGATTTTCGATTTCTCGAAACGGAGGACTCTGGGTTCGGCTGCAAAAAGGGTGCAGAAAATTAACCACAGCCCGACAGAGAGATTCTCCGTTTCGGTCTGCGGCAACCCGCTCAAAAGGCAGCCGTCATTATTAACTTGTCCGCCGTGAGCCGTTGAGCCATCAGTGATCAAGTGATGCGGTATCCGGCGGTGAGCAGTTTTTCGTCTTACTCAGGGCAGTTGGTCTTAGCCAAGGTCAGCTTCAATGGCATATAAATCGCTGAAAACTTCGGGCAGATCGCTCGGGTTTAAATCTTCAATGCCATGTGCGCCATATCTTTCAAACACGGATCTGACTACACTGCTGTCGAGCTTGGTGTCTATTACAGAAACAGACTGTTCGATGCTTGCTATGTAGTCAGCATTACTTACATTTGACATCATTTGCCTCCTATGTCCGGCTCCTATCCAGCAGGAGGCCGTGGTATTTCGTCAGACTCACTGGATTGCCACGGATCAAATGGCTTTTGCCTAACGGTGCATTCAGAGAGAAATCTAAGCGAAAGCACAAATATTCGCCTAAGGTCATTGATTTCTGCGTGGTAACATGGTATAATAAGATATCAATGTAATGCTGGCTTTGTTTGGCTGAGTTCTCTCTGAACTACAATCAAATTTTAACGGATCACGACCCAAAAGTATTTGCCACCGCTTTGCCACTGTTTTGCCAGCGTTTTTCCGTGGTATGTGAAAGGAGAAGCAAGAAGATGAATGAATTGAATATATCTTCATATATCCGAATCATGCAGCCGGGATTTAAAACACACGATAAGCAGGAGGCGGCGGGCGTATTTCTTCTTAGTTCTATCAACGATCAGGAATATGTCTCTAATAACGGGTATTGGACGAGCAACCTTAGCTCCAAAAAAATTAGCCGTCTTGTGAGTCAGGATGACCCCGTCCCCGATGGACTCCGGCAAGCATCCATGGAGCAAACGGTTATTGATGCCACTGTTGCGTACTTCAAAAAAGAAGTGATGCCGGATCTGAATCCACATCTGAAGGATGACACTATTGACAAAATGGTCAAGCTGATAAGCATAGATATGACCATACCTGAAAGCAAAAAGAAAAGCCTCATGGCATTCCATGAGACTGGTGATGATGCTACATTTCTTGCAGAAGTATTTTTAGAAGCAGAGCAATACTGTTGAATATCAGGATGCTCCTTTGCTTGCCGAAGCAAACTACGAGTGTCCGCTTTGCCACAAAAAGTTGGTAGACTCTATAAAGGGGCAAGCAGTAAAAAAATATAGGATTACACAGGTTTTTCCCGCAGGGCTAAAAGAAGAGACAGCAGCAGAATTTGCTGCCGTCTATCCCATTCCGTTGAAGCTCGATGCACTGGACAATCTCATCGCTCTTGACGAGGATTGTGCAGAGCGATACCTTCTGAGTCCTACTGTCGAAGAGTACGGCAAACTACATGAAATTAAAACACAGCTTACAAAGAATTATGCGGCGAAACTGTCCGTAAACGATGTGCAGCTTGAAGATGATATCCGAACTATACTCAGTGCCCTGGGCACCATAAAAAACGCATCGGAACTTGTCGAACTTGAGTATGAGGCTTTGCGCATAGATGAGAAGTTTGATGCTGAAAACTTCATCTTAAAAAATGAGACACAGATGCAGGTGGTAACTTATTACCGATACATAGAGAAGGTTTTCTCAAATTCAAATGCTGATTTTGACATGATAGCGTCCGAAATTAAAGTTAGTTCCATGAAACTGGAAAAAGCCGGTTTGTCACAACAAGATGTAATCAGCCAGCTATCAGAGTGGATACGAAACAAGGCTGGGCTTGGAACGGAAAGCCTCTTGGCTTGCAACATCGTTGTATCCTTTTTTATACAGAATTGTGAGGTGTTTCATAAATGAAAATGCCGAATAAGGTGACGCCATACAAAGAAAGCAGTATCGCAAAATTCCCGGTAATTCTTGAACTTCTCGAAAAGAAGAATATGACACCATCAGAACTGTTTTCCAAGGTGAGGAAGAATAAGATCCAGAGCATCGACGAGTTTGTAGAGATTATAGATTGTCTCTATGCCATGCATAAAATAGAAATCGACGGGGAGGTGCTTCATTATGTTGGTTGAAGTAAGGTGCGACAAATTTGTCAGCAACGGTAAAACCAGAGAACCGATTCGTTTTCATGCCGGGCTTAACGCCGTTCTCGGAGATGACAACGGCTCAAACTCCATCGGAAAATCCACTTTTCTCATGATTCTGGACTTCGTATTTGGTGGTTCCGACTATGTCAAAAAATGCGTTGATGTTCAGGAGAATGTCAAGGAACATACCATTTGTTTTGCCTTCAGCTTTGATGGACAGACGTATTACTTTTCAAGAAATACGGTCGACTATAACAATGTCGTGAAATGTAATGCTGAATATCAAGCATTGCCGGATGAAGATCCGCTATCACTTCAGCAGTATGGAGAATTTCTCTGCGAACATTATGCCTTGTCAGCAGAGGGGATAACTTGGCGTGGAGCAATCGCAAGGTTTATTCGAGTTTATAAAAGAGACACTTTGGATGAAGAGCGCCCTTTGCGCTCATCCAAAGACGAGAAGACGGCCGACGCTATCAAAGGATATATGCGCCTATTTGACAGATACTCATCTGTCGAGGCACAGATAAAGCAGGCCGCTGTGGCTGAAGATGAAAAAGAAGCATTTCGTAAGTCTACGCAGGAATACAATCATATCCGTGCCGCAAAAAATGATAAGGAAAAAGAGGCAAACGAAGCCAGGATCACCGAACTTGAACAGCAGGAACGAATTCTGATCGATGACAATAATCGTGGGCTTCTTGACCTTGATAGTATGACTGCACAGAGACTCTCGGAGCTGAATGAAGCTCTTATAAATTACCGAAGACAGAGGGCGTTGATTCAAACACAGCTGAATTCCGTGCGTCGTGACATGACTGGCGAAAGACGTAGCTTCAAGAAAACATTTACCGATTTGGAGCGTTTCTTCCCCAATGAGGAATTTCACACATTGGAAGAGATAGAGAGTTTTCACCAGAAGTTGACTAAAATCCTAACACAGGAATTCACAGAAACAGAGAGAAGTCTCGCCACTACCTATGTGTTGCTGGGCAACGAAATAGCCGCAATTAAGGAGCAGATTACCGAGATCAAAAATGTTCCGAATGTCTCACAGGCGATCCTGCGGGAATATGCGCAGATCACCACTGAACTGATCAACTTAAGAAAGGCAAATGAAAACTATGATGAATTGCAGCGTTTGAAGCGGGTTGCTGCCGATTACGCTGCAACAAGGGATACTATAATAGCTGACGAACTTCTCGCTATTGAAAGTACTATTAATCAGGAGATGGGCAGCATAACCCTGGAGATTTTAGGCGATGCAACTCATATGCCGCCTGTCCTCAGGCTTGAAAAGCTGAACAAGTACGCATTCAACACACCAAACGACGGAGGTACTGGAGCGCAGTACCGCGGTCTCATTACCTTTGACCTTGCCAACATGGCCGTTGCCCCCGTTCCGTTTGTGGTTCACGATTCCGTGCTGCTTAAGAACATAGAGAGAGCGGTATTCTCTGCTATTATTAGGGTGTACCACAATCAAAAGGATCAGAACAAACAGGTGTTTATGGCGTATGATACCCTTGATGCTTATGATGAGGAGACCCGTAAATTGGTGGAAGAAAATGCCGTGCTGCAATTATCTCCAGGAGGCAATGAGCTTTTCGGATGGGCATGGAACAAGGAGAGACAAGATGAAACAGAGCAAGCGTAAAAAAGAATTTAAGTCCGAGTTTTCTTATAACCGACTTTGGAAAATGCTGATTGATCGCAACATGAAAAAAGGAGAGCTGCAAGAAATAAGCGATGTTTCCGCTGCTTCGATTGCAAAAATGGGTCGCTGTGAAAATGTCACAACAGATGTCCTGCTCCGGATTTGTGAAGCCCTTGATTGCAATATCGAAGACATTATGGAGCGAATTCCCCTCCAACAGGATAAAGAGAAGAATGCATAAAAGGAGGGGGTTTCTCCTGTGGAAAAACTAATTGATATCAGCAGCTACCCGGTCGTGCAAGTGCTGGATGTGCTGCTTCAAGATAAAACGACAAAAAAGAATATCATATGGGCGACCGACACTTATGCGGAATTTGGCGAAGAATTCACGGACAAGGTGCAGCTGGACGCGAACGCCATCCTGCGCCGAACCGATCTCATCCGCCCCCGCATCCAGAAATCGCAGGAGGCGCAGGCGCAGCGAACAAGAAAAAAAGCAGAGGTGTTTACGCCCGCATGGCTTTGCAATCAGATGAACAATCATTGCGATGAGGACTGGTTCGGGCGCAGCGGCGTGTTTAACACGGAAAACAGCGACCATACCTGGACGGTGTCGGAGGGGAAGATCGAATTCCCCCCAAAAAAGAAGTGGCAGCACTATGTGGACTCCCGCCGGCTTGAGATCACCTGCGGCGAGGCTCCGTACCTGGTTTCCCGGTATGATGTATCAACGGGAGAACTGATCGTCCCGCCCATGCGGCGCATCGGAATGCTTGACCGAAAGCTGCGCATCGTGAACGAAAATACGGAGGGCTATGACGAGTGGCTGAAATGGACGCTCCGGGCATTTGAGGCCTGCTACGGCTATGAGTATCAGGGCGACAATGTGCTGATCGCGCGGATCAATCTGCTGCTGACCTTTACGGAGTACTACGAGGAACGCTGGGAACGACGGCCGGACGACAAGCTCCTGCGGCAGATGGCAAACAAGATCGCCTGGAACATTTGGCAGATGGACGGGCTGAAGGACACCGTTCCGCTCGGAAAGCCATATGAGGAGTTTCGTCAGATTACGCTCTTCGATATGTTCGGGGATATGGGCGATGAAAAAGACGATGAGCCGGACGCCGTGCCGTGCAGGATATTTGACTGGAGAAGCAAAAACTCCATACTTTTCAAAAAGCTGAAGGAGATGTGAGTTATGGGAAAGAAACTGTTTGATTATGTGATTGGGAACCCGCCGTATAACGAGGATTTTGAGAATTCAGGAGATAACGGTAACTTTGCAAAGCCTGTCTATAACTATTTTATGGACGCTACCTACGAGGTGGCAGAAAAAGTGGAACTCATCCACCCTGCTCGTTTTCTCTTTAACGCAGGAAGTACGCCAAAGGCATGGAACGAAAAAATGCTTAATGACGAGCATTTTAAAGTTATGAAGTATGAAGCTGATTGCACAAAGGTCTTCCCAAATACAGATATTAAAGGCGGTATTGCAATCACTTACCGAGATGAGGGCGAAGCCTTCGGTAAAATTGGAACTTTTACTGCTTTCCCTGAACTGAACGGTATCGTAAATAAAGCTGCTGTTTCTGATGAGGCCTATAGTGTCGCATCAATAGTGTATACACAGGTGCGTTTTGATTTGGACGCTTTGTATGCAGATTATTCGGAATATAAAAGTATCATTGGCTCAAACGGGAGAGATAAGCGTTTTAGAAATAATGCATTTGACAAGATTAAAATTTTTACAGATACCCCCAAAGGTACCGATGATATAAAGGTGTTAGGCATTCTGAAGAACAAGCGTACATGGAAGTACATTCCGTTGAAGTATGTCGATATGTCTCATGAAAACATCGACAAATGGAAAGTCCTTGTTCCGCGAGCAAATGGTTCAGGTGCATTAGGTGAGGTTTTGTCTACGCCGTTAATCGGCGAGCCGTTAATCGGCGAGCCGTTAATCGGCTATACACAGTCATTTATCGGTATTGGCTCTTTCGATACGGAGTTTGAAGCTGCCGCAGTCATGAAATATATCAAATCAAAATTTGCACGTGTTATCTTAGGCGTACTTAAAGTAACACAAGACAATGATCGCGGTGTTTGGAAGCTGATTCCCCTTCAAGACTTCACTCCTGCCTCCGATATCGACTGGTCGAAGTCGATTCACGAGATTGACTTACAGCTGTATCGCAAGTACGGTTTGGACGAAAAGGAGATCGCGTTTATAGAATCTCATGTAAAGGAGATGGCATAATGGCAGCGATTCAGATCAAAACAGCCGCAAAGGTCGTTCCGCAGTGCTATGCCTATACCACTCCCGGAGTACCGGTACATGACGGCTGGACGAAAATCGGCTTTACCGAGCGGGATGTGGAAACGCGTATCAACGAGCAGACCCACACGGTGGGTGTCGCGCACAAGACCTGGTGGGCAATGCGTGCCGCCTACATGACAGAGCCGTACGGGACATTTACGGATAAGGACTTCCACGCTTACCTGAAGAAGCTCGGTATTTCCCGCGAGGCCGGGACGGAGTGGTTCCGGATCGAGCCGAATGCCGCCCGCGGTAATTTTATCGACTTCACGCAGAATCACGGTGTGGTATCGGAGGATGATGCCGATGCAGTGATTCCGTACAGGCTCCGCGAGGAACAGGCGGAGGCTGTGCAGAGAACGGCGGATTATTTCCGCAGTCGTGAGAATGCCGAGTTTCTTTGGAACGCAAAGCCTCGCTTTGGAAAAACGCTGTCCGCCTATGACCTGTGCATGAAGCTCGGTGCACGGAATATCCTCATCGTGACGAACCGCCCGGCGATTGCAAATTCCTGGTATCAGGATTATGAGACCTTTTTCGGCCCGCAGTCCGGCTATATCTTTGTCAGCAATGTGGACGGAATCAAGGACAGAAAGTTTGTTTACAGCCGAGAGGAATACATAGCAAAGCTCAATGAGAACACAAAGGGCTGCATTGAATTTGTCAGCCTGCAGGATTTGAAGGGCTCCATCTATTTCGGCGGACGCTTTGATAAGCTGTCGGAACTCAGCGCAGAGAAAGGGCTGACATGGGATGTCCTCATCGTGGACGAAGCGCACGAGGGCGTGGACACCTATAAGACCGACACCGCCTTTAACCATATCCGCCGCAAGTGGACGCTGCATCTTTCCGGCACACCGTTTAAGGCGCTGGCGAATGACAAGTTCCCGGAGAGCGCCATCTACAACTGGACGTATGCCGATGAGCAGAAAAAGAAGCGCGACTGGGATGCTTCCAGCGAGATCGAGAACCCCTATGCCAAGCTGCCCAGACTGTCCCTTTTTACCTATCAGATGTCCGACATTGTCCGCGACAGAGTGAGAAAAGGTATCGAGCTTGCGGATGATGATATTGAAGAATTCGCCTTTGACCTGAACGAATTTTTCAAGACGAACGAGTCCGGGAAGTTTGTGCATGACACAGATGTGGATAAGTTCCTTGACGCTATGACACGGCAGGACAAGTTTCCGTTCTCAACGCCCGAACTGCGGGACGAACTGAAGCACACCTTCTGGATCCTGAATCGAGTCGCCGGCGCAAAGGCTCTGGCCAAGAAGCTGAAGCTCCACCCGATATTCAAAGACTACGAGATCATCCTTGCGGCAGGCGACGGAAAATTGGATGATGACGATGAGAACGAGAAGTCATTCGACAAGGTCACAAAGGCGATCTCGGAACACGATAAAACCATCACGTTATCCGTGGGGCAGCTGACTACCGGCGTGACGATCCCCGAATGGACGGCGGTTCTTATGCTGTCCAATATGGCGAGTCCGGCTCTCTATATGCAGGCGGCTTTCCGCGCGCAGAATCCGTGCCTGTTCCATGATAAAGACGGTAATTCCTACAGAAAACAGAACGCCTATGTGTTCGATTTCGATCCTGCTCGCACCCTTACGATTTTTGAGCAGTTCGCCAATGACCTGATTCCGGAGACGTCCGGCGACAAGGGTGACTTTGACAGCCGCAAGCAGCACGTCAGAGAGCTTTTGAACTTCTTCCCGGTTTACGGAGAAGATGAGGAAGGCTCTATGATAGAGCTTGATGCAGAAAAGGTTCTCACGATCCCGCGCCATATCCACGCAAGAGAGGTCGTCGAGCGCGGCTTTATGTCGAATTTCCTATTTGCGAACATCGGCGGTATTTTCGGAGCACCGAAGGAGATCATTGACATCATCAACAAGATGCAGGCAATCGAAGAACCGAAGGCACTTGCTCCTGCGGCTGTGGATGAGACTACGGCAGGCGCACTTAACCTGAACGAGAACGGCGAGGTTGAAATTCCGAGAGAACAAATCATCGGAACGGCAAGCGAACTTTTCGGTGATAAGGTTTATGCGGATGTTGAGGATCAGCTGGCGTCAGCCGTGGAGGAGATCCAGAGAAATGTGGAACTGACGCCGAATCCCAAGAAGGATGAGTTAAAAACGCTCCGCGAACAGTTCTCAAGGCCGATTGCGGACACACTTATGGACTCCGCAAGAGCGCAGTATGGCGGCGATTTGAAAAAGTCAACTCAGAAACAGTTGGAACGCAGAATACAGGAAACAACAGATACCGTCGTAACCCGTGAGTACGGCGATTACACGATTCGGGATCATCAGCTTGCCAAAGAGCGCGAAGACAGAATCCAGGAGGCACAGCAATCCGGAGCCACAATGGCGGAGATCACGCAAATTGATGAAGAGTATGCCGCAAGGCGTCTCCAGGGCTACCGTGATATGGTCGACAACATCAGCAGGAAACTCCATAGCGATGAGACGGTGAAAAAGGCTGCGGAAACCATCGTCGAAACGGTAGAAACCGAAAAGCTGAATGCGGAAAAGGATTCTATCGAGGGCAGCGTCCGTGACCATCTGCGCGGTTTCTCTCGTACGATCCCGGCATTCCTCATGGCGTATGGCGATGAAAATACCACGCTTGCGAACTTTGACGCTCTTGTGCCGGACGAGGTGTTCTGGGAGGTCACCGTCAATCCGCAGAATGGGCAGGGCGTGACGCTTGACCAGTTCCGTATGCTGCGTGACGGCGGCGACTATGTGTCTGAAAACGGTGAACAGAAGCACTTTGACGGACACCTGTTTGACGAAGTCGTGTTTAACGATGCCGTGCAGGAGTTTATGAAAAAGCGTACCGAACTTGCAAACTATTTTGAGCCTGACCATAAGGGAGATATCTTTGATTTTATTCCACCCCAGCGCACGAACCAGATATTCACGCCGAAAAAAGTAGTGAAGGACATGGTGGACAGGCTTGAGCAGGAAAATCCCGGCTGCTTTGACGATCCTGATGCAACATTTGCCGACCTGTATATGAAGTCGGGAATGTATGTGACGGAGATCGTGACACGGCTCTATCAGAGCAAGCGCATGAAGGCGTTGTACCCCGATGAGGCCGAGAGGCTGAATCACATCTTTGCCAAGCAGGTATTTGGATGCGCTCCGACGGAGATCATATATCGGATCTGCCTGCGGTACATCCTCGGATTCAGCGACGAGATACACATCGAGAAAAATAATATCCGCCTCTGTGATACTCTGGAATACGCAAAGAACGGAACGATGGATGCTGAAATGCGTAAGCTGTTCGACCTTTAATGTACACAGATGTGTGTTCGGTAGTAGTAAAGGCAGCGGCAACATGAATGACTAAGTAAGGGAGGTTTCTCTAATGGCATATGGGAAATCAATAGAGCTGTTCCTCGTAAACGGTACAGCAGACAGCTTAATAACAGCGGAACTATCCAACTGGAACGGTAAAGCCATAAAGATCCCTCGCATCGAAGTGGCTTCATGTAGTCGTACTGACATTTCCCAAGCAGGAGTCTATTTTCTGTTTTGCAAAGAGGACGATGGTACGGATTCCGTTTATATTGGCGAGGCAGAAAATGTGAAAGACCGTCTCGTGCAGCACCTCCGTGATTATCAGTCCGAAAAAGAAAAGTTTTACTGGAACACAGCTGTAATTTTTGTGGGCAGAGACCTTAACAAGGCGCTCATCAGATATCTCGAAAATCGTTTTGTTGAGATTGCGAGAAGCTGCAAGCGTTATATGGTGCTAACCAAGAATACATATCGCAATACGGTAATGAAAGAGTCCCAAGTTGCAGTCATGGAAGAATTCGTGGATAACGTAAAAATTCTCATCAATGCCTTGGGATATAAAGTTTTAGACCCATTGCTGCAAATCAGTACTGATGCCGCCGCTACCGATGGTGAGGAATTATTCATTAACACCGGCAATACATCTGCTACTGGCATGGTGACTTCTGAGGGCTTTGTGGTTCTCAAGGGAGCCGTAGTGAATGAAAAGACATCCGCAAAATCGCTCAGTGCCGGAATGAAGAAACTTCGAGACAGGATTTTCGCAGATGGTAAGGTTGAAAATATGACCACTACGGAAGACATATTGTTCTCCAGCTCCTCCGCGGCTGCTGAATTCGTCCTTGGTTATAGCGCAAGCGGTCCTCGCACATGGAAGGCAAAGGATGGTCGTACACTTAAGGAAATCGAGGACAACGCTACGGTGGATTAAACCTTTTAATTATTCTATGAAAAATTAAAAGGTTCGGCAGAGTGGGTTCACTTTTTCCGGCGGCAGCGTTTGCCAGAAACTCCATAAACGAAAAAAGCGAGGTCGGCAGGTTCACATTTGAACCCACTAACCTCGCTTTTGGCTTTATATCAAGGGATTTTCATATGGAATAATTAAAAAGTACGGTAGCAATTTGTATCATTGCTACCGTACTTTTGTGGCGGAGAGTTAGGGATTCGAACCCTAGGTTCCTTTTGGGAACACGACATTTCGAGTGTCGCACCTTCGACCTCTCGGACAACTCTCCGTATATCTCAAGTGTAATCCTTGCTCCGGAAGAATGCAAGAAAAACACGCAAGAACGATATGAAATTGTGAAATCCGAACCCGCGCAAAGCCCTGTGCGGCGGACATTTTCAGCGGGCGAAACGGCCGAAGCTTCCAAAAATATCACGTTGATCACATTACAGTTGATTCAACATCAATTGATATTATTATATCATACTCTGACTCCGTTTGCAACTCTTTTTCCCGATAGGCTTGCAGTCCTACAAGCAGGCCGCAAAAAAATGGAAACACCCCTCGCTTTTTCTGCCGGAATGTGCTATGATGGCCTTGATTGCACAGAGAAAGCGAGGACGATCACATGCTGGATATTTTCGATATTCTGGGCCCGGTGATGGTGGGCCCGTCCAGTTCCCACACGGCGGGAGCGGTCCGCATCGGCAGCATGGCCCGGACGCTGCTGGGCGACGAGCCGGTGGAGGCCAGGATCCATCTGCATGGCTCCTTTGCCGAGACCGGCCCCGGCCACGGCACGGACCGCGCTCTGGTGGCGGGGCTGCTGGGCATGAAGCCCGACGACCTGCGCATTCCCTTTGCCTTTCAGGAGGCGAAAAAGCGGGGACTGATCTACACCATCGACACTGTGGAGCTGCGGGACGCCCACCCCAACACCGCTGTTATCGAGACCTGGGACGCCGGCGGCAAAAAGCTGGAGCTTCAGGCATGCAGCGTAGGCGGCGGCCGCATCCTGGTGAACAAGGTGGACGGCATCGACGTCAGCTTCGACGGCATGTTCAACACCCTGGTCATCCGCAATCAGGATGAAAACGGCGCGGTGGCGGCGGTGACATCGGTGCTGAACCAGCTGCGCATCAACGTGGCCAACATGAGCCTGTGCCGCCACAAGCGGGGCGGTGATGCCCTGATGGTCATCGAAACCGACCAGCATATCAAGCCCCATCAGGTGGCGTTTCTGTCGGAGCTGACGGGCATCCTGTCCGTGACCTATTACGATAAGGAGGACGATGACGATGTCTCTGGATTCGATGAAGGAAATCTTTGACCGCATGGAGGCCGAGCACAAGCCCTTCTGGGAGATTGTGCTGGAGACGGACATGGACGAGCGCCAGGTGACCCGCCAGCAGTCCATGGCGAAAATGCTGACCACCTGGCAATATATGGTGGACGCGGCGGACACCTATACCGGCCGCCGCCGCAGCGTCAGCGGTCTGGCAGGAGGCGACGGCCTGAAAATGCGGCAGTATTCCATCCGGGGACGGGCCATGTCCGGCGGCTACGTCAGCGAGGTCATTGCCGAGGCCTTGTCCATGGCGGAATCCAACGCCTGCATGCGCCGCATCGTAGCGGCTCCCACGGCGGGAGCCTGCGGTGTACTGCCGGCGGTGCTGCTGCCCCTTTGCAAATACGAGGAGCTGAGCCAGCACCGGATATTGGAGGCCCTGTATGTGGCCAGCGGAATCGGCGCGGTCATCGCCTATAAGGCCTGCATCGCCGGCGCCTCCGGCGGCTGCCAGGCGGAGATCGGCACTGCCTCCGCTATGGCGGCGGGGGCCCTGGTCGCCCTGCGGGACGGCACCGGACAACAGATCGGCCACGCCGTGGCCATGGCCCTGAAAAACCTTATGGGCTTGGTGTGTGATCCGGTGGCCGGCTTGGTGGAGGTTCCCTGTGTCAAGCGCAATGTCATCGGCGCGGTAAATGCCATCAGCGCGGCGGATATGGCCCTGGCCGGGATCGAGAGCCGCATTCCTGTGGATGAGGTCATCGACGCCATGGGCGAGGTGGGCCGCCGCATGCCTGTGGAGTTCCGGGAAACCGCCCTGGGCGGCCTGGCCGCTACGCCCACCGGCCGCCGGGTAAAGCAGCAGATGCAGCCCGGGGCCCCGGAGTTCTGATTCTCCAATACAATTCGTGATAACCCGGCGTAAAAATACAGCATGTATATCCGTATATGCATAGGCATGGGTTATCCATTTTCATTCATACGCAAGAAAAGCACCGTCGAAGGCTTGCCTTCGGCGGTGCTTTCTATGGACGCTGCACAGGAGAGGGTCAGTCCCCGCACAGGATATCCCACTATTTTTTGGGGGTCTCTTGTCCCCTCCGTTTAGTAGACACCGCAGCGGGGATTTTGCAACCATATTTTTTCAAAATTTTTAAATTTTTTTGGGCCTTGATAGAATACAGAGCTGTTTTCCCGGGACGCGCATAAAGGAAAGCTCTGTTCATGGCGTCCATGTCCCGGCCATTCACGAAAAAACGGCCACGGGCAGAGCGCGTCTCTCAAATCAAATGGAGCTGCGTCCATTTCCGTGACTTCAGCCGCCGCTGCGTGAAGGGCTTTCGTTTTTAAAAAACTGACTCAACTATTGCAAAACAATCCTCTTGTTTTTTTTCATATATATGATATGATAAAAATGGCGAAGGCTGGGGACCTTCGCAAACGATGGGCCCCGATCTGCCGGATATACCAGAATATCCGGGACCCATAGCGGCAGCCCGTCAGAATAGGAGGCGAAACCGTGGTTTTTATTGTCGTGATCTCATCGGTACTTTTGGCCGTTTGCACCTCGCTGAAACCGATCTATCTTCAAAATGCCATCGATGCGGTGGATGCGGGCGCAGGCAGCGCACTTACCATGTTTCTGTGCTATGCCGCCAGCATCCTGGGAATCCTTTTGTTTGAGACGGCCCGGCAGCTCAGCACGGGGAAATATCGGAACAGCAGGCTGTTCAGTCTCAAGCGGAAGGTCATGGCGCATATTGTTTATATGCCGCCCCGGAAATTCCAGGAACAGCAGGGACAGAACTATGTCACCACACTGAACAATGAGATCGAGATGCTGGTGGACAGCTACTATGTCACCCGCCTGGAGCTGGCCTACAGCATCCTGGTATTGATCACCTGTGTGATCGCATTGCTGTACATCAACGGCTATCTGGCAATGATCATCATCGTTTCCACCGTGTGCCCCATTGTGGCCTCCGCCGTGCAGGGGAAGGCACTGGAAAAGCGGACGAACTTCTATACGATGACCCTGGAAAAACTCAATGTCATGATCGGCAATCTGATTCACGGGTACCCCACCATCAAGGTAAACCACATAGAGCGGGAATACCTGCAAACGCTGGAGCAGGACAACGAGAAAACCGCCCACGCAGAGTTTGCCAAGGCGAAAACAAAAATTCGGGTGAATATGATCATCGGCCTGCTGTCCTATATCGGCGAGGCCGTGATGGTGGGATTCAGCATTTACGAGATCTCCAAGGGGCGGCTGTCCGTGGGCGCTTTGGTGGGTGCGCTGCAATTATCGGAAATGCTGGTGATCCCCACCAACAGCATTTCCTATCAGATATCGGAAATGCGGAGCGTCACCGGTATTCGCCAGAAGATCCAGCAGCTGCTGTCTGTCCCTGACAGCGCTGCGGCGTTGACAGCAGCTCCCACGATTGAGTACATGGAGCTTGACAATGTGTCCTTCCGGCATGATGAAAAGGTCATTCTTTCCCATGCGAATTATCGGTTCGAGGCAGGGAAGAAATACCTGATTTTAGGCGAAAACGGAAGCGGAAAGAGCACGCTGTTCAAGCTGCTGACCGGACTGGAAACAGAGTATGAGGGGTGTATCTCGGTGAACGGAACGGATATCCGCCAGCTGTGGCCCGCTCTTTATGACCAGATCGGCGTCGTGCTTCAGGACGCGTTTATCTTTGACGATACCTTTCTCCAGAATGTCACGCTTTATCGCCCTGCATTGCGGGAACGTGCCGTTTCTGTGATGCATTCCTTGGGAATGGATGCCTTTCTTGCATCCCATGATCTGGACCAGGTATTCCAGAACACGAAGGGCAATCTATCCGGTGGAGAGCGGCAAAAGCTGGCGCTGGCCCGTGTGCTGACCGAGAATAAGCGGGTCATCTTCCTGGACGAAGCCACTGCCAATATGGATAAGGGCAGCAGCCAGAAAATTTTGTCCCAGCTGCTCCGGACGGACGGTTTGACCGTCATCAGCATCGAACACAAGGTGAGCCCGGAGCTTCTTCCTCTATACGATAAAATCCTTGAACTGAAGAAGGCACATTTGGAGGAAAGAACATAGTACCATCTATCGGGAAACCCGGCTGCGCATTATGCCGCAGCCGGGTTTCTGGCGTATTCGGAGCAGAAGAAAAGCATTAGGCAGAGAGTCTCGAAAAAATGCGGATACAACTGGAATCCGTTGCATCCACTCCAGTCTGTCAAGAAAAATAGGATTGCCTCTGTCTTCGGAAAGGAAGATCGTTGCGAAAGAAACCCCTCAGGGGTGTCTTTCGTTTTCAATCACCGCATTTGCAGCTTGTCCAAAAGGATTTTTGACAAGCGCTGTGGACCGGCGGCTATAGCCGCCGGTCCTTTCCGGTTTCTTTTGGGATTTTAGCAGGCGTTATACGAAGAAGAACTCCTTGATCTGGCCATACAGTACCAGCACCATGCACACAGGCGTGACGTACTTGATGCAGATCTTAAAGAAGGTGTAGCCGAACATCTTGTGTCCCTCGTCGTGCTCGATCTCGTCCCGGACAACTCCCGGGCCGATCTCCCAGCCGTACATGATGCTCATCAGCAGCGCGCCCAGAGGCATCAGGATGCCCTCGGCGATGCAGTCGAAGAAGTCCAGCCAGTCGGCGCTCCAGGTGGGGAGCTCTTCCATGGTACCGCGCATGCCCAGGATATCAGCGGGAGAGATGCCGGCGGTGCCCAGGGAGTCCAGGCATACGACGACGCACAGGATGCCGGCGGCAATACCGGCCAGCACGGAGTAAGTCTTCCGCTTGTCGCCCTTGCCCTGCTCCCGGGCCTTATCTACGAAGTGGGCCACAACGGCTTCCAGCAGGGAGATGGAGGAGGAGACGGCGGCGAACACCACCAGCAGGTAGAACATGATGCCGAAGATGGGACCCACGGAGCCCATGCGGTCGAACACGTTCTGCATGGTAACGAACAGCAGGGAGGGGCCGCCCAGATTGCCGGTGGGGTCCAGGGCGAAGCGGCCGGGGATGACGCACAGGCCGGCCATCAGGGCCACTACGGTATCCATGACTACGATGACCACAGCGTTTTTCTGGAGGTTCTTTTTCTTGTCCATGTAAGAGCCGTAGGTGATCATGGCCGCCATACCCAGGGACAGGGAGAAGAACATCTGGCCGCCCGCTGTGGATAGCACGGAGAAGAACGAGGGTGCTTCCTTGATAATACCGTTGTCCAAGGCCCAACCGGGAACGAACATGTACTTCAGGCCTTCCACTGCGCCGTCCAGGGTGCAGGCGCGGATGATGCTGATGATCAGCAGGATGAACAGGGCGGGCATGCCCACGGAGCAGACCTTTTCAATGCCGCCGCCGACGCCGCCCATCACGATGACCATGGTAATGGCCACGAAGAGCAGGCCGTAGATCACGCATTCGCCCTGGTTGGCCATCAGGGCGTCGAACACGCCTGCGCCGTCCAGGGTGCCGGTGCCGAAGCCGGCATGAAACAGATTGCCCACGTTCAGGGTGACGTACTTCAGGCAGTAGCCGCCCAGAGCGCAGTAGAAGCCCAGGATCAGGAACGCGGACAGCACGCCCATCCAGCCCAGCCACTTGAACTTCTTGGACAGGATCCTGTACGCGCCGATGGCCCCGTGACCGGTTTTGCGGCCCAGAGCCAGCTCGCCGATCATGACGATAACGCCGCAGAACACGGCCAGCACCAGATACAGGATCAGGAACGTGAAGCCGCCGTTGGCGCCCATCTTGTTGGGAAAGCCCCAGATGTTGCCCAGGCCGACTGCCGAGCCGATGGCAGCCATTAGAAATCCGAAATTGGACCCAAAGCCTTTTCTTTCTTCCATTTTTTCTCTCCTTTTTGTTGTTCACCCGCCGAAGCGAGGAGTGATGCACGCCTTACCGGCAGCGTGCGTCTATTGGGCATATTCAAAGTATACAGTTATTCGGTCAATTGCACAATTGACAATTTTGATAAAGTTTTAGCATGAATTTCTGCAAATTTAACATTATGTGAACTTATTCACATTCTTTTTTTATGCATTATTTGCAATATATCCGGTCATTGTGCCAAAACCTACCTACTCATCCGCTCTATTTTTCTTTCATTGGCCCCTTTACTTTGTGAATAAATAAACGCTGATCATTTTCGGCCGCGTAAAACGGGGGAACCCATGGCCTGTTCCCGGTTTTGCCTGATTATTTTTGTATTCTGCTAAATTTTTTTGTATTTATTATCATTTTTTTGCCATTAGCGATTTACAACGCTGTAGAATTATGCTAAAATGCTGGTTATGGAACAAAACACCGGCGGGCCACCTGCGCCCCGGCCCGGCGGAAAGAAGAAAGGGTGACTGCCTTGGCAAATGTATGCGCAGTTAAAATGGAGAATATCACCAAGCGCTTCGGCAAGGTAACGGCCAACAAGGACGTTACGCTGGAGCTCTATAAGGGTGAGATCCTGTCCCTGCTGGGTGAAAACGGCAGCGGCAAGACCACCCTGATGAATATGCTCTCCGGCATCTACTTCCCCGACGAGGGGCAGATCTACATCGATGGCCAGCCTGTGACCATCGCCTCCCCCAAGGACGCCTTTGCCCTGGGCATCGGCATGATCCATCAGCATTTCAAGCTGGTGGATGTCTTTACCGCCACGGAAAACATCATCCTGGGCATGCCCGGCAAGCTGAACCTGGCCGAGGCCCGGAAGAAGGTCCGGGAAATCTGCGACCGGTACGGCTTCGACATTGACCCGGATCAGAAGATCTATGACATGTCCGTGTCCCAGAAGCAGACGGTGGAGATCGTGAAGGTCCTGTACCGCGGGGCCAACATCCTGATCCTGGACGAGCCCACCGCCGTGCTGACCCCCCAGGAGACCGACAAGCTGTTTGCCGTGATGCGCAACATGAAGAACGACGGCAAGTCCCTGATCATCATCACCCACAAGCTCCACGAGGTGCTGGACGTGTCCGACCGGGTGGCCGTGCTGCGCAAGGGTGAGTATATCGGCTGCGTGCAGACCAAGGACGCCGACCAGCAGTCCCTGACAGACATGATGGTGGGCCACTCCGTAACCCTGAACATTGACCGGCCCACCCCCGTCAACGTGAAGCCCCGCCTGGACATCAAGGGCCTGACGGTCTTTGACGAGATGGGCGTCAAGCGTCTGGACGACGTTACCTTCACCGTCAACGCCGGCGAGGTGCTGGGCATTGCCGGTATTGCCGGCTCCGGCCAGCGGGAGCTGCTGGAATCCATCGCCGGCCTGTACCCGGTGGCCTCCGGCTCCGTTACCTATTATAATCCCGACAACGACCAGCCCAAGGAGCTGGTGGGCCTGAGCCCCATGGCTATCCGCAAGAGCGGCATCGCCATGTCCTTCGTGCCGGAGGACCGTCTGGGCATGGGCCTGGTGGGCTCCATGGGCATGACCGGCAACATGATGCTGCGCTCCTGGCGAAAGGGCAGCAGCATCTTCCTGGACCGCAAGGACCCCGAGGCCCTGGCCAACCGCATCTGGCAGGAGCTGGAGGTGGTGACCCCCAGCACCAGCTTCCCCGTGCGCCGCATGTCCGGCGGCAACGTGCAGAAGGTCCTGGTGGGCCGCGAGATCGCCCAGCAGCCTGCCGTGCTGATGACGGCCTACGCCGTCCGCGGCCTGGACATCAACACCTCCTATACCATCTATAACCTGCTGACCGAGCAGAAGATGCGGGGCGTGGCCGTGGTGTATGTGGGCGAGGACCTGGACGTGCTGCTGGAGCTGTGCGACCGGATCGTCGTTCTGTGCGGCGGCCAGGTCTCCGGCGTGGTGGACGCCCGCACCACCGACAAGCGCCAGATAGGTGCACTGATGACGCTGGTGAACAAAGGAGGCAAAGCGGATGAATAAGATACATATCGCCAAGCGCGACACCCTGCCGCTGTATATCAACATTGCGATCCGCGGCGGAGCCATCATCCTGGCGCTGCTGGTGTGCGCCCTGGTCACCACCGTTCTCACCGGCGAGAACCCCCTGAGCATTTACGGCACCATTCTCAAGGGCGCCTTCGGCACCGCCCGCAAGAGCTGGACCACCTGGGAAAATGTGGCCATTCTGCTGGGTATCTCCCTGGCGGTGACCCCCGCGTTCAAAATGCGCTTCTGGAACATCGGCGCAGAGGGCCAGGTGCTCATCGGCTGTCTGGCCTCCGCCACCTGCATGATCACCCTGGGCGACAAGATCCCCAACGGGCTGCTGCTGGTGATCATGTTCGTGGCCTCCCTGGGCATGGGCGCCCTGTGGGGCTTCCTGCCCGGCCTCTTCAAGGCCAGGTGGAACACCAACGAGACGCTGTTCACCCTGATGATGAACTATATCGCCACCCAGCTGGTGGCCTACTTCATCATCATCTGGGAGGTCCCCAAGGGCGCCGGTAAGATCGGCATCATCAACCAGGACTCCCAGGCCGGCTGGCTGCCCACCATCGGCAACCAGAAGTATCTGCTGGCCATTCTGGTGGTAGCCGTGATGACGGGTCTGATGTACATTTATCTGAACTACAGCAAGCAGGGCTATGAGATCGCCGTGGTGGGCGAGAGCCGCCGCACCGCCAGCTATGCCGGCATCAAGGTGGACCGGGTCATTATCCGGACCATGGCCCTGTCCGGCGCACTGTGCGGCCTCATCGGTCTGCTGCTGACCTCCAGCACCGACCACACCATGACCACCACCATCGTGGACGGCCGCGGCTTCACCGCCGTTATGGTGTCCTGGATGGCGAAATTCAACCCCATTATCATGATCTTCGTGTCCCTGCTGCTGGTGGTGCTCAACCGCGGCGCAGGCGAGATTTCCACGGCCTTCGGTCTGAACCGCTCCTTCGCCGATATCCTGACGGGCATCATCCTGTTCTTCATCATCGGCTGTGAGTTCTTCATCAACTATAAGGTCCAGTTCCGTACTTCCGGAAAGAAGGAGGCGTGAGAAAATGTTTGATTTTGATATTGTATCCTTCATCCCCCGCGCGGTCATGCAGGGTATCCCCCTGCTGTACGGCAGCACCGGCGAGATCCTCACCGAGAAGTCCGGCAACCTGAACCTGGGTATCCCCGGCATCATGTATGTGGGCGGCATCTGCGGCGTCATCGGCGCGTTCTTCTATGAGCAGGCCGTGCCCGCCAACCAGATGAGCGGCTTTTTGGCCATTATGATCCCCATGCTGTGCTCCCTGCTGGGCTCTCTGCTGATGGGCCTGCTGTACTGCTTCCTGACGGTGACCCTCCGGGCCAACCAGAACGTTACCGGCCTGACCATGACCACCTTCGGCGTGGGCATCGGCAACTTCTTCGGCGGCTCCCTGATCAAGCTCACCGGCAGCGAGGTGCCCTCCATTGCCCTGTCCGCCACCAGCGGCTATTTTGCCAAGTCCCTGCCCTTCGCCAAGAGCCTGGGCTGGTTCGGCCAGATTTTCCTGTCCTATGGCTTCCTGGCGTACCTGGCCATTATCCTGGCTCTGCTGACGTCCTATTTCCTGAAGCACACCCGGCCCGGTCTGCACCTGCGGTCCGTGGGTGAAAGCGCCTCTACCGCCGACGCCGCCGGCATCAACGTCACCCGGTATAAGTACCTGGCCACCTGCATCGGCAGCATGATCGCGGGCCTGGGCGGCCTGTACTACGTGATGGACTACGCCAGCGGCGTGTGGTCCAACAACGCCTTCGGCGACCGGGGCTGGCTGGCCATCGCCCTGGTCATCTTCACCATCTGGCGTCCCAATGTCAGCGTCCTGGCCTCCATTCTGTTCGGCGGCCTGTACATTCTGTATCTGTACATCCCCACCGGCGCCCAGATGGCCGTGAAGGAGCTGTACAAGATGCTGCCCTATGTGGTCACCGTGGTGGTGCTGGTGATCTCCAGCCTGCGGAACAACAAGGAAAAGCAGCCGCCTGCAAGCCTGGGTCTGAGCTACTTCCGCGAGGAGCGGTAAGCTGCCGGTCCCTGAGTCGGCTCCCCTGCTGCTTTTCCCCCGCGGCGCAGCCGCGTCCCAAGCGTTTTGCCCAGCGAAACCTTGCCGAAGGGCGGATTCACTCCGCCCGAAGGAGCATGAAATTCGGGTCCCCCGTCCGGCCTGGCCGGACGGGGGATCAAAGCAGCCGCCTGCAAGCCTGGGCCTGAGCTACTTCCGCGAGGAGCGGTAAGCTGCCGGTTCCTGAGTCGGCTCCCCTGCTGCTTTTCCCCCGCGGCGCAGCCGCGTCCCAAGCGTTTTGCTCAGCAAAACCTTGCCGAAGGGCGGATTCACTCCGCCCGAAGGAGCATGAAATTCGGGTCCCCCGTCCGGCCAGGCCGGACGGGGGATCAAAGCAGCCGCCTGCAAGCCTAGGTCTGAGCTACTTCCGCGAGGAGCGGTAAGCTGCCGGTCCCCAGCGGAGAATGTCCCATTAAGGATTTTTGACAAGTTGAAGGCCGGCAGGTCATTGACCTGCCGGCCTTGCAGTCTGTCAGAAAAATGGGATTGTCTCTGTCTTCGGAAAGGAAGATAGTTACGAAAGAAACCCATCAGGGGTGTCTTTCGTTTTCAATCACCGCATTTTCAGAACTTTTATAAAAGTTTTGAAAATG